TGAATTACATTATGATACATCCATGATAATATATATTGAATAGAATAGTGAATATCCATTTTGTGTTATTACTACTATTATACTAGATATAATTATATACACGACAACCGTGTCGTGAGATGTCGTGTATATATTTTGATTAATCTTCATAGCTTACCGAATGTTCTCGTTGAATGAGGTTCTTGTTGCTCGAACGTCTTACTTCTTTTTCAACTTGTCATTGATTTCTTTCACCAAGTCGGTCTGTGTTTCAGCACCTTCTTTGCTCGATTCGCCACTTTCGCAGTTTTCGCCATCGCAATCCTTCTTCATGTTCTCCTCACCTTCCAACACCTCTTCGGGAACAGCCATACCTTCGAAACCGTAATATCCGCTCATCGAAGCAATCATCGCAACAAATACGACCGCAAGCAAACCAGCAGCGGTGTGTTTCAAAGACAGAAACACTACGGCGGCGACAAAGATAAGTTTGCCTAATACGTTATTATATAAAAACCCAAGCATATTAGGTTTAAGAACCATAATCACGATCACCACCAATAAAACACCTAAAGTGAGTTCTTTGTTAAGTTTTACCATTTTCGTCTTATATACATAACAAATATATTTTTCGTATATAACTGGAACAAACTTCACTGAATTAAAATCTCATTTTTTTATAGGAGACATGACATCTTTAGGTTTTTCGGAGTATGCCGAAAATAGTAACAATAACAACGAACCAAAGAATCATATTCGCAGAAATGGCGGCGGACTAAAGAATCGCACCCTAAAGATTCCGCGAAATCAGGAATTATCGCATACAACGAACAATTCATCCACCAATCCAAATGATATGGTAGCTTCTGCCGGAAAAAAAATAAAGCAAATCAAGGATTATATCGAAAATATTCATCGTAAAGGAGGTGAAGATAGCGAGGAAGATCCAGACGACGCTACATCGATACTTCCGGCGTATCCGGCTCAAGGAATGGGAATTTATGCGACGAATGTATCTCATTCTGGAATTATTCGAGGTGCGGACACCGTATCTAGCAAAACAGCACCGTCGCAAGTCGTTCGAAAAACAACTCAGATGAATTCCCTAAATCCGTCCTCCTCCTATTCTTCCACATTATTAGAAGGAATGGAACCCACAAACACACAAGGAATAACCCCGTATTTCGAAAAAATGACAGGGATTTCTGGCGCACCAAAGACAGATACCATCGACCCTTCCAGAACGACCGTAAATTCATTTAGCACAAATCCAAAAACGAGCACGTATGCGACGCAGTATTATGAACAATTTGTTCCTTATGCCGAAACACTCGCAAATCAACTTGCAGGTACCAACAATAACACGATATCTGGAACAAACACAGCACTCATCGAAAAGTTGAACTACATTATTCATATGCTTGAAGAGAAGAAAGATGAAAAGACTGGTCATGTGATTGAAGAACTCGTCCTGTATTGCTTTTTAGGCATCTTTATTATATTTGTTGTAGATACATTTACGCATGCCGCTTCAGGAGGTGGTGGTTCCGGAGGTAGAAGTGGCGGTGGTATGTTTGGTGGAGGAGGGTATCGAGCTCGTGCTGCGACTCAATACTATCGAAGATAGATCCATTATATTATCAAAATATCTTTACACAACGTTTCTTCGTGTATAATGGCATTATATAGTATGTAATACCATTTATCTTTTGTTACTAATCGCCACGACGATGACGATGACGATGACGATGACGATGACGATAACAAGGCATCTATTAATCGATGATTATGGGCGAGTGTGTCAATTGTAACCAGATGTTCTGCGTTGTTGGCACAAATATACTGAAATCCATGTAAGAAATCATTTGTTTCGCATAATGTGTTGTGTTGTATCGACGAAACCAAACGCATAACAGTAAATTCTCTCGAGGTTGTTCTGTTGGGTCTTGATTGTGCCGCAGATGACGCATCTGTTGAAATACGTTTTCCAAAAGCGTCATATACTGGCGGAATTACTGGCGGCAAATATTTTACGAGAGCAGTGGATGTTTTTGATACATAATTGTGAAGATCTGCGATTCGATTTCCCTTTGTCTTTTTGTTATGTCGTCTTGAAGTAGCGGCAGTATTTCCGAGAGAATCTTGGTAGAGTTGTGGATTCGTCGTCAATGTCGTCTGAGTGAATAGATATACTGCGATAACACGCATATTATTCAATAAGAGCATATAGATTTTATATAAACCATGTTCAACGAGTGACTGAAGTTGCGTTAGCTCATTTAGAATACATGTTCTAAAATCTCTCGTATGTTCATTTACAAACGCATAAAAGAGTGCGAAATTCGTAGATGACACACGCACGACTGTTATGCCATGACGATTGGTTGTTTGCGACGGAAGTGAAGGGCATCTAAACACATAAGAAAACACTGTCGAAAATGGAATAACAATCCATGGAATCTCATGATAACAGTATAATGTTTGTTCGCCCGCAATCTCTTGCGACTTTTGAATATGTTCAGTTGTTTCAATGAGTTCGAGAGATTCACGTTCGGTCATGGTGTATTTATTCCAGGCAAGATAATCTGACATATAGATCGAACTAGAATGATATTTCGATGTAGGCAATGAGGAATCAAACGAAATCATGATGCGTGGTGTGAGCACTGAGATACCTTTGATGACATTGGTGTTATTATAATAGACACCGATGAATGCCGAGAGACCAAACGTATCTTGCGAGAGAATAAGCCGAAGTGTATCACATGAATACCCGGCGATAAGTCCAGCATTTTTATGTTCTATGCCTTCGTGTTTGGAACGATGGCGCAATAGTTGAGAGATTCTCTCGAACGGAACATCATCGTCTGTCCCACGAAACACCCGAACCGCATCGTGATTTACATGGTGTAAGAACGGATAAACAACTGCGTTATAACATCTCTCGCCGAGAGATAATGGATTCATGACGGTTGTTCGATGACGCCCGCTTCTATCACCCACCCGAAAAAACCGGCGAATCGTATATCGAAATGTTACAGGTTGTTGATACCAATAAAAGTATTTGAATTTCAATATACATACACACCCGATGACACTTAATGTAATAATGACGATAATATAATGAAAGAATAGCGGCGGGATATCGAAGACCCACATGGAGGGTTCATTCATTATATTACAGGGATAAAAATGCGAGGCGTGGCTTACGCAACCTTCTTTAAGATATAAAGATACTGATACTCATTTAGAACATGAACTAAATCGACCTGTCCAGTGACAGTAAAGCCAACTTCTTTTGCGATTTCCAACATCTCTCGGTTTGTTGGCATATAATATGTGTGGATGTTCTCTCGAACCTTCCCAGTTTTATCATCAGTTATTTTTTCAACGAACTTTCCAATATTCTTCTCTCCAGTATTCTTACGCTGGCTTCCCTTACCATTCGCATTCTTAGTTGGCGGTGGTGATGTAAAATCAGACTTGTATTGAAAACTACGGAATTTCACGAGAGAATTCGTAATGCGTTCTTTTGCGTAAGTTTGCGGTGAAACGATAAACAACGGTTTTCCGCCAGGAACAATAGGGTCAAAGTGGTTACGATCAACAAGATGAATGATAAGATAGCCTTCTGGCTTCAGCCACCGATAACAATTTCGAAAGAACATGCGCTTATCTTTCACATAATATACTGTAAAGTAAAAGCATGTAAGGACGTTAAATTCGTCTTCACTAAATAACATCGGATTCATGAAATCACCTTTGATAAACTTACAGGTTGGATATAAATCTCTCGCATTTTGAAGCATCGCATCTGATTTGTCACACCCAATTACGTTCAACACACCCTTCTTTTTCAGTTCATGGACGTGATGACCCGGACCGCAACCAATATCACACACCTTAAAATTCTTCTTGTCTATATCTGACCCCTCAAGCGCGCCCGTAATATGTATCACCTCATCTGCTTCGGCCTCAATTTTATTTGGTTGAATAAATAGTTCGTCATAGATGTCCGCATAAAAATTGTCGAAAAGAGTTTCGTTGTCATATACCTTATATTTCTCTCGCTGCTCAAATCCTTCAATATGAAACGATAAGTCACGCTTAATGAAACAGAAAATCATAAGTAAAATAAACAAGAATGTTAAGATTTCCCATCGTGTGATAGAACGAATATATGCTGAAAATGATGTATAGAGTGAAGTCATATCTACTAGTATTTCGTTACAAAATATATTATCGTTATTCTCGCATGAAAAAAAACCCTTGACATAGTAATACGAAAGATGTGTGACCCAACTGAAATCAATGATATACGAGGAGAAAGCGAATTTCGCGGTATCACATTCTCGTCGTATAAAAAAACAGATGTTCGTAAGGAACTCCTGAATAGTCTATCAAGCTCTAAAATTGAGCCTGCGTGTTATTGGAGTGCTGAACTCGTATGTTCTGGACATTATCTCGAACTATGGGATATTATTATTACATTTATGAGTAAATATATTCATTTAGCGAGTCCTAAACTGCCTCTTTATATTGAAATGCGGTATGAGAGTTTCAAATCGGTAATATCTAATGGTTATACCGGCAATGAACTTCGCCTAAGGAATCATCCCAAAATGCGCGCACTTTTCGCAGAAATTGTATGTGTTCTCGCAAATTCGAAGCGACAGCACAAATACGATAGTGTAAAAATAAAGAAGAAAGAAGAATATGATATAGCGACAATGTCGCAGCGATTAAAAGCACCACGTGTTGATTATGCTCAAGATTTTTTCCGAGAGAGAGACCCCAAAGAGATATTTATTGCGATGAATGAGTTTGCGTATCACATCTCTCGGGAGTCGAAAAATACACTTTTAGCATGTTACTGGGTAGAATGGATCGTTGAGTTTGAAACCATTTGTAAATCGAAGAAGGAAACATGTCGATGCGAGAGACGTTCGCATATACCGGTCGATGACAAGCTTCAATTCGACCCGATATGGATGATATGGGATATGATTGTCGCACGAAGTGCCGATACCGAAGAATATTCAATACTTACTCAGAAAATTGTAGTTAGTCTTTTACGGTTATATTGTATTCGTTTTACACCAGGTGTTCGAAAAAAAAGACGTTATCTTATCTACTTTGCCATTTCACTTTTAACAACTGAATACGATAGTAAAATTGAGATGATAAATGACCGACTCTTAATAGAAACTGCGGTTGCGAATATTAATTCTGTATATAAACAGATAAAACAACACGAAATTAGTCCAGATACTGACTACCTATTCTCATCTGCTGGTTATTCTGGTGATAAAAATGGTGATTTAGAACGCACGATCAAGCGTCTTGAAGCATTGAACTCGATGAATACCGTCGTAAGAAAAAAAGACGATGAACTATCGCCACAATCTACTACGACTACTCATACAACTGAACCTAAAAAATATAGTCCATACGAGTAGAGATATAAAATATATCTAATTTTTATATATCTACTATATAGTATTAGTATTAGTATTAGTATTAGTATTAGAATATAGACGACAACACAGAAATGTCATTACCAACATTTAAATTTACAAAAATAGGTATGCCTACAAATAATGAAAGTGTAAATAGTGGTTTGTCTGTTTCTTCTAAAATGCAGAAATCTGGTATTTTTTCGACAATCAAAGAAAAGGCACAAGATACGTTTAACGACATGAAGATGCCAGAAATATCTCTCGAAACACCCAATTCAATCTCACGTTTGGCCGACTCTGATGACGGTGAAAGTTTTTTTTCAATTTGGACGCTCGTGAAGTTTATACTGGTAGTCGTGATTGTATGGTTCATGTGGAGTAGTTTGTCATCTAATAACAACGAGTTTTCTTTAGGAATGGGTGATTTTGGTGATAAGATAAACACATTTTTCAAAACGATGGAGGAAAAAGGGCGTGAAGTAATCTCTCGATTCGCCAATATTGAAGGACCTTCAATTTCTTCCACCAACCAAAAAAAACACGGAGCCGACAGCGACAGCGACAGCGACAGCGACAACGACAACGACAACGACAACGACAACGATGAAAAGACTCGCATAAGAGGTGGTTCTTCGACTGCTGCCTACCGCCCACCGGTTCCACCTGACGCAACAAACAGCAGCGATAAAAAACCGGGATTCATAAAAGATGACACAAAATACACATTTTTAGATAAAGCCGACCGTAATTATACAGGACCTTCGCCACGTGCGGATGACAGCACAAGTGTTACACAAAAACATCAAAGTGGAAAAGGTGGCTACTGTTATATTGGCGAGGATCGTGGATTTCGTAGTTGTGTCAAGGTAGATGCGATGGATAAATGTATGTCAGGAGAAGTATATTCACGACATGACATTTGTGTTGAGCCTACTCTGAGAGAGTAGAATGAGGCACACCCACCCACACACACACCACACACACATACCCAGACCCACACCACACACACATACCCAGACCCACACCACACACACAGAATTATATAGATATATACCTAATTTCTGGAGTATATGAAAAAAATTCACTCGTTTGTTCTTGTCCGTCCTGATATACAAGTGTGATTGTTACATTATATTGGGTGCCAACAATAATAATTTCAGAACCAGCGTTCGTCGCCGGAATACGAATTTTATGTTCGCCAGAACCAGTTATTGGTTGATTCACAGTATTTACATTTGTTGAATACGATGCGTTCAAACCATTTACTTTTACTAATAAGATTTGATTTGCGAGTTGCCATTGTGTATTGATTGAAAAAGTAAGTTCAGCATACGACAATCCAGATGGTGTATAATAACCTTCAATATTAAAGATGAACGCCTTTGCGGAGGTGGGGTTAATAGTTAAGAATATACGTTCGCTTTCATTACTAGTTAGATAACCATTATATGTTTCCATGATAATTGAGTATGAACCATCTACCAAATACCTGTTATTTAAAATCCCAATATCTGCACTGTAAGATGTTCTTGTATCGGTGGAAGATATGTTATATGGATAGGTAATACCCGAGCCAATTGATGAGGGTGGTGTGATCGTAATATTATAGTATTTTATCACAGTTCCGCCTGTGTCAGGTTTGTTCCATGTAATGTTAATATAGTTCCTCGAAACATCTGTCCATGTAGGCGGCAATAATCCATATTTTGATGTAGTTGTTATATTTGTTGGCACGCCTGGTTTCATCAATGTTCTTGCGGTAATGATGGACGATTCCGGACCAACGCCAACGCTATTGATGGCTTCTATTTTAATCTGATATTTACTTGCGTTAAATAAGTTACGCAAAATATATCGGCGAGCGGAACTTCCAGCCGTTGGAATAATAATATTTGATGTCGTAAGTGTTAGCTTTGTCCATGTAGTATCGGGAACTTTTCTGTAATATAAATTATACGTAGTAATTGGTGGGCCATTATAGGATGATATTGAACCTGCCGCAGTCGCAACTCCGCTAGCACTACTACCTGTCGCAGTGCTACTATTTCCAGTATTGGATGGTTCTGTCCATTTTAAATCCACCATTAAATTTTGTCGCTCATCTGTTGTATTTGTAAATCCAAAGTCATTAATAATCGACGGCACAGATGATGTTTTCAAAGTGATTGTTGCAGGGACGCTCGATAATCCTCTCTCATTACCAGAAAAAACCGACAAATAATAGACAGTATTATCCAGAATTTCGACTGATCCAGGTATTCTTTCAAAAACAACTGAATTCCCGTTGATTTCACCACTTACAGGATTAAATGTAGGGATAACACCTGTGGGAGGTTTGTATGGAAATACGCTTTTGTATGGTGCCCATGTTTTGTTGTCTATAGAATATGTAATAACATAACCAGTGATCGCAAACCCACCATTTGAATCTGGTGCGTCCCATGACAACGTGACACGTTTATTTACGTTATCATAGTTACTAATCACTAAATTCTTTGGTTCAGTTAAAATAGTTGTTGGAATATTAAGCGTAACCTGAAGACCCGCTTCATACTGATAGGTGCGTTTGTAATTGTATAAATTGATCGACGGATCATAACATAATAAACGTTCGCGTCCAGGAACACCACACGCACTAGTAAGGCCGCATAATATGCGACTATTTGCGGAAGAAGGGGGACAAATCAATGTGAATGGACTCGCAGCATCGGTTGTATATCTGGTCGAATTTCCGATACTTCGCATGAGTTCTCCACGTGCGGCTTTTGCATATTTTTGAGTTTTTGTCAGCCCACCAACGTTTTTATTATACTTCAATATTTCAGCTTTACGCCGCATATCATAGACTTCATCCACTTGAGTCCCCGTAAGAGGTTGTCCAGTTATACTATTCACCAAATTCGAAGAACGACATTCTGGCTTGAATCGTGTCCAAAACTGACGATTGTATGGATTTGTATAAAATAGGTTTGTATTACAATTGATGACCGCTGGAGTAATTTCAAAGACACTTACATCGAATGTTGCTATTTTTTGGTTGAAGTTTGTTGTTGCCGCCTGAGTTACAGTGACTGTAGTTGTGCCAGAACCATACATGAATGCTGTATATACAGCAGACGCACCACTCCCTGTTACGCGCAACTTTAATAAATTTTCATTCGATGAACTGAATGTGATCAACCCGGTATCTTCTTTATTGGTTGATTCTGGCGGAGTCAATACAAATGAACCTTCCGACGTCATCTTATTGAGATCCGGTAGCTTATAAATGGTGCTTGGTTCATCTGTATTTACTTCAGGTATTTGGTTTATAAATGTAGGTGTTGATTTTTTGATAATAAGATTGATTGTGTTTGTATAATCATTCATATCTCCGATTCGTTGGTTCGAGCGTTTATAAACTGGTGTTTCTTCTTGAAGAAATTTAATTGAAATTGGGTTCAATTGGTTTGGGCTTGTCTGCGTGCTTTTTTTGAAGGTAATTCGATTCCCAGAAATTTGTATGTATTCATTACTTAGGTTGAATGTGCGAGGTAATGTAACATTCAAATAATACTGGATATCGCCATAATCTGGCTCACCGGTTTGTATATTTTTACGTGTAGTTCTTGCGAAATCCGGAAAATTCAAATCGATACTACCATCAAGCCATTCTCGCACAATATTTCCATTACTGTCTGGTATTGAATTTAATTTATTCCGCCCTACACCAGTAAATGGTGTATTCAGACTAATATCTGTTACACCCTTCAAGATGGTGAGCGGCACTAAAATACTTTTTTCTAAAAATATATCTACACCATCTATCGTTTTTTTGGATTGTTTTATTTCCATACGAATAGTCGTCGAATTTTGGTCATATCGAAAACCGCCGGAGTTATCATATACACCATTAATTAGAAGAGCGTTACGATATGGCAGGCGGACATTTTCTGCACCAGGGTTTTTATATAATCCGTTCGGATTCTCTATATTTGCCGGGTCTCCAGATGCTTGTGGAATTACATAATAGTCTCTGTCCAACCGCTCGACTGAAACAGAATAGTTATTTGTTGGAAATGAAAATCGAATAGGGGTGTCGGCGTAAATATTGTTAGAAGCTATGTTGATAAGGGGGATAAACCCAATAAGTGTTCTTCTTTTTTCTATTATAGATGATGGTATATCTGTATCCTGCGGTCCAACGCCTGGAACTGTGCTAGGGTATGTAAATGTGCCTGGCAAAAGTGTAAATGTGGTGGCGTAACTAAGAGAATACACATTAAAACGGTGGCCATAATCTCCCAGAAAATAAACATCACCTGTAGGCGTATCTTGTTGTAATGACGGCGTCCATGTGGGAAGAACCGCTGGATTCGCCATTCTATATTTTTTTACACCAGTATTGCTGATATGTCCATGTAAAAAAATATTACCGCATGTACCAATTATTTGATAAGTAAGAACCCACTGTCTTTGTAGATGTTTCCCCTCCACTAGATGAAACCATCTTCATATTGGGACCCTCATCTACTATGCTCTTAATTTTATTGGATCCGATGGAATAATTGAAATATTGAATAGTTGAAATAAACCCACTAAATCGTTTGCCTGACTTACTTTCACCGATATATACTTTGCCGTAATTCTGTATTGGAATACCAGCGGTTTTACGACGTTGAGTAAGACGTCCATTAATGTATAAATCGATAACGTTGTTTGTTACACGAATCACAGCATTCACCCATTTTTTCATAGGAATATCGGTTGCAATAAGTTGTTCATTCAAATTTTTCTTTTTATCAGCTTGATTATCGTTCTTGCCGATTACATCAACGACTGCTAGCAAAGTGACGTTGGAACCTTTGTCACTGCGGTCGGGGTTCGTGTCTGTAATTGTCTCTGTAAATTTGATATATAATCCCGGAGCGTTATTTGGGTAATAGATTCCGTCTTCTGAAGACTTTGTTCCTTGGCCACCTTTGCTAAAGATTCTAGAATATCTATCTTTTTCAATTGGAACTTGATTAATAAAAAACCATGAGGACCATGTATATTCTAAACCACCATCTTCATTCATCGATCTGGAGATAAGGACAGAATCCTTTTTCGATGGATCCTGTGATTTTTCTATGACCATATCCTCCGTATTTGCGGTTCCGTCTAATACAAAAGGTGTCATTGAAGGAAGCATTAGATAAGATATTGCGATAATCGATAATTTAACTGCGACTGTAAATACGATAAACACCATCAAAATAAATGCGAATTTTGCGACAAGACTATTGGACTCCATGAATTCTTTCAGACTAAAGCCGCCACCGTTGGCACTGCCGTTTGAAGACAATCCAGCATTACTTGGGTTTGAAAAGCTAGATGATATTCCATTTAAAAATCCTCCTGATTCACTATTTGCGTTGGGCGCACTCATTAGTATAGAATTCTTACTAATATAATCGAATAAAAAAAACAATCTATACAAATGAATAGATTGTTTCGCACAGAGGTCGTGTCTTCGAGTTTGTATTCAGGTATAAACGTATTTGTTTATGTGCTAACACTGGCTTGTTCTTGGTTATCCACGATGAAGCTTAATTTCACCTTATATTTATTAAGGAGGTCGCTCCAAGGGCTTCCACCAAACCCTTGTGAGTAAATATCCCATGCTTCTTGTGGTGCGATAGGTTCAGATTTCAGTTTTACATTTGTGATAAAACCAACATCGGCGGTTTTAACTGCGTCAGAATCATCGCCTAAAACAATACTTTGGGTTTCTTGAAGTCGTGATCCCTGATTCACTACGCATGATTTCACCAACTTACCATCGACATATACGTCCATTGCGGAACTGTTGAAGCTGATGATGAGATTCACCCATTTCTGAAGTGGAAACTCGGCGATTTCACAGAGGTCGATGCTATTCGACGATCCTGTCCTTGGAAAAATCTGTATTGTATTTGTATTTGCCTTAAACCGAACATTGAACATCGTTGAGGCCGCATCACCGGCTCCGCCTGTGTGAAAGCTAACGAGTGATGCTCCATTCACCCATTTTTTGATGTAAAACCAGATAGAAATGGCGCTATTGGCTTTGAAACTGCTTGGAAGGTTGGAGCCTTGTAGTGTTGTTTTATTTCCCCATTTCTGCATCGTTCCTAAAGTTGAATAGTTTGTCGTCAATGCTTTGAAAATGACATACAACAACAAAAGAATGACAACTATTGCTAGAACTAATTGTGAATTCATCTTCTTCGTATAATTATTGTATATATTATTTACTTTGAATAGATTGTGGTTGTTCCAGCTTCAGTGACTTCATCTTCAATCGTCTTCATTCCAATCATCGGAGGATTTTGAGATTTTAACATCGTATATGTCCAACGGATCTGCTCTTTCGTAAGAGGAAATTTATGAAATGCTAAATTACAAATTGTTCCATTCAACCCTTTATTCGATGTGTCTCCGTCTCCAACGGTAATTGGTTTCATAACAATGTCTGGCATAATGAATTCACTTCGAGCCAACAATCGGTTGTTCATGAATAAATCCATCGTTTTGCCATTGTAATTCACTACAAAGTAGTTCCATTTTTGTAAAGGAAACGATACATCAAGCTCATTCTCGTTGTCGACTAACATTCTGATTTGGTCTTGCGTATTTTTCGATTTACCGGCAAGAATCGTATTATAATTTATTTTTGAATTGTAGATCAAGGTTTGTTTTGATGCGGAACTACTGCTTATGTCGAGTGTATTACACCACAATTTAAGCTCTGTGGTTGATTTGTTATAGGTCAGTTTTGGAACATCACCGAAGTTAAATATTTCTAAATCTTTGTTTGAATTCACGACGGAGTTATTTATGAAGACCCACCCTGAAATCGAATAATTATACCGCTTTTTTTCTTCAACAGGACAGTTGGCCGCTTTATCCTCCGGCGAACGGTCAATACCGGTATTATGATAAATGAATATTTGCGGACTTTGTGTATTCAATTGTGTATCGTATTTTTTTTCTAGTGAAACAGGAGCGGCTACGATTTGAGATGCAGATGCGCCAATATAGTTCAATAGGTAAGGACCTCCGTATAGAATCGCAATAAGAAGGATTTCAATTACAAGGATAATCCAGATTGTCCGTGTTGTATCACCAACTGCTGATTGTGATGATTGAATCATGTCTAATAATAAACAAGGAATGAATATAATACCTAACCATATCAGTTTCATTATTTTCAAACCGATATACGATTTTGTAAGATGGAATATGAACATAAACAAGATGAGCACTACCATAACACTGTGCTGCTTATAATAGGCAAGTGTGCATAACACAATAAAAAACACGGTGTTGATAATAAACCGGACATTTCTGAATAAATCTGTTATGGACGGTTTATTTTCCTCACCTGCTGGCATAGTAGAAGGATTCATTGTATCAATAAACTCTAAACCATAATGGAAGAAGAGAATTGCTAGACCTAATATGGTCATTCCAGTAACCGACATACGTTCTTTATCATCTTTATCGCGGTCATAAATCCATACAATGACCATTAAGATGATATATACGATATGCGTCGCACCGAATGCGAGCTGACGAAGCGGTTTTTTTTCATCTTCAGTTTTCATGTCATCGAATAAGTAATTTTCAGGTGTTTTATTGTTATTGGCAGTCTTGAATTTTTCTCGAATATAGGCAACAATCCCAGCAACCGCAACGATTGCAATAATCACGTATATCGTATGTGCTGTCGGTGAGTTCAAATTCGTCATGATTCCACCTGATGCGACTACATTATCATCGCCTCCTTTATTCACCAACTCAGCATCGATCTTATATACATAATACACAACTGTAAGAATGAGAATTACAAATGATATCGTGAGTATTAACACTTTGATTAATTTACCGATTGCGCTGACTTTAGTTTCACTGATTCCGGCAGCAGCGGCAATAGGAGCGGCAGCACCGGCAATAGGAGCGGCAGCGGCAGCAATAGGAGCGGCATTTGCGATATCAGATGTAACGCTCGCAGGTGTTGGCGGATTACGATCAGTTGGAAACATACGAAGGTCAATATCACCAGCATTCCATTCCCAAAATTTTAATTTTTGAAATTCATCGTTTCGTTTATTGATAAATTCGGGAATACCTGTCAATGAGCCAACACTATAAATACCTATGCGGAATAATACGATAATCAACAACGGGACGAGATAGACGGTTGTAATTATCGAACGCACTATTTTTTTTATACTATTTTCATTTTCAAAATCGGCATGAATTCCTCCCCATATATGAAATCCGGAAGGAATCGTGCAAATGGCGAGCATAACAACAAACGCAATTGCCCAACCCCAATTTTCAGGAACGACTGGTAATGTTGTGCCTGTTTTTGATTCTTCTTGTGGTTTTATTCTCGCCAGATAATCCCACCACCACGAAAGACCGATAACAAATATAGCGACAAACACGAAAACACCGGTCCATCCACCTTTAATGGGATTTGTATCGTTTTTGTTGAATTGCCATACTTGGACTGATTCTGCGAACTTGAGCATAGAATCAAGACCGCCAACGTTGAGTTCTTTCACCATCGGAAACAATAATATTCCACACAATAAAAGACCAACAATAATAACAATAAAAAATGTATCGATCAGTTCTTTTACTCGTGGAAACATATCACCTGTAAATTTACTGGCAATCCAGTCAGATGTTTTTGGTGAAGTCGTAACATTCGTGAAAAGAACAGAGACCCACATCACCAGCAAGATAACCGACAAAAATGGGATATAAGAAAACCATTTTGCGAAACGCACTGTATTTTTTGATTCTTTATTCACATTATTATCAATATCATTTAAAATTTTATCCCAATCGGTTGAAAGCATTTTATCTTCTTTGACTTTGTTTTTTATTTCATCATCCTTAATATGTGTAGAATCCATCAACTTTTTACGATAATGATAAAAAGCACCAAAACAGAAAATAATAATAATCGAAATAATCGAGCTTATGCCAACAACCGCCTTTACAGGCGACTTCGTTTGGTCGCCTAATTTTTGAAGTCGTTCTTCTACGGCTTTATCTACTGAATCGTTGAATTCACTTTCATTCGCAAATCCATTTGGCGATTTTTTTTGTATTTCTTTTATTGCCTCTGTTCTCAGTTGGTTATAATACACACTGTCTTTATCTTTTTTTATTTCATTAACATCGACCGTTTTATTTGCTTCTTGATCAACAAACACCCATGATATAATGACGAAACTAAAAAATACGATTGGTAACAGTATTAATATACCTTTAAAAACATTCAACTTTTCCATTTGTCCAAATAATATCAAACACATTACAATTCCAACAATGATATAAACGATACCATGAACCATGAATGTTTTATCCTCGTATGTCTCACCTTTGTTCTCATTTTTTTCAAAACCGGGACCCCCAAGACTCTTAGATAAAAATAATCCACCTGGCATAAAAAGAACTGCTATGATCGCAGCACATATTCCGATTACAATCCTCATATTTAATTTCGAAGAGCCGCTTGTAAAACTCCATAAACAATAACCGATAGCTATAAAAACCGCAATTTGAAAAAATAAACCAATTCCTAGCATTATGTCGGCACTATTATTCGCAATAGTTTTTTTGTATTCATCTGAAGCAATCTTGTCGGCTTTTAATGATGTATCTATATTTGTCTTCATTTCATTTCCACGCACAATCAATGGAATACCAATGACAATCATCAGTATAAATAAAGGTATATTCGATGGTGTAAAATTTTGAATCATAGAAAGATCTTTCAATTTTGGAATGTATTTAAACGCAACCAGTAAAAAATACAAAAATCCACCAAATAGAAGTAGTGATCCTACCGTAATGAGACCAACCGACGGGTCATAACTAGAACTTTGTCCTGAAACATTAATACTAGAAAAACCTAATGCGATACCAAGACCGAATACAGCTGCTCCTATAACATAATACCATTTATTGATATTCGAAAAATCAATTATATTCTCAAGTTTTGGTAAAAATGTGGGGGGTGTGCTACTTTTTTCAAGGTCAAAAAACTTTGTCGGAGTAAAATAATGAATAAAAGAAACCAATACAAATGCGATGACGAGTGTTGCGAACGTGTGCCAATTATTTTTAAGTAAATCAGATGAGACCATACTAATAAAAATAATCAACACGATTACAATAATTGGAAGATAGTCCATGAATGTTTTAATATGGAATGCTTCTTGATTTGATTCAAGTGCTTTGGATTCGGCTTTACCTTCATTACTATTTAAACTAGTTATAGTCGTCGCTGCTGCTGCTGCTGCTGCTGCTGCTGCTGTTTCTGTTGTTTCTGTTGTTTCTGTCGGTTCTGTCGGTTTTGTCGGTTCTTTCGTTGTGGATACAGACATTTATTTTTTATATCCTATATTAACGACACCCAGTTATTATTATAGGATATAAAAATGTGTTCATCATTACGATATTATAAAAATGACATTGCTGTCTTTTTCCCGTGACAGTCCCGACATAAAGCCACTAAATTATCAACATGATTTGAACCACCATGCTCTAGCGCAATAACATGATCCACTTCAAACCAAGCAGGAAGCTGACGCTGACAATCGCCACATTTCCATCCTTGTTGAGCGGCGACATACTTTTTCTTTGTCTCACTTACGCTGCGCTTGCTAGAGTTTTTGCCGGAGTTGAGCAACCTTTTCTCAGCGGGGGTTGCGCCTGGGGGAACGCCCTCCCACGACGGCCGTGCGATGGGTTGCGCGGTTCTTGTGCCCATCGCACTATTCATAGCCCCACCCATCGCACCGCCGTTATGGAGGGGCGGAACCCCATCGGAACGTCCCGTCATGTCAAAAAACGGGGTTATCATATCCGCAGTTCCTTTACTAATGGGCATATACTTAATGATATCGTTGGCATGAAACAATAGTTGCCTAGAGTTTTCCGGATTGCGGCGTAAAAACATGAACAGAGATAGACCGATGAACCCAAATGTCGCCATCTTAATCCACTTTTGATTGCTTTGAAACATCTTTAACGGTTGTCCATCATAGTATGTGTTTATAATCAGAACCGCTGTAATAATAAATACGATGTATTCGGTTTTTACCATTTATGTATAATCGTATTAGTGAGTTATATATAGTCTCGAATATATTGTTACCGATTATGATAATAGTATGCCGCATACCCTAACCCCGCCAATAATAACAAATACACGAGCTTCTCTCGATATTTTAATTCTTCTAAGATTTGAACCGACTTCGGGCGATAATGTAAATAATAACTCTCGAGTGCGTGATGTAAGCTCACTTCATCCTTCATCAAGAGAACATTATATCGATTATGAATGAAATGAACCCAGCGAATAAACGAATCACGGCTGTCTAAATATGGAGTCACTGGATATTTCCCCAACATCCGTTCAAATTCTGCCGACATCTCTGGATCCGGTATAAACATCGAAAAGTTTTGGATAAAATCGTAATATTTTTTACGGACAACATCATTTACGTGATCCGGATAATTCACTGCGACGGTCATTAAAAAGAACCAGTAATTCGGTCCCCATACTTTCGCATCGAGCTTAAGCATCGCTTATAATGAAACGACATAAAAACAAACATAGAACTACGATAAGCGATTTTTAAAGATGGAAGAAGAAGCCGAAATACAAAAGGTAAATAATCCTAAATCTGCGTTGTCCTACCTTGAAATAACTCAAATACGAAATCATCGAAGCAAACATTCATCCGGAAGTGCTGCCAACACCTACAGTGCAAGTGGAACGGTGGCAGTATCAGCAACCGCAACCGCAACCGCAACCGCAACCGCAACATCAACCGCAACCGCAACCGCAACAGCAACAGCAACCGCAACAACCGGAGAAACAAACAAGTATTTCTGTAATAACTGTAATCGAACGAATCATGTTTATAATAATTGCCGCGCGCCAATTACAAGTATAGGTGTCATTGCGTTTCGTTGTGGTGAGACCGGTCCAGAGTTTCTCATGATACGCCGCCGGGATTCATTCGGATTCGTTGATTTTGTTCGCGGGAAATATTCGATTAATGACGAAGCGTACATACAACGCATTATCGATGAGATGACGATAACAGAAAAGGCCAACCTATTACGTCTTACGTTTGAACAATTATGGCGTTTATTGTGGGGTGACTACACCCGAAGTAGTCAGTATAAAAATGAAGAGTATATTTCATATGAAAAATATCGTCAGGTTCTTGGCGGAATACGCACGAAAGATGGTCGTATAAAGACATTACATCAGTTTATTGACGATTCAACCACCAAATGGACTGAAACCGAATGGGGATTTCCAAAAGGTCGTCGAAATTACAATGAAAAAGACCTACCATGTGCTTTACGAGAGTGTCTCGAAGAAACCGGGTATGATATTTGTAATGATAACGTAATTCAAAATATCGCTCCATTCGAAGAAATATTTATGGGGTCAGATATGAAATGCTATAAACAAAAGTATTTTCTTGCGATGGTTGATTTAGATAAGAAACCCAAAAAAGCACATGATATTATGGAGGTTGGACTTATGAAATGGATGTCATTTGATGAGTGTATTAAGATCATACGACCTTACAATTTAGAAAAAATCGGGATTGTTCGTAAAATCAACAACATACTATCCCGCTATCAGATTTTTTGACCTATCATTCTTTTTATTTCGTGTATGTATATAAAGGGTCAAATCATAATATAAAATAATAGATACGATACATAAGAGGGTGTTCCTATGACCGAAGAACAAGAAAATATACCAATAGAAATGACAATTCAACCAATGAGCCAACCATCGGTTGCTTCGGTTGCGCTTGCGGCGTTGGAAACGATGCCGGAAAATGTTTCGATTGCGGCGGTATCACAGGATAATAAAAAGTTGCGAACGATACGACCGAAATCCAAAGTTGCCGCTAGTATGGCGAATCGTTCAAACCCTAAAACCACAATTGCCAACATGAAGAGAGAACTGGAAGAAGGACGTCGGCGCTTAAAACCCGAGGAAATCAATAATCCATTTAGTAAAGAATTCAATAAAGTATTGCTTAAAAAGGAGTTACTTGAACGAGAGATGACGATTCATGATATTGGTATTCTACCGATGGACAATGAGAATGACGAAGGTGGGTTCGGTGAAGCTACAAGCGTCGCTGCCGCCGCATTATCTGGATTGTATCCGACTCTAAACGACCCCAATTTTAATACAAAAATCGCCCTTCGTAAAGAGTTTTTTGATACCAAAATGGATGTAGATAATACGAAAAATGTGGAAGAGGAAGCGGAGATTTTGTGTAATGCACAGATTGAACTTGCTCCAAACCAGCAATTCGTTCGAAATTTTCTTTCTGTGGAAACACCTTATAATAGTTTGCTGTTATACCACGGACTCGGAACTGGAAAAACATGTTCTGCGATTAGTGTTGCGGAAGAGATGAGAGATTATATGAAACAAATGGGAATAACACAGCAAATTATTGTAATTGCTTCACCGAACGTTCAGGAGAATTTCCGACTCCAGCTCTTTGATGAACGTGAGCTCCGAGAGATCGAGCCAGGTGTATGGAATATTCGTGCTTGTACCGGCAATAAATTCATCAAAGAAATCAATCCAATGAATATGAAAGGTCTCACACGTGATAATATTATCAAGCAGATACGGCGTCTTATTTCGTCGCACTATTTATTTTTTGGGTATAATGAATTTGCGAATTATGTGAGAACAAATGCGTCGAGTATTGGTATTACGAAAGATGATGCGGTCATACAAGAAGTGCGTCGTAAGACAACGGGTGCGGGTGCGGGTGCGGGTGCGGGTGCGGGTGCGGGTGTAGCATCATCTTCTGCGCTCTCAACAGTGAAGAAAGGACGTAAATCTGCTGCGGAACTCGCAAAAGTCGCCGAAATGGAAACACTTGCGATTGAAACATTATCGGTAACAAAGCTGCGCAAATTATTCGCAAATACACTTATTATCATTGATGAGGTACATAATATTCGCATTACTGATGATAACCGAGACAAACGAGTTGCGAAGATATTGTTTCAAATTGCCCAGAAGGTCAATAATGTGCGCTTACTGCTTCTCTCTGGCACACCGATGTATAATAGCTACAAGGAAATTGTCTGGTTGATTAACCTGATGAATATTAATGACCGTCGTGCCACGATCGATATCGCAGATGTATTTGATGAGCGTGGTAATTTCCGTTTAGATGCGGATGGTCGAGAGATTGGAAAAGAACTGCTAATTCGTAAAGCAACCGGTTATGTTTCGTTCGTTCGTGGTGAAAATCCATATACATTTCCTTATCGAATCTATCCAAGAGAACATTCGCCTGAATTCTCTCTATTGGCTCGACTTCATGCCGACGAGCGCACAGTAACAAGAGCTGGGGCTGGCACTGGGGCGTATCCGAGAAGACAGCTTAACGGACGGTATATTGAACAACCAATTGAACACATTGATGTATATATGACACGTGCGGGAGATATACAAGAGGCGGCGTATCAGTTTATTATTAACGATATGAAGGCGATGTATATTTATAAAAAGACTGCGATGGTTCGACGGAAGAAAGCAGCGGCGGCGGTAGCGGCAGCGGAAGGAGCCGATAAAGGCACGGGCAAAGGCAAAGGCAAAGGCAAAGGCACGGGCATGGGCACGGGCACGGGCAAAGGCACGGGCAAAGGCACGGGCAAAGGCGCAGATACAACACTCGCTACGAGTGCCGTAATCGATGAATCTACAATAGTGGATTCCGCCGAGTTTCCTTCCTTTGAGAATATGGACACAATAGGTTATGCTGCGATCCAGCGTCCGCTTGAAGCGTTAAATATGGTCTATCCTCATCCATCACTGTTTGAATACATTAACGATCCAAATGATGAATTTGATATTACGGCATGTATTGGAAAAGAAGGACTACGACATATCATGTCCTACGAGGAAGTAGGAAATCCACCAATGAGACTTAATTTCGAATACCGACCTGATTTTATACGCGGATTTAAACTACCACGCGGTGAAACAACGACAAAGGCATCTTCAAGAATATTTGCGCCAGAAAATATCGGCCGGTATTCCGCAAAAATAAAAAACATAACTGATAAGGTCATGGTAAGTGATGGTATCATTCTTATTTACAGTCAGTATATCGACGGTGGAGTTGTTCCAATTGCTCTCGCATTAGAAGAGCTCGGATTTACACGATATAGTGTTGCTGGTGGAAATTCGTCGTTGTTTCGTAGCAAACCCACACAAAATATCGATTCGATTACGATGCTTCCACTGCGCCAACATCAAACGAAATATCCAGATAAACCATTTCGCCCTGCGCGCTATTCTGTTATTACAGGAGACCCAACAATCTCACCTGATAACTTACATGAATTAAAGGCACTCACAAGTGAAAATAACACGTATGGTGAAAATGTGAAGGTTGTTATTATATCTGTTGCTGGAAGTGAAGGTCTTGACTTTAAAAACATTCGTCAAGTCCATATATTGGAACCGTGGTATAATATGAACTTGCTCGAACAAATTATCGGTAGAGCTATTCGAAATTGTAGTCATAAGCGTCTGCCATTTTCTCAAAGAAACGTTGAATTGTATTTATATGGGACATCACTAACAAACCCGGATATTGAAGCAATTGACCTTTACTTATATCGTCTCTCAGAATTCAAAGCGGTAAAAATCGGTATAGTATCGCGTGTTTTACGAACATCAGCCGTTGACTGTCTATTAAATATTCAACATAACACACAAACTGCCGCTCAATTGAATCAAGTTGTTCGCCAAAATCTCTCATCGCGCAAACAGATAGACTATCAGGTGGGTGCGCGTCCATACTCCGCATTATGTGATTATATGGAACGTTGCGAATACGTATGTCGCCCAACATTTTCAAATGGTCGTCCCATTCAGGAACAAAGCGATTTATATGGAATCAACGACGACAGCGACAGCGACAGCGACAGCGACAGCGACAGCGACAATGAAGCCAACCGTAGCGGTAAAGTGAAAGATACCAGAGAGCGTGGAAGCGACGTTCGGCTTGACACATTTAATGAAAAATTCATGTCGATGAACCTTGATAAAATCATTCACAAAATCCGTGACTTGTATAAAGAGTCGTTTTTCTACAAAAAGACAGGATCTAACGGAATTATAGCACATGTAAATGCGATACGTCAATATCCTATTGCACAAATCAATCTAGCTCTCACGCAAATGGTGACAGACCCAAACGAGTATGTTAATGATAAATATGGTAGGCTTGGACGGATTATTAACGTTGGCGATTATTATTTATTTCAACCTATCGAAATTACAGATAAACGTATTAGCATTCATGAACGAAGCACACCAGTTCCTTATAAACACACCGCAATAGAATATCCTCTTCCAGATAGCATAACAGAAGATTACTTGGGAATTCTCTCGAAACCTGCGGGTGCGGGTGCGGGTGCGGGTGCGGGTGTGGGAAGTGTTCCAAATAAAAAGGTTGTTAGTAAGATTGCGTCCATTCGAATGGCGGACGAGTCGGCTCACTCCGCACCTGAGCAGGCAGATGTTGCCGAGAGTGTCGTTGAATCAACTGCGGCGATACCCAGTGAAGTTGAAGAAACCATACTTACAGCAGAAAATACGGTTACGATGTTATTCGATACATTTGAAACTTGTAAGACTGTATTTGATAAACCTACAAAAGAACAAGATGAGTGGTATTATTATTGTGGAAAAGTAATCAATCAAATCTCTCAGACAGAAGAATTTCAGACGTCACTTGTTGAGCTTCACGAACTTGTAGTTGCGAATCTTCTTGAACATTTATCTTTTGAAGAATCAAAAGATCTTTTGAATCACTTGTATCAAAAGAATAATAACTCAATGGAACTCGTAACCGGAAATACTAGTAGCAGTTTCATTCAAAATCTCTCATCATTTGAACGTATGATACTACAATATTATTCCAGACAAGTGATACACCGACCTTTGGTCGGAAGAAGAGCTGCTGCCGCTGCTGCCGCTGCCGCTGCCGGCACACCAGAAGATAAAGGAATGTTATTATTCAATAAAGCGAAAAAAGAATTATTTGAACTCGTTGTTCTACGATATGAAACACATGAGTGGGTATCTGCCGAACCAGAAGATGAACGTGACTTCTCACTCCTTTTAGCGAAAGTTCAAACAGAGCAAATTAAAAAAATGAATATGATAATCGGGTTTATTTCATTATTCAAAATGGAATACTTGGTGTTCAAGGTGAAAGTCATGTCAAAGAAACGTGACAAAGGCGCACGATGCGATCAATCTGGAAAAACAGACGCAATTACCATTATTAATACTGCGTTATCATTGAATGCCGCAACGCAATCTGACCAATACAAACTTACATCTGAAAACACAAAATTTAGAACCCAAAAAGAGTTGTGTGTATTTCAAGAGTTTTTATTAAGAACGTTTGACAGAAAAGCGATAAACGGACGGAAATGGTTTTTTACACCATGCGAGGCTTTGTTGTGTGATATTGAGAGATTACATATAGAGAAATAAAGTATATTTATATATTAGGGACTATAATACGAATCAAATAGAAAGATAACGAACAAATGAATCAAGTTGAACAAAAGAGTAGTGCTAGTGTTAGTATTTCAAGGTATGGTAAGCCAACGTCTCAACCGATAACCGGCACACCTAAGTTGGGAATTTATACTACGATATTATTGACACGTAAATTGGAAGTTCCGTTCCGTATTATTGGACGAAATGTAAAAGATACACTTGAACATATTCTCTCGAAAATCGTTGAAGGAAAGTGTATGGCAGAAGGTTTCATTCGCCCAGGAAGCGTTAAGATACTAACATATTCCAACGGTTATCTTTATGGAAAAAATGCGATATTTGAAGTTGTCTATGAATGCGAATCATGCTCTCTCGTCGAAGGTGTTGTTTTTTCATGCGTAATAAAAAATATTAGTTTGGCAGGTATTCGAGCAACACTGAACGAAGGTAAAAGTCCAGTTGTCGTGTTTGTTGCTCGTGATCATCATTATGACCGTGTCGATTTTACTCGTCTTCAAGAAGAAGAAGAAATCCGTGTGAGAGTTATTGGACAACGATTTGAAATTGGTGATGATGCGATATCTGTAATTGCGGAGTTGGTTTGATAACACCATTCATTAATTCTGCCACATCACATAAAAATATTTGTATATACAATTATATTACTTTACATTACCATTGTATATACATGGAGCATACTTTCATATGTCTTCACTGTAATGAGCCATTTGTGGTAGCGTATCAAGAATTCAACTGTCGTATATTACGTCACGGAGTATTCAAACATAATCTACAGCCCATGAATCCACATAGCACCAAGGAAGAATGCGAGAGACTCGTCACTGCCGGACTTATCTTCGGATGTGGCAAACCTCTTCAGATTGTAGATAGTAGCGGTGGCGATTATAGTTATAATGTTATAATTTGCGACTACGTATGAATAAAATTGATACAAATATAAACATAAATATAGAATTCATATAGTCATCGTCATTCCTTAATGGCATCAGCATCCGCAACAGAAGTTATAAAACGACCAATAAAAACAATACGCCCGAAGCCCAAGAAGCCGAAACATGATGACCCCCCTCCAATGACGTTCAGCGACGATACTAACGATAATGCTGATGGTGGTAGGGATACCAACGAAAACACCGACATTCAAGAATATAAAGAACCAATATACTGCGACCCAGAACTCTTTGTCAAGCGTCAAATCCGACGAACGATTTCAATACCATTTTATAAAATCACAAAGGATGTCATTGTCGCACAGTTGCTAAGAACCGAGCTTGCCAAAATAGTGGAAGGGAGATGCTCGATTGAAGGATATATTTGTCCTAATACAGTTGCGATTTCATCTTATTCGTGCGGCACACTTGCTGGTTCAAATATACACTTCGACATTATAGCAGATTGCCTTATATGTTATCCGGACGAGAATGCGGTGATTAAATGTGTTGCGAAAACGATAACACAAGCAGGAATTCGTGCTGGTGCGAAAGATTTAGAACAAGATAAGGTGTCGCCAATCGAAGTATTCCTTTCACGTGATATGCATTTATCTTTGCGTGATTTATTCTCACGTATCGAAGAAAATGACATTCTCACCGTGAAAATTATTGGACGTAGGTTTGTTCTCCATGACACCCATGTTACCATTATTGCCATGTTATTAGATGTTGAGAAAGAGTATAAAGTTTAAACAGTAGTCTATTCTAAATGGCTTCAGTGTATTCGGTGTCCTCATCCGGTGGTGGTGGTGGTTCATCCTGTTCTTTTTATTGTGAAAACAAGATGACAGCTGCTACAGCTGCGATTGCGAGTTTATCTACGATGAACGAGATTCAAACAATTGCTCAACATGTTGAAGCGAAAACGAATTATTTGATGTCATTAAAGGACGGTATTGAAAATATGCCGATTGTTCATCAAATCGAAATCTTGAGAATTTTACATTCAAAAAACACCCAAATTAATGAAAATAAAAACGGCGTCTTTGTGAATATATCGAAATTGAATAATGATATTCTAACTCAGTTGTATGATTATATGAAATATGTAATTAATCAAGAAAAACAATTGAACGAAATCGAAGAACAGAAACAAAGTCTCACAAAAGAGTTTTTTGATAAATAAAACGCATAAAGATATGATGATATATTCTAATAGCCTACACGATGACAGGTATTATTCCTTGTCTCTATAATTCGTTTTCATTCACCAAAGCAAATTTGGAAGGTGGAAATATAATATGTTATGACATAAAAAGTTCAAGAGATGGCGGTATTGTCGGCACCAGCACGAACCGAAAGGATGAATCTAAGGTGATTCCTAATGAGAATGTAAGTTTATCGACTATCACTATGACAGATTCTTTACCGAAAATATTCCCAGAACCAATGTTTATTACAAAAATACCGGAGTTATCTGACTTGAAACAATCGAGCGACAGCGACAGCGACAGCGACAGCGACAGCGACAGCGACAGCGACAGCGACAGCGACAGCGACAGCGACAGCGTAGAATTATGTAAAGCATCCCCATCACCATCACCATCCCCATCACCATCACCATCCGCATCGGCGAACAATTTCGATACGTTTGTCCCAAGTGATATTAGAAAATACGTTTATACGAAAGAAAAAACAAACGAACCCGTAAATATCGATTCATTATTGTGTTGTTTGTATATTATGTTATATGGTGCTGAAAAATTCGAAATGATCGACAATTATTACACAGAATCTAATCGATTTAAGTTTGAACTTATCGAATTACTCCGCCAAAATAAACCGATATTAAAAGCAAATAAACTGAAAATAAGTTCTTTGGAAGAGTATCTCGTTCATAAGCCGTTTATTTCACTGGATATAATTCATGCTGTAGTAGTATGTAAATCGTTATCGTTATATATTGTCCAAGATCGTAAGTATTATGATGTGATTGGCGGCAGCGGGTGTGCCAACACACCATTCATTATTGAAAAAATAAAAGGAAAATACGTATTATATGACGCACCGGTTTCAGTCGCCATGAACTACATTACATATATTCGTAAAAATTATTGGCGTATGGAAGGAATATCCGCACCAATCCGTCCAATTTCAGCATACAAGTTACAAGATTTGCTTGACATTTCAACAAAACTGGGTCTGCCGGTTGTGAATATCATTCCAGGAGGTTTTGGCTCGATACCCACTGAAAAACGTAAAACAAAACCAGAATTATATGAATCAATTTGCCGATATGTATAAAATTGAAGTATATATATGAATTAATGTATAAATAATATATCCTATTCATATATATAATGCGGAGAAATCGCGAAAGAGGTTCGATGTCAGCATCTGACACTGCGTCGGCGAAGCAATCCGAATTTTCAAATATTGTAAAACATTATTTAGAAGGTATCACAGATAAGACTGATGGTGTTTCAGAATTGGAAATACGATTTGGCACGCGCGGAAATGTCGTTACGACCCGAGAAAATTTCGACGGTGTTCTTCAAAAATTGTTGTCTGGTGGATTTTCATTCATGAAAAAAAATGCGTATTCTTTGAAAATACAGAATGAATTTGTCGATCAGAAAACTGGACAAACAAAACTCTCTCTCATTCGCACAGAAATCCATGGAATCAACGAAGTCCAGAATTACTGTAAAACAAATATGCCAGATGAGAAATATGTGATATTTACCCAAAAGATGTATGCGAAAACGGGTGTAGATGGCGCAACAATCCATCCAGTTATATTTGATGACTTCAATTTCAAAGTAAGTTATCAACGTGAAAAGCGTATCGCAAATACATCGACACTCGCAAGGTCTATTTTGAAAACATGGAATGATAACAAAAAAACATTTCGTTACATCAATCGTAGCACGTTGAAACACCCCGATTTTCCATTTCAAATCGATATGAGTGTAGTGAAAGAGTCTCATAAGGATCAAACCGGATATATTTCAGCATCGACATTTGACGCTGCGAAAGTTCTTGAAAGCCCAATTCGGTATGAAATCGAAATCGAGGTCATTAACGACTTGGTTGGTCCGGGAACCGCATACAACCATCCGAAACACTTGTTGGATAATTTGCGTAAAATGGTGAAGATCGTGATGTCTGGATTACAAGGAACAAATTATCCAGTGTCATTGTCGGATATGCGAGGTGTTCAACGTCGATATTACGAGCTACTGTATCCGGATGAGAAACAAGGGAGCGGCAGCGGCAGCAGCAGCGACAGTGATGACAGCGAACACGATCGTCGGCAGGATCATAAAGGAGGTGCTGGTAAAGACGATGAACGAGAACGAGAACGAGAACGAGAACGAGAACGAGAACGAAGCGCCCGCGAACGTCAGCGCGAACGTGAAAACGTTACTGGACGAAATGGAATACAACTTCGCCCGAAGCATTTTATCGGTCCATGCTCTTATACACTTCAAACTCAAAATATTCAACCGATTGACCCTGATTCAAAAGCCCCAAATATTCGATTGAATTACTCGGTTACAGAAAAGGCGGATGGTCATCGCAAACTTCTATTTGTCGCACCGAAGACCGGACACGTATATTTAATCGACACAAACATGAACTTCCAATTTACTGGTGCTGTATCACTGAATACGAAGTTACATAACACTCTTCTTGATGGTGAACATATCCTTCATAACAAAACAGGCGACTTTATCAACTTGTTTCTCGTGTTTGATGTTTATTTCGTTCATAAGGCAGATGTTCGGTCTAGACTATTCTATCCAATGAACGAAGAAGAAGTTCTCACCAATTTTCGTCTTCCATTAATGGAAAGTGTTGTAAAAAACCTCCAGCTCAAATGCGTTTCTGGCGGAGTCGATTCGTTGGCGCCGATTCGTATTGAAACAAAGAAATTTGAAATTGCGTCGCAAAGTTCGTCAAAAACGATATTCGATTGTTGCGCGTTGATATTGCGTAAAGCAGCCGAACATCAATTCGAATATCATACCGACGGTCTTATCTTTACGCCAATTGATTTTGGAGTTGGTAGTGTCGAGAGAAATGACACAACATCGGTCGGACCATTATACAAAACCACATGGGAATATTCATTCAAATGGAAACCCCAGCATATGAATACAATTGACTTTCTTGTTACCACTAAAAAAGGCGAAGACAATGAGGATCTTGTCAGTAATGTATTTAAAAGTGGTCTTGATATGTCACGATGCATCCAAGTCCAGCAATACAAAACACTCGTATTACGAGTTGGGTATGACGAACGAAAACATGGTTACCTGAATCCGTGTGTTACAATGATTGAAGGGGGTGGTAGTGGCACAGGAAGCGGAACGAACAGTGCCGACAATACCGACTCTTATAAACCTGCGCCATTTTATCCAACATATCCTTACGATAATGACGCGCATATTTGTCACATAATGCTGCAACCAGATGAAGCTGGTGTCAGTCAAATGATGACACTAGAACACGATATCATCCAAGATGAGACGATTGTCGAGTTTAGTTATGACCCATCGAAACCAGTCAATTGGCGTTGGTCGGCTTTGCGAGTTCGTCATGACAAAACTGCCGAATATCGTGCTGGAGGAAAGAACTACGGCAACGCATATCACGTCGCAAATAATAATTGGCATTCGATTCATAATGCGATTACACCTGAGATGATTATGACGGGAGAAGGTATTCCTGACGATCTTACGAGTGATGATATTTATTATAACAATGCTGAAACTTCCAACGGCGGTCGTGGTATTGATATTGGACGAGGCACCAAAATTCGCACACTCACAAAGGGTATGCGTGATTTCCATAACTTATTTGTAAAACGCAAACTTATCATGAGTGTTGCGCAACAAGGACAGACGCTTATCGACCTCGCAGTTGGAAAAGGCGGAGATTTACCCAAATGGATTGCTGCTAAACTTGGGTTTGTTTTCGGGATTGATTACTCGAAAGATAATCTAGAACACAAATTTGACGGAGTTTGCGCACGATATCTTGACACAAAGAAACGCAAACGAAACATCCCAGATGCGGTATTTATCCACGGCGACAGCAGTAAAGAAATACGAACAGGTCAAGCGGCAATTAGTGAAAGATATCGGATTATATCACGTGCGATATTCGGTGAAGGAGCAAAAGATGCGAGTATATTAGGACGAGGTGTTTATCCCCATTATGGTCGCGCAGCCGACGGATTTGATATTTGCTCAGTTCAGTTTGCGATTCACTATTTCTTTGAGAACATAATGAAAGTTCATACATTTCTACAAAACGTATCTGAATGCACGAAACTGGGTGGTTATTTCATCGGAACATGTTTTGATGGTGCACGTATCTTTCACGCATTATCTCGTCTTGATAGTGATTCCGAATTGAGTATTTTGTCATCGTCCGCATCGACAACCGCAGATCCACAAAAAATATGGTCTGTTCGTAAAAAATACCATCAAACTGAGTTTGAACCCGATAGTAGTAGTATTGGATATGAAATTGAAGTGTATCAAGATTCAATCAATAAGCTTACGCGTGAATATCTGGTGAATTTTGATTATTTGACTCAGCTCCTCGAGAATTATGGGTTTGACCTCGTTACACCAGAAGAAGCTGAAACAACATTACAGTTTCGTATGCCCGATGGCACAGCTACGTTTGAAACGATGTATCATGAAATGAAACTTGAATGTAAAAAGAAACGCAATACCGAAGGCGGTGATGCGGGTGCGGGTGTGGGTGCGGGTGTGAGTGAATTTGAACGTCACTGTCATCATGAATATGGTTCTGCTTTATATATGACAGAACAGGAAAAGCAAATTTCATTCTACAACCGATATTTCATATTTCGAAAGAACCGAAATATAAATGCAAAACAATTGAAAAACAGCTTCTTAAGTTACGCCGGCTTACAAGAGGAACACCAACGTGCTTCATCTTCTTCTGAACCGGCCGATCATACCGTGGAATCTATCGCACTTGAAAAAATAGCAAAGGCTTCACGACCCATCGATGTTGCGTCAAAACCCGCAATCGCTGCGCATATTTTAGAAGAACGTAAAGACATCGAACTTGTGAAAAAGATAGGCGAACCTTTGTCTTCGTCTTCGGCGCCAACGTCGGCCACTACATTAAAATCTAAACCTAGACTGAAAAAGGTTGCGACATTAAAGGCGGCGGCGTCATCCGAAGCATCGGGGGCAGCAACTGAAATAACTGCTCCTTCAGCTCCAATTGAACAAATCGAAAAGAAAATACAAAAACGAACAAAAAAGGTAAAGACAACGAATACTACCGAGGTGGAAGAAGGAGTTATGGATCCGAGTGAAGCAGTGCCGGAACCAGGAGCAGGAGCAAAACCGAAAGCTAAACGACAAACTAAGAAAAAAAGTGACTTATAAACATTTACATAAAGAATGTAATTGAGAAGAACATGTTTAAAAAATCATCTAAAAATTGTTTTAAACCTGTATTACCATGTTCAGGACAGAATAATAGTGATAATAGTGCTAGTTCAGCATGTTGCTGTATTCAACCAACGGAACCAAGTAAGATGAATAATGGACCGATTTTGTCTTACTTCAATTATTTTTTATTACCACAGGTTGATATCGAAGTTTGTGACAACGGTGACTATATTCCACTTGAAATTAATATTACACATACGAATGAAGAACAAAAGGTATATGTATCATCATCGATATACGCACATCTATGTGATATTAAACATCAAATTGAGGAGTATCAAGATACGTGGGACAATATAAAGAAATTTACGAATCCATATGAATACATACATTCAAATATATGCGGAAATAAAACGAATATTAGTAAATTGCGCCCTTTGTCACGGTCATTTTATAAAATGATCGAGATTATGAAAAACAATAACCTTTTATCACGATATGAAACGACGTATGTTACGAAACCGGAATCAAAAATGGGGATAAAATCATTTCATTTGGCGGAAGGACCCGGTGGATTTATTGAAGCCCTCGCATATTTACGTGGTTTGGGATATCAGCGACATATGAATGACGAAAAGAGTGTAAGCAATACGAATGATCATCCACCATCAATACATATTCTCAAACGTAATACAGAATTTCATGATGAATATATGAAAGAACAAGAATATCTGAAAGTTTCACGCCGTATATTTGATAGTCAAAAAGAAATAGCGGCGGCGGCGGCGGCGGGTGCAGGTGCGGGGGCGAACCCTGTATCTACTTCGATTACATATGGCAATGATCGTTATTATGGTATGACATTAGTGAATGACGATCCGATTTGTCCTGGATGGAAAAAAACACGCACATTTCTTGAGACTCATCCAAATGTTATCATCGAAAACGGAGCAGATAAAACCGGCAACTTAATCTCGTTGGATAATTTTATGTATTGTGCTGAAAAATATAAAAATACGATGGATATCGTAACCGCCGACGGTGGGTTCGATTTTTCTTTGGATTTCAACCAACAGGAAAATATGGCAACACAGCTTATATTTTGTGAAGTATTTTATGCTCTTGCGATGCAAAAACAAGGCGGTTCATTTATACTTAAAATATTTGATGTATTTCATAAAACAACTGTTGATATTTTATACATACTAAGTTATTATTACAATAATGTATCAATTATGAAACCTTATACAAGTCGTGTCGCAAATTCTGAAAAATATATTATTTGTCAAGGTTTTAAGATTATGGATTCTCATATTATTATACAACAGTTTTCTAGTATATTTCCTTATTTAACAAATGGTGTGTTATCTTCGTTTCTGTCATTTAACCATGATCTTTATTATTTGAACCGTATTGAAGAGATGAATGCGATCGTAAGCTTTCAACAAATAGAGAATATCACATCTACCCTTTCCATCATAACAAACCATAGAAATGCTGAGAAGTTGGAACAGTATAAGCGGACAAATGTAAATAAATGTATTGCTTGGTGTGAGAAATATGATATACCCTATAATACTCAGAATGCTTGCTTTCAATCGACTAATATATTTCTTCATAAATCGATTCACCCATCGGGTAATACGGCCGTGCGTTTGAATACAGGGACAGGGACGGGGACAGGGACAGGGACAGGGACAGGGACGGGGACAGTGCTAAGTTAAAAACAGTCTAAATATATATCAAAATGTATGGTAGTATAGTAAGAATGCAAAGCACATTACAATTTATCGCAGGTCAATTAAAAAAACCGAGAGAACGTTTCGAGACAATATTGGAGCCGCTCCAAGCACTTCTTCAGATTGGGTTTCTTGCGTATTATCCGATCGGAAGTAAATTAGCGATACATAATAATATTCTAACGGTTCAGGCGCCTGGTTATACGCAACATGTTCGTAGATGGTATAATAATGATAAGAAGGAGGATGTTTTTTACTTGTATAATGTATTTTCTCGATTCAACAAATTCTATAAGACAGTCCTTGCTGGGTCGGGTGTAGAGACGTCTGAAAACGCCGCATTATTCACATTATTAAACGAGCTAGCAAAAACAGGGATTAACAACCTAACACGAACCTACAACCAAACTGATAAAATCCATATTCTTCATACACTTCAAATGTATAAAGGAATGTTGGACAATCCGGAGTTGGTGCGTCGTCTAGCCGCAACTGATAGACCAGAAATGATGGCGAGTGCTGGCGGTGGTGGTGGCGAGGATGATGACGCATTGGCTTGTAAATTTCCAAAAAGGATAGCGTCATCGTCTTCGTCATCGTCTTCTGCTTCTTCATGTGCCGCTTCGTCATCATCTCCGTTACGTCCAATATCATCTCTCAGCACAAATATTCCAGTCGAGAGTTTAGCCGATACAAATATTGACGTCATATTCATTAAAATCACCGATTTGTATTCTCAAGAAGATTACACGATTATTTACCATACACTCCTTAAAATCCAGAATGACCCACAGTATTACTTGAATTATGTAGAAGGATTAAATAAGATTCTGGAGCCGGTAAATATTCGCATCAAAAAATGGATTGATGACAATATTGTATTTTAATGATTTCTCGCAACGCATATTATCGCATTATACGTTTGCGTTTTGTTTTATTTCGAATTGTTTTAGATTTGCGATAGCTGCGTTTCTTGTATGTTTTTTTATATTTTCTTTTTTTGTTAGAAGTATGGTGGCGATGCTTTGCCCCAGCACCGCCAAAACGATCTCTTTCTTCGTGAGTCCGTTCTAATGGTAATACTTCGTGAGTCTGTTCTAATGGTAATACTTCGTGAGTCTGTTCTAATGGTAATACTTCGTGAGTCCGTTCTAATGGTAATACTTCGTGAGTCTGTTCTAATGGGAATACTCCGTGAGTCCGTTCTAATGATTTGACTTCTTGCGAAGCTTTCGACGAATCGTCAGCTTCACTCTCAGAATCAGGATCTACGTTCATTGGTAATCTAAATGATTGAGGATTGTTACGTTTCGTTATTGTGCATGGCACCAACATCGGTTCTAAGTATTGACAAATACTGTCTAATGCTGTATTCACATTAGTAATAACAGTTGGATTACCCGTATGATCTAATAAAAATTTGTCATAATCAATTCTAAAAAAAAGCAAAAATTGTTTAAAACTAGAGAAATTTTTATCCTTAAAAGCATTTATTAATATATTTTTACACTGAATATGTTCATTTTGGTATAGGCATGCGTTCGTAATACCGTCAATAAAGGCAATCATCATAAGTGCTTCATATACATTTTTCCGCTTGTGCTCAAGGGTCAGTCCTTGAAACTCATATGCTTTATCCGGTAAATCTACCAATAATTTATTAAAATCATCGTTAAAACGATCCACATTTTTAGAACCTTTCTCAGGAAATATGTTATTCAAATTAAAAAAATGTTTATACGGTTTAAAATTGTCATATTTTTTAAACGTCTTAATTTTATTTAATTTAAAAAAATCAACAAAAACAAAATTTTTTATTTGGTGTCTATCTTTTATTATATCCGGTTCGCGGCCTTTGCCTAATTTATATATCCGTCCTAAATCTATACCTTTTACACTATCTCCATTTGTAAGTAAATTACCGGTATGAAAATCCCATGATATGACTCTAGCTTTCAATAAAAAAGTTAGGATAACAGCCAGTGCTTTGCATGAAATATCAAATTTAATGTCTGGAGTTGGAACTGGATTTGAATTAAAAAACGCATCTACCGTGGTAAAACTATCATCGATATAATCCATAAATGCGATATGAACAATTAATTCATATTTCTTGACGTTGGTGGAAATCCAATCAACAACTCTTTTCGTTTCATCGTCGATTTGCGGTCTTCCTTTTGCTTCAGAATATTTTTGGGAGTTAGTATATATGTTATTTTTGGTTATTTCAAAAATTTCAGAGTCCAACATACACATTGCTAAAATATCTGGAATAATATCGCTCGCAGATTCGCCACACATCATGGCTGAAGCTACATTGCGTTGTGATTCGACTTCGTTTTCGACATCATCATACGTTGTAATTCGTTTTTTCATATCTTCGCCCTTTTCAGTCGTCCAATTCAGTTTAAGGTTATCTGGTAGATCAACTGTTGGATTAGGGTGTGGGATAAGTGATATTTTCATACAAACATATGGTTCTAATCTTCCTTCTTCAACGTTTCGTGCTCTATCTGCTCTATTGATTGGGTCTGTGAGTGTTCCATCTGTTTTATATATTTGACTTCGTATTCGTATGTCTCCATCTGGATCTAACATACCCATCAAAACCATTGAAGATAACGAAGACGATGAAACCACTTTTAATGAACGAAGATTCTCAATAATTGTTTTCGGAATTGTATCAGGGGGGTTACTATTAAAGTCTCTTTGATACACTGGAATCCATCGTTGGTCAGGTGTTCCTTTATTTTCTAATATGCTCAATTTGGTGCCTCCATATTGAGGGTTGCGATGACTCATTAAATACTATATAATAATTCGTTATTTAATTTTATTATTATACACCAAATTCGGTTGTCATCACTCCATCTCCAATTTCACCCAACATGGCTTATACACCGCATTGGTAAGTTCGCCCTTGATTTTACGAGAGAATTCCGGAAATGATATCTTGATTTTCGAATCTTCGCCCGTTTTGACAAAATGATTCAGCTGTTTATATAATTCACGTATCGCCGGATACGAAATATTCATCTGTAGTTCAGTCAGCTTATCGATAATCGGACGCACTTGTTCTCGGCGTTGTTCAATTGTGCGTTCTATTTGAACAGGAACCGTAGTATCAGCTTGTGCGTTTTGTTTTCCTTTTCCATTACGTCTCCTTTGCTTTCCTTTACCACAACGTCTATTATCAGTAGGTATATCTGAACTGGGTATAGTGCTCGACGCATCAGCATCTTCTGTGATGGAATGAACGGAAGAAGCAGCAGCCTCGATATGAATATCAGTGATATCTTCAGGGATAAGGATGGATTCAGTGCGCCAATTATCTTCGAATGACTTTGGTTCATGAAGCGTTGGTGTAGGTGTTAGCATCGGCAGTAACAACGGTGATGAACTTGAATGTTCGATTACGCCATTAACTACGCCATTAACTACGCCATTGACATTTGTGCATGAAGCGCTTACATCCATTGACATTGATGTTCCCATTTACTACAATAAGATACAATAAACTACATTTTTTATACCTATTTTATTGACATGTATGGACGCCTAAAATACCACGTCAAATTCGTCATTATACATTTTATCGCTTTTCTTAATTCCGACGACATCATGAAAGGTCTTACTTCGCATGAGCGGAACATTCGTTCTTATTTTCAGGTTTAAATGTGGATTCGTGAGGACTTGAACGAGAATCTCTCGGAAATTCGCATACTGACGATTCTGTATAGCATAATAAGTGTAGAAATTCAAGAAAGAACTATCTCGAACATGTTCATCTCTAGTAATATCACTTACGTCATCATATACATGACGGTGATATTTGTTAAGAGCATCTTCGCATATAGCAATTCCTGTTACATCGGCCAAATTTTCAGACAACGAGAGATTGCCGTCAATGACAAGTCCATCCTTTCGAGAGATTTTTTCATACTGACGGCGAATTGCGTCAATTTTGCGTTCATATGTTACGACGTCGTCCATACTCCACCAGTTTTTAATCACACCTTTATGGTTATAGATTCGTGAATTCACATGAAGTGCGTGAGAGATTTCATGACCGAAAGTAAAACCGACCGATGCGAGATCATATTCATAACCCCGTCCAAACTGAACATTCATACTATGCATATAAGCAGTCGGAATATAGATACTATTCGAGGTTGGTGTATAATATGCGTTTACAACAAAGGAATGATACCCAGTAAATTTCATCGTCCCCCAGTTCATAATTTCTAGGTCTTCTGATGTTAATAGAGAATCACCTGTTGTCTCTCCACATGAAACGTGATGTCTGGCAATATACTTCGTTCGCTGGACACTTCGTTTAAGTAAATTGCCCCATGCGTCTTTGGGGTCATATTCTAGGTTTGTTGGATCCGGTGTCGAGAGATTTGCGTCGCCGATACGAAGTTTCATGGTATTGAGTTTCTTAAGTGCTCCTTTCTTTGTATATGCCGACATCCAAGTATTTCGCATAATACGTGCCTTATAGCATTCCAACATTGTGTTGGCAATCTCTCGAACTTTCGAAATCATTTCTTCATTTTTGTGTCGTCGGGTAAATTCATCTGTCATTGTCTTTGGAAACGCATACGCCAATCCAATTATCGGGAAATATTCTCTCGGAAAGTGCGTATCCTTTCCACGAATAAGTGTATCGTTGAAGTCAAGATACATCTCTCGCCACTTGTCATGGAAACAGATAAGCTGGCGTAAATACATGAAATACCAGTAACTTTTCCATGCGTGAGACGCCCATTCCCTTTTGAGGAGAACCATAATCGAAGACAGATAACCGACTTGACTTACTATGAAATAAGGCGGAACATCCTCCTCGCCATACCCAATCCATTTCGCCATCTCTGGCCAGTCAATACCAACAAGTGACATCGCATCTTTCGAGAGAATTCTTGTAGCCCCTCGAATATTATTTTTATAATGGGGAAGTTTCAAGCGTTCCCGAATATCTGCGTCTCTGAAATGCGTGTAATCACCAGCTTCACAATCACAGTTGTGGTGTTTTACATGTTTCGGAACTGACGCACATGAGAGATGCGGTGGTTTATTGGATTGTTTTTTCAAATCATACATATTAGCGTAACTTTCATCAAAACGGCAATCTAAGTTGTTCATGTATGTCAGTATTTTACACTCGATTTCATAGACATCACTCACCTTAATATTATGGGTGGTTTCATAATCACGACCCAAGCATTTTGTGAAAACATCATCGATAAAACGCAGAAACGCATTCGTAATTCGTTTTTTATATTTTAAATATTCAACCGTTTTCATTTCCGGACCTTCGGCATCAGAATGTTCAGATGCGCCGGATCCCCCACCCCCATACTGTTTTTGACGTATGACCTTGCTAGTGCTTACATTTAAACGAACACCACGCATCTGTTTTTCGAGAATGCTGTCGGTAAGATAAAACCGATAATCATATAATGAAAGAGACGGAGTTCCAATATGCGCAGAAAGTTTTCCCGGAGTATATTCGTCAGGATATACGTTCCAAACGACCGGAAGTGCCCACTTCACCATCTCATTCTGGTTCATGACGCCTAGAAATTTATAAAGGTTGTTTTCGCATATGAGATCATTGTATAATTTACAAAATTCAGAAATATGACCAAGAATAGGTTCCGGATGTAAATCACGAAACGAAGCAAACATATTTTTCATTTGTTTTGCTTTGATGCTATTGCTGTTATGCTGTGTATAATCATGTATCATGTCGATCGTATTTTTGAACATCTCGTCCTGAATTAATTTAAAATTGTCTAAAGGCCTTATGTATTTCAATTCTCTCGGAAGTGTCTTCGGGACTTCTCTCAACCATTTCTGATTTGCCCATAAATAAAAGTTGTTGGCACGGAGATCCATATCCCGTTTGCGTTGTGTGATGTGAGTTTGATATTTATCATGATGAGGATCACGATGCCGATGTCGATTGCGACGACGGTCTTCATTGTATCGAGTATGTCGGTGTTTTTTTGTATGTGTCATTACACCAATATATATGACAGTATATACGACAGTATATGAACGTTATAAACTATGGGTTATATATTGGTGAGAATATATTAACACCTTAAATGCGGCCGTTTGACAGCACGGTTATACAAGTTACAGTCTGGTTTGAATATCTTGCTCTTAATGAAGTAAGGTGCGCCCATTGAAGAACCGTGATATTGTCCAGCGTTGCCGGCAGCAACACCGTATGCCGACTTAAACGACGCACCATTCTTTGTAATCGTTTCGAGCTTTAATCTCTCGAGACGAGTACCAGCACTTACCGCACCTTGAACGCCATATTTCGCATTATTCGGTTTATGAATCACTGTTGTTCGACATTTGGCACGGTCGGAGGCATCGGGATAAATTCTCTCAGCATTTCCACAATTGGTTGAATAATATACCTGTGATCCGGTTTTTGAATCACTCGGATTTACAGGGGTGCCATCGGCAAGAATGTATTGATTGGGAGTCGCCGACATCTTCGAAAATGTCTGCTGTTGTTGATATGTCCGGCATCTTGCTTGAAGGTAGGACGCAGTATTCGTATGATACGCCCGACTCACATTTGTATTCCCACTACGAATGATACGTTTTTTCGGGTTGAATGAGAGATTCTTGGTTTCGTAAATTCCAGTATTGATTTGATACGAACCTGGCTGACCTGGAACACCCACCTGTTTATAACCGGGATTCTGTATGATTTCATCAGGCATACATTCGCGCAAGAAGGGTCGGGAAATATCTTCTACGACGTAGTTTTGTTTGGAAGCAACACGAGTATCACAACCACACGCAGTTCCTCGAAAAACAATACCACCCGGACGGTCGATGAAACCAATCGTGGGACGAGACTTATTTGTGGAAGATGGCATTAAACTTTTACGCCAGTGTTTGATAGGTCGTGGGCGAAAGCTTGACCGTTTAATAACATTCTTGGTTTGAGGAAATTCACAGCATTTAGTATCACGTCCAAAGTCGTTGAGAGGATTGCCTTCTGTGGATGGTCCATTTTCAGCGGGTCGTGTATATCCTGGAAATACACTTCGAGTCGTGGATTGCTTGGTAGAACGAATCGCCACCTTTATTGTTCTAAAATTAAGCGGCCATGACACATAATTCTTGCTCATTTTATGTATTCGTATATATCAAGTAGATATAGTTTAATTTAGATAATATAATGTTCGAATATATTCAGTTTTATACAAAGAACCTCTCGAACTTCACGATTTTACTTCTCATTGGTGTCATAATTGCGATATTGGATATTACGATTCGGAACGTTGTTCGAGACGTCTATCTAAATGTTCGAGAGAATATGCTTGGTCGAGAAGGAATGGAAAACAAATCAAAGAATGTAAAAAGTGGCGGTAGTGCTAGTAGTGACAGCGGCACTGACGGCAGCAGTGTTTGCCCCAAAGATTGTAGTGCTGTCGAAGCATTACGAACTAAACTTACAGGATTAATCGAAAACGCCGCTAAACTTCAAAATCAAATTAAAGAAAATAATGAAACAATCAAAAATCAACATAAAACCATTGAAAATATGCAAAAGAGCGTACAAAAATTAGTTCAAAAATCAAAGTAATAAAATAAGTGGAAATAGTAAAGAGTTTCGGTTACGAACATGATATATAATTCATTTATTCATGATAACGGAAGCACCATAAATGACGTATTTAGGTCAAATGTATTACAATTTGTAAATGATTCAGAAACTCACCCGATTGTAAAATATAAAGGTTTTATTATTGCCTCGATACTTGTAATTGCCGGTATCGTTATTTTATTATTATTTAATCATGACAAGTTATTGAATCATTCATTTTGGAAACATTTGTTTATTCCAGTATCAGAGTTGAGAGATAAACATATTTTTATCAAGAAACGAAGTGGCGAGGATGATGATGATGTGCTATTTGGTTATGATTATAAATATCGTGATAGCGAAGCTGCTATTTTTCGAGAAGCAATAGAAGGGATGACCACGAATAAAGCAACGACGACGACGACGACGACGACGACGACGTCGAAATCCAAACCAAAGGTGAATGCTGATATAGAAAGTGCTGAAAAGAACAAGAAAACACCTTGTGCGACTGATTGTTCTCAATACGTCGAACTAAAGGGAAAAATAAATGATCTATCAAAATATGTAAATGCGGTGAAAGATCAAACCGACGAAATTAAACAAACATCGGAAAAATTACAAGAATTAGGAAAACAGATTGAAGATTTGAATAAATCACTTTCGCCGGGAGGTCAAGTAAATATAAAGTTATAAATATGTGTCAATACAAAGAAATCAATAATTTAATCTAATGATAACATAATAGTTAATAACGCACCGTTGTAATAGAACATTATGTCATCATTATTAGGTCCATCCTATGATTATTGGAAAAGTATTAAACAGCCGGAGGAAATGGGCATGTCGCCTGGATTTTCACTCGGTGCGCTTGCTACGAATGTAGATGGACTTTTATCTTATGTTGAAGTTCTTATTTCAGGAACGGGTAATGCGAGTGTTACAGGGAAACCCCTCGGAAATAAGTTTTTCTTAAAGACAACTGGACAGTGTAGTAAAACAACAGTCGAAAAATGGAAAAAGGAGCGAGATGAAGATGAAGCATGGGAGAAAGCATATCAAGATGTAGAAAACAAATTAGGAGCAAAGGAAATAACAGAGGATCAGGCTACAAAACTGAAAAATGCGCTTAATGAACAAAAGAAAAAAAGAGAAGAAGAACGTAACCAAGAGAAAGAAAAGGTAGAACGATGGATTTATGTAAATAATATACCAGATGGCTCGATTCCGTTTATTTCGAGTGGTGCTGATGGACGTGGGTTTCAATCATTACGGGGTCTTATTCCCGGTGCGCTTGGAAATCTAGGAGCATTAAATCCAGTTCAGTTATTTAACGGATTTACAGCAGGAACATATCCGGATTGTGCTAAAATAACACTAGAAACCGTGAATAATGACAATCAAAAAAAAAATGAAACCCAATATATTGCGATGATAGACATGGTTCAACTGAATCCTTGTAGCTTTCCGGGTCGTTATAATCCTGCCTCTGGTAAATCATGTCAGGTCAGAAGCGATGGATTTCGTGAAATGAATAGCGTGGCCACACCCACTATGAGTTCTATGTCTGTTATCCAAAAAGAAAACCCAAGCGATATATATGGAAGTTTAGCAGGTTCATCGGGTCTCGCTTATCAGACAACACATCGCAGTCCGTTAAGTTATAATATTGATATTACAAAGTCTTCCCCGATGACCGAATTAAATTTTGATACATTTCAACCGAATGAAGTCAGTTCAGGAACGAGAGATACAGATTCACATACGTCATCGTATGTCAATGCTCGCGAGGTAATTACACGACACAATCAAAACGCATCATCGTTTTATAAAGAACCTATATCTACAACACACCAATTGTCTGGAAATAACACTAGTTCGGATGATAATGATACACGGTCATTTTATGATGACCTTGTAAATCAACTTTCATCTTTGATGGAGCGAACAAGTCATGACGACTATCAAACCAGTGGCGAAGATTTATCAACAATTCGTGGTGATGTAATGTCACAAATATATTACTATGGAGTTAGTGTGCTTCTTTTATATGTATTTTATAGACTCCTGTATAAAAAGAGAAACTAATGTATGATAAATACATATACAGTATTGATCATATTTGACGATTTATTTTTTATAATTACGCAAGGTTTGATGACGGTTACGACGCTTGTGGTGACGATGTGTTGATGCTTTTTTGTTTGTAGAATGAACATAATGACTTCGTCCGCCGTTAATTGATGACGAAGATGGTTGTTGTCCCGGCGTCGTTATTTCATTCACAGGGACTTCTGGTAAGGGAGAACCTTGAATTGCTGGGGTAAGTCCAGCGGCGTTATCGGAATCGGACAACTTAGGACCAGAAGACTCAGAATCAGAATCAGAATCAGAAGACTCAGACATTGATACTGATTCATTCGCATTTAATGAGTCGGTTGGCTCAATAGGAGCCGGTTCAACAGAGTTATCGAGAACTGTTTCTTGGAGGGGAGGAGCGAGGGGAGGAGCAGCGGGTTCAGCAGCGGGTTCAACGGCGGGTTCAACGGTGGGTTCAGCAGCGAGAGAAGCGATGGGAGGAGCGATGGGAGGAGCGACGGGAGGAGCGATGGGAGGAGCAGCGGGTTCAACGGCGGGTTCAGCAGCGGGAGGAGCGGCGGGAGGAGCGGCGGGAGGAGCGACAATATCTGACTCTGACACTTGGCTAGATACTGAACTATCTTGAGACAAATCTAACTGTAATCCGTCAAGTGGATAGTTATTATTTTTTAAATGTTCAACGAGAGCTTCCTTAAAAGCAGTAAGCGCACCTTGTGATGCTGTAAAAGCTGCGATTAACGTGGTCACTTTACTCTCATCTAACTTTTTTTCTTCTGCCTTTTGATTTTCCATTTTACTTTTCAAAGCATTATGGTCTGCTTTGAGTTTTTCATATTTTTCACGAAGTGTGTTCATTTTTTGTGCGATCATGTCAAAATCATTACCGTTTTCATCCTCATCCTCATCTTCTTCTTCGCTTACTTCGCTTACTTCGCTTACTTCGCTTACGTCGCTTACGTCGCTTACTTCGCTTTCTTCGCTTTTTTCGCTTTCTTCGCTTTCACTCTCGTCTGGTTTTTCTTCATCTTTATTTGATGAACCCATTCCAAATAAACCACTCAGCATACTGGGTTTGTCTTTTGTTTCTTCATTCACTTCTTTGGGTTCAGCAGCAGCAGGAGCAGGGGCAGGGGCAGGAGCAGGGGCAGGGGCAGGGGCAGGAGCAGGAGCAGGATCAGCAGCAGCAGGGGCAGGGGCAATATTTAATTTTTCCTTAATTGTATCCAAAATACCTTTATTTTGTGCTTCTCCATTAGGGGGAGAAACATCAGCTGACGGTTTATCATTCTCATTCTCATTTTTCTTTTCAGAATTCTTAAAAAAATCTAATAAAGCACCTCCTTTTTGCGGTTCTTTCATTTGTCGCTGTTTTGCATACTGCTGTGTTATGCTAGATATACTTGACATGATACTATTCTGATATAATATGATATAATATTGTATCATATTATTGATTTCATGAAAAAGTGCGCATACATGGAACATGATATCCAGCCTAGATGTTTAAATCTTGATACGCTTATGGAGCTCAAGAGCGACAAGACCACCGGCGATCTGAGCAAGGATGTAAGGAACAACATCAGACATCGGAATCTTTCCAGCAGCAGCCATCATCACAGTCACGGCAGAGTTGAAGTGGCCACCGGAGATGTGACCACCAAGCATAATTGCGATGGCCAACGCAGCACCGATCGCAATAGCGTTGCCGGTAGCGATGATAACATAAAGGAAGAACACACTTCCAAGAAACTCAACCAAATACTTGTTCAACATTGTTAATATTCGTGTTATACAGTATTTTTATAAAAAAAGTTTATCCTAAATGAGATGAAAATCTTTCAATCTTTCTAAATTACATAAAGAAACCTTTAGGACAAGGACAAGGACAACAATGAACGTATTATTATCTATACAATTAGTAATATAATTAGTAATATTAGTAATATAATTAGTAATAATAGCATGTCGCTTATTGAAAAGACATTTGAAACTCTAAATGCGTCGAATTGGTATAATAAAGTTACGAAAAGCGGGACAGCAGCGACACAATCATTCACTGGAACCGACCCGAATGTTCAACTTCAGATTGTGGATGGAACGAGTGGTGTCACTGGTAGTGTGACATATCCTGAATTTTTAATTAATCCTGAACTCAATTCATTTGAATTCACTACTGATATTTCTTGGTCGCCAACCCTAGGGGGAGGTGGTGATTATTATGAACTAATATTCGGAAGCACGATGCAATTGAGAATATTATTCCAGTTTTATAATGGATATACTAATAATGGATTGTCGGGTACGGGTGTGTATATCATAAATACAAACGGTGTAGCAGTTCTAAAAAGCACCACCGCACCCGGACCAACTGGATCCGGTGACAATACGTGGTTTCCCGTTCGGGTTCTTTATGACAAGAACGCAGCCAATACATGGACAGTTATGATAAATGGGACGACTGTTTTGACATATGCCGACCCGAATGTGAATACATGGCAGAATGTTGCTAATAACAAAGGAGTTACAATTTATAGTTATTCCGGTGGTAGCTTACGAATGGCGTTATCCGTGCGTCGCCTGGGTTTAACATACAAGGCGATGATGCCCGTTTTGACCTTACAGACAGGAGCGATGCCGCAAAAGTTCTACCCATCTGCCGACGACTCTACCTTTTCTAGTAACCGTGCGGCATATATGCGCACATATTACCCGCGCATCACCGACTCTGCCAACGCTGCTCAGCTAACGAAACAAAAACTGATTTACAATCGCCATGACGCGTCATCACGCATGGAACGTCTGAAACTTCAGGCGATTGGTAAAAGCTCATTACGTGTCAAAGAAACCGAGAATATCCAATTTAAAGCACCTAATGTGAATGATGTTCGTGAGGCACTTTCACGTGCGAGGGCACAGGGATATGTTGTTCCACCTAAATTCCGATAATCTTCTACTACTAAGTTTCGCTTATGATAAAACCACACACATATCGGTGTTATCATATTCGTATTCGTATTCGTATTCGTATTAACGGCGAATCGCACGGATTGCTGACTGAGCAGCATTATTTGCGCCACCAAACCCGGCATCATTGTAGTTGCGGTTCATCGCCATCTGCTTCCGAAACCGAGTATAATCAGAACCGTCATAAACAAATTTCGTGTTACATGTTGCGGAAGGAATGCCGGTTCCATCCGACTGAACATGAACGCCTCCTGCCAAACCACGCCAACCGGACGTAATACTTTGCTTTGCGCTGGTAACCTGATTTGAGCCACCAGAACTATAGTATTGACGAGAAAGATAATCGCCCGCATTATTTACGACACGAAAAGGAGTTGCCGCCGGAACACGACCGCCCAATTTTTCACTTGCTGCTGCTCCATTCCACGCCTTACGAAGAGTAAAACGCATCGTCTCTAATTCGGAACTTCCTTTGAGCGTTCCATTTGAAACTGGATGAGGCGAAATACCTTTTACACCACCGCCTAAAGTAAAATTCATTTGGTTTGTTGTTTGTATTATATATTATAAGTTATAAAATTATAAGTTATAAAATTATATTGTCGATTGTTCAATCGTCTATTTCTTTGCGGGAAAACGGTTGTCAAGCACACGATTTACGCCCCATGATGCGGCACCGCCAATAACACCACCGACGATTGTCTTTCCGACAAATGCAGCACCTGCGATTACGATCGGCGCAACTTTTGTGTCGGGGGCGTCGGCGAATGAGTGCGCTACGACGTTCGATGATGAAAAATCCATGGTATTCAAAATTGTTTGATATGAATAGAATAGATAAAAAATGTTTATTATGTTTTTATTATGATTTTAATGTTTTTATTATGTTTTTTGATATATCCTAAACTAGATTGGCACAAGAAAGCATTAAAAAGCATAGATTATCACAGAGTCAAGTGAAATGATACGCATCAATGGAACGACAATTACGTCATAATCCTCGGCGCCACATTCATCGTCGCCAGCTCTTGAAAGAGTAACTTACACGCATAAGGGATCTGAACCAACGCAAAGTCCGACCGGTTATCACATGTTTTACAAAAGTGGATACTTCGTTCAGTATTATATGACGCAATAATCCCGCATTTTCGACATACATGAACTTCATATTTGTCAGAGCAGTCATACATACGCCCTTTCGTAAATCTCGAAGCACCGTGCCCCACCATCGCATCACGCTCCATCTCACCAAAACGTAAGCCACCATCACGGCTACGACCCTCCGCAGGTTGATGCGTGAAATTCACCATTGGACCGATTGAACGACTATGTTGCTTGTCATTCACCATATGTTTCAGTCGTTGGTAAAATACCGGTCCGATAAATATGTCCGATTTAATTTGTTCGCCGGTAAGACCGTTATATAATAGTTCATTGCCGTTCATTTCAAATCCTACCTTCAAAAGCTCCTTGCTAATATCCTTAATATCATATTCGCCAAACGATGTCCCGTCTCCAAATAACCCTAAATTCACGAGAACTTTACCGAGAAGGGTCTCCTTCAGCTGCCCGATCGTCATACGAGACGGAATCGCATGTGGGTTGATAATGATATCTGGACGAATTCCATCTTTGGTGAAAGGCATATCGCGTTCTGGTATAATATTACCGATCGTGCCTTTCTGTCCCATTCTACTAGATACCTTATCACCGATGACTGGTTTGCGAAATGCTCGAACACGAACTTTACAAAAGCAATATCCTTCGCCATTGCTGTCAATATAACTCTTATCCACATAACATTCCTCTGAAGTATGATACACACGACTAATATCCTCGTATTTCACGAGTTTAGTCGGATCATTTCGATTGTCTTTGATCGGAATCACCTTGCCCATAATAATATCGCGGTTTTCGATGAAAGTATTCGCAGGCATCACACCACGTTGATTCAGTTTGTCGTAATTCCCGAATTTCATACCTTTCGTTTTGGAAGCATCGGGGTGGCATCGGATCTCTTCATCACCGTTGATTTTCTTGTCCTCATCTTTCTCTGTATGGTAGATGGTCGCAGAGAACATTCCGCGGTCAATCGCACCCTGATTTACGAGAACCGAATCTTCCTGATTGTAGCCGGTATAGGACATGATTGCGACGATGAGTGGCGCACCGGATGGAATTTCCGCAAGTTGAATCATTTGCATGAGACGGGTATCCACGAGAGGGCGGTGGGGGTAAGTAAGAACATATGCGGTCTTGTCCATGCGGCGCTGGTAGTTGGTCACATAGATGCCGATAGCTTGCTTACCCATGGCGCAGTTCGAACTCGCAAAACCATCACCAGCAATAAACGAATGATTTTCGCTTTCAACTTCGATATCAGAGACAAGACGATTGCTTACTGGGACGATGCTATGAATGCGTGTGAATGTCAAATCCCAATTGTAAAATGTCAGGTCAAACACACCCACACGCAATTCGCTGTCTTGAATCAAATCCTTCACCGTTTTCCAACCAGCGTTGGTTGAGAACTTGTGGTCTTCCGTTGCGATGATTTCTCGTCCAGATATGGTGGTAATCTTATAGACCGGTTGTGTGTTTTCTTGGATGAAATGATTCACGACACGGGTCTTGCTTACTTCAAATGTAGTCGGATGATACGTCATTACTTCATCACCTACTTTTACATCCTTGATTGGGACACGACGACCATCACTCATTTGAACTGTCTCGTTGATATCTAAGCACTGATACGTATTCCTAGGTGCCTGATTATGCTCCGGAAACGGAATACATGACGCCAAAATCCCGAAAATCGTGCTCGGATGAATCTCGCAGTGTGAATACTTGTATATATACGGGTTCGTGGTATCCGTTTCATTCCGATATAAATGATGCGGACGCATCGCAATCATACTGAACGCCTGTTCATCTGGATCGATATATTCAATTACACCATGAGCATTTGCGCCTGAAGACGCTGAAATATGCGTGAGAAGGTCATCCCAACCAATATCACGAGCAGCCACCCGCTCTATCATATCACGTGTAATATAAAGCTCATTTGTTTCAGGATTCACCAACAACAATGGACGCATCATACGTCCTGCGTCATTACAAATCCGGATTTCCGCATTCGGATAATCAAAGACAACCGATGTGTAAATATTGATAATTCCGCGCCATTTCTTCAATTTGAATTCTCGGTAAAGTCGCATAGGGTCACGTGTAATGCCAACCCATATACCATTTACAAATACTTTGACTTGACGAAACGTATCTTTTGGTGTTAAGGTTTCTACACGCTCGATATACTCATCAATATACGCATGAAGTGATGCTGGATTACTGTGAATTGTGACATGACTAAGATAGCTGATATTCTTCACAACACCGATACTTCCACCCTCTGGTGTCTCTGCGGGGCAAAGAAACCCCCATGATGTATTGTGTAATTTACGCGGGGGAACCAATTTACCACTCTTGTCAATTGGAGTATTCAAACGACGAAGATGACTCAAACTTGATGAATACGTGAGACGGTTCAACACCTGCGCAACCCCAACCTTATTGCTTGTCATACTCTTAATACCAAAATCACCGGTCGATAACGCACGTTTGAGTCCATTTTCAATTGTCGTTGATTTGATGATTTTATACATATTTGTGTCATTGATAATAGCCAAATAATCCTCGGTCGAACGCCATGACCCAGTATTGATCTCACGAACGACTTGTTTTGACATGTCTTTCACAAGCTTGTTGAAGTAGTTACGAAAGAGGTTGTTCAAGAGTGCTCCGGTTAAATCAACACGCTTGTTCAAATAAGAATCACGGTCATCCTGTTTGTTGATTTCGAAGAATGCGCACAGTAATTTATGTGCCATATATCCCAAGAAGAATATTCTTTGTTTATCAGTATTGCAGTGGGGAAACAAATCGTTGTGAAGGACTTCTTGTGCGAATTCACGTTTCTTCATCGCACCGCTTTCTTTGTCCATGTTGATGGGAGTAAATATGACCTGCGTAGTAATATAACGTATTGCGTCCTCTTGTGTCATAATTCCATTTGCGTCGATGATCGATGCCTGAAGTGATTCTAATAATTTTGTTGTTACCGATGATGTTGGCACACCATCTTTTGCGTTGTTATTGCCGCTGTTATTGTCGCCGGTCTCGGTGATATTATATACGATGTATTCGCATATTTCAAGGTCAGATATGACACCGAGTGCGCGAAACACGACGAATAATGGAACCGGCTGTTTCATTCTTGGAATTTGAATGACGAGAGGGTGTCCAAATCCGTTCTGTTTTGCGACAACCATCATATTGATTTGTTTTGGAGAAATACATTTCGAATCAGGGATCGACTTTATCTCGGCAACATAACGCCATTTATTGTTATTCTTTGCGACGTTGTAACAGAGAACCTTATTTTCAGCAGCACGTTCTTGTCCAAGAACCGTTTTTTCGCTTCCATTGATGATGAAATATCCTCCTGCGTCATATGGACATTCTCCTGTGATATTATGGTCGAGATGATTATGCTGTGTAAGAACACAAATACACGATTTCAACATGATTGGCATTTTTCCTATTTGAATTTTTGGAAACACTTTGTGATGAATGGTAACTGGTTGGTCGGCTCCGCCGTCTGACCCGCTTGAACCACGAACAATATACTTCACATTCATATCCACAGTCATCATCGACGCATATGTGAAATTACGTAAGCGTGCTTCTTGTGGAAAGAGTATTTTGGTCGCACCCGTATTCTCATGAATTTGCGGACGCGATAAGTATAAGTTTGTGAAATTCACTTCAACTTCAAGACGATACCTTTGGGTCGTTTTGTCGTAGTCTTGATCTGATGTGATTTTCACCGGATTGAACATATCAATGGTTCGTTTCAATTGAATGTTAATCATATCATTATACGATTCGATTTGATGTCGCACCAGTTGTTCAAGATGTTTTCCTTCAAAATATGAACCAATAATCGTCCATGGTTCTTCAATATAATTGCCAATACGATTATGGATTTTCTCTTTGAGTGATTCTGATGCTTCTTGTGAGATATATGCGCCATTTGCGTATCTTGGATTCAGCTGTTCATATGTTGCTTCATGATGCGCCGTGGCTTCATCATGATGTATTATTTCTTGATGTTTGTCATTATTGTTTTCGTCATTATTGTTTTCGTCATTATTGTTATTGATATTGATTTTTTCCTTTTCTGTATCGACATGCGTCTGTTTGGGCTTACGAACAAGTTTTGGCATTTGAAATAACAATAATGTGTTGAAGTGATATATGTCGGAGTAAGCTATATTGTGTTTTCAATTTATTTTTATGTTGTTTTCAAATGTTATTCGTCATGGTAATTCACATAAACAGATATAAACCGTATTTATTTATTCTATTACACTGTAAGAAGACGACGATAGAATAACAACGTCTCTACTTAATCAAATGTCATTTTCTACCAGTAACAATACCAGTAACAATACCAGTAACAATACCAGTAACAATACCAGTAACAATACCAGTAACAATACCAGTAACAATACCAGTAACAATACCAGTAACAATAACAATGAAACACATTTACGAAGAAAACGGCGTTGGTATTATTCTCAACATCCAGATAATACAAACCGTAAGGACGACCAGAAAATTCAAAATGGAAATAGAGAGAATGGCAAAGACATGAATAAATGCGGACAACCAAATAAAAAAGCGAATCATTCAAAAACACCATCAGTTCCATCAACTACTGTCGATACACGTCAGCAATTATTGAAGCAATATGAAAAAGAACGGGAAGAAAATGATAAACAGGTAAGCAAGATGGAACAACAACTACATGAGTTTTTTCGTAAAACAAATACACCTTATTCATTTATTGATGATAAATGCATATACAACTTTACGCCTACTCTGGATACAAGTAAATCGACGCAAGAATCAAAAGAAGCAGGAAATGGATCAGACAAAAACACCAACTCCGGTGTTGGAATAACTTCGACGAATCCAGCAACCGCACCACAAGCAGTAAATCCATTTATAAATATGACATTTAATCCATTTACTCCATCCACCTCAAATTCGTTGTTTTCAAACGCATCAGCGTTGCCTACATTATGGACAACGATTTTTCCTATTAAAATCGTAGATACTACTGCTGCTGCGCCACAACCTGAAACGAAACATACTGTCGCAACACGAACTACAACAACTCACACCACTGTTCAGCCAGTTCTCATTGAAATATGCGAAAAAATAGAACATATTGATGACTTGATCGCATTATGTGATAAATATCCGTTGGCAGCAGATAAGCGATATAATATCAATATGGCGGCAATCCATGCGATACGTGAGCCTTTGTGTGATTTGTCAAATATGGTCGGAATGCTAACAATTAAACGAACGATCGTTGATCAGATCCTGTATTATTTACAAGAGCTTCATATTCCTGAAGTTAAAAAGAAAGCTGCCAACGATGAAAAAGTTCAGGAAGAAAATATATCAGATCAACCGAAACAACTAAATCCATTTGCTCCATCATTTTCGATGCCTGGATGGGAAGCGAATGCGTCTTCAGCAGAATCCATTTTTTCAACAAATGTGAAAAAGAACCCATGGGCAAATTTAAACGCCCCTTGTATGGACGACTTTGCTTTACCAGCAAAAGGCGATTTTATGCATACTGTTATTTATGGGCCTCCTGGCTCAGGTAAAACAGAAGTGGCGAAAATTATTGGCAGGATATTCAGTAATCTTGGTATATTGAACAAGAAAATATTCAAAAAGGTAAGTCGTAATGATCTTGTTGCTGGATATTTAGGACAAACCGCAATGAAAACAAAAGATATGATTAAAGCATCACTCGGGGGCGTATTGTTCATCGACGAAGCCTACTCACTTGGTAATTCAGAAAAACGAGATAGTTTTGCGAAGGAATGCGTAGATACATTATGCGAGGCGTTGAGTGAGCATAAACATAATTGGATGGTGATTATTGCTGGATATGAAAAAGAACTTAATGATTGTTTCTTTAGTTTGAATGAGGGGTTGAATTCACGTTTTACTTGGCGGTTTAAGTTAGATTCATATAAACCATGTGAATTAAAGGCAATTTATGAGAAACAAATTCGTGATTATGGTTGGAGCGTTGCGACTCCATTGGCTATAACAAATGAAAAGCAATCCGACACAAAAGCAAAAACCGAGACGGATATAGATATGAACGTGCTCCCTGAGTCGTGGTTTGCTTCAAAAATGGATTATTTTACAACGTATGGTCGAGACATGGAGACATTATTTACTAAAACAAAAATCGCACATAGTCGTCGTGTATTCTGTCTTCCTATGTGCGAGAAAAAAATCATAACATTCGCTGATTTAGAGAATGGATTCAAATTATTTATTGAAAACCCAGAAGTAAGTGAAAGAAAAGAAAAAAATGGTGGAGGACCGTATATGAAGACGTTATATTTATAAATATATACTCGTAGTATCTTATAAGTTATATATAAGACAACGTAATACGAGGTGCTTCGAATGAGTGAAAAAAAAAGTGTCACTATCGATTCGAATTCGTTATTGGGTGGAAGCGGAATTGCTTCAAAACGAAAATCAACACGACGAGCCAACAGTAATGGCGAACGTAAAATACGACCAAGTTCGATTGTTCAACCCAGCACACTAAAAAAAACACTGCTCGAACGGATTAAACAACATCAACGAACAAGAGAACGTTCAAGTTCAAGGGAAGAAACAGAAACGACAAAACCAGAGACGAAGCCGACCGATAGTGTGGGTGGCATAGCTGATAATTTTTCACAATCCATTGATTTTCTTCGTAAATTGGCGATGAAACGCCGACAACATACACAGAAAACTCATCGACCGTGTGTTTCTGCTTCATCGAGCACTACGCCTGAATCTCAAATGTTGAATAAAGTGTCGGACACATTACGTAACGGTGAAATTATAACAAATACTGGGTTGCTTGGATTACCGGTGGTTCCGACGCTCATTTCAGAGCAACCGTCGGTGACATCGAGTGTTATGACAACGTCGTCGCCGATGTCGATGTCGATGTCGTCGCCGATGTCGATGTCGATGCCGATGCCGATGTCGATGCCGATGTCGATGCCGATGCCTACGCCGGTGATACCTGAAACACAGTTATCCATTCAACCAGAAATACCTCCAAAAATAACAGAATTAGCCGATATGTATAATAATACAATTTCTTCCATGACAACAACGCCAGATACAAGCACAACTTCCAGTAATCAAAACAGCACTGATACAACTACCGCAACAGAACCACCATTCCATATCCCTCAAAAACCAGAAGAGTATCTTCCTTCTATTTTTATAAAAGAAGAACCACCTCATGGTTGTTTAAAAAATGGGAAAAAACCGACATTTCGAGAATGGGCAACTAAAATGTTGGGAGTGGGAGGTTCGAACCCTCACGACGGTGGTGCGACGGGTGGAGGCGGGAGTCTCGGTGAGAGTGGCGGCGGGGGCGGCGGTGTAGGGAGTAGCGGTGGTGTAGGGAGTAGCGGCGGTGTAGGGAGTAGCGGCGGGGGCGGTGGTGTAGGGGGCGGCGGCACCCATGATATCGACCCCTCACAAATCGCTGGGATGCGTGTTAAAATCCGTAAAACAAATAAAAAACGTTACCGTATCGGAAAACATGATGATGTTGTCGGTGTGTTATTAAAAAATAAACAAACACAGCGACATATACAAAGTCAGCATTTATCACTAAAACAGAAGACAATCGGCGAAATACGAAAATATTTGTATGATCATCATTTATTAAAGATCGGGTCAAACGCACCGCCAGATGTTCTTCGCCGTATGTATGAAGACGCAATATTAACAGGCGAAGTAAAAAATACAAATGACGGTATCATGTTACATAATTTTATGTCGGGCGGAGGCGAGTAATTGCGTAGTGCTCGCATTCCATTCCATTCCATTAACAATGTGTGCATATATACACGATATTCTCAGGCATCGAATGTGTATCTATATTTCTACTTTCACTGCTCGTCGGAAATAACAAATCGTCTATGGTGCGTCCATGAATATGAAACTTTCGTGCCTTCTTCAAAAGAATTGGGATAAAATGCTGTTGGCGTTTTTGAATAATATCGTCATAAATAAACTGTATAACATAATCAACAAGATATGATTCGAGTCTTTGAAATCTCGGATCACTTTGTCCAATATTACCAATCTCGCATGTATCACTGTGCCTATTTATATTATTACGTCGAATATTATCTTCATTTGCGTCATAATAATCACTAATCCGTATTGGAATATTAAACTTATAGTTCCAGAATGTATCACAAGAAATGCGCACATCGAGTGTAGTGATTGATTTCTTCCGTCCAGCATAAGCAGATGTCATGTCGTGTCGTGTCGTTGTTACGTTACGTTTCAGTAGATGAACATGTAGTTATGCTTTTAAGCCATATATAACAATAACAAACATAAACTGATAATGATATACAATATAATATCGAATTCATGAACATTACGATTCGCTTACCAAGAACAGATGAATGGACTTCATCTCCTCGACATCTTACGCCATGTATGCGTGAAGCATATGCCAACTACAAAGAAGACCCAGAACATCTTCATTTTCGAGAAAAACCTTATGTCACGGATCAATGGATCGTATATCGTCCGGACAATGATCCTTATTCGCCCACGTATATCGTGCCACGTAGCGACGCCTGTCCCGAACGTTTTCCAGCAATAAATCATCGACATATCACAACGGAGGTTCATGAATTGATGGAAAATAATCAAATTGCTATTCCAATCATCGACCTCAATGATATTTATGTGTTTCTAACAGACCATCCCCCGAATGAACCGAATTGGGTTTGCGCCCGTTCGTATCAAATATGGGCATATCGCGATTACGTATATGATCGTAACCGTTCGGTAAAAAAGTCATATATTACGCACAATACAGATGCTTTTGTCTATGAAAATGATACCCATATGCTCGTAAATCAAATGGTTGTCATCGATGTTGCGAACGTTCCACCAAACATCGCATTCAATATCGCACGCAACAACAACAATAGCGTTTATTATGAAAAAAATAATCAAATGCGAACACGTATCCGAATTTGTGATAGTCAATTTGCGCGAATCGGATATCTTGGTTATTATATGCGGATAACGATGGATCCCGGTATGATTGTAAATTATCCGCCCGAACTTCCGCTACCATCGACTTCGCCGAACATTCTTTCAGTTTCACACATATCTCCTTTGGAAGAAATCAATCACGATAATGACGATAATGACGATAATGACGACCAACGGTGTATATTATGTGTTCGTTATCGTATAAATGTGCGGTTTTCTCCGTGCCAACATAATATTTGTTGCTCTGACTGTTATTCTAAGATGTCGAAAAATGTGTGCCCGATGTGTCGTGCGGATATTACGCAAGTGATGAATGTATAATAAAGACATCTAACGAGAGATATATATCATTGTAGCGTATTTATTGTTGCGTATTATCATTCGCTCATTCTTTAATAAATCATCATACTACACCGAGAATTGACGAGATGGCACTTATTAAAGAATATTTTACACTCACCGAAAAATATACTGCGGAATATGGCACGAAAACAGTCGTCCTTCTTCAAGTCGGGGCGTTTTTCGAGGTATATGGACAAATAATTACTCCGGAATCAGGAGCGGACGGTGGGACAATCATGTGTTCTGGAAGCCGTATTGACGATTTTTGTTCAATATGCGAACTGGCGAAGGCGAATAAAATCGCTGGGATTGTCATGGCGGGTTTTCGTGATTATGGTCTAGATAAGTATTTGAAGAAATTACAAGATGCCGGATATACTGCGGTTGTTTATGTTCAAGACGGAATAAAAACACCACCCGTCCGTTCGCTTCAAGGTATTTATTCGCCGGGCACCTATTTTTCGAGCGATATCACTGATGGCGGGGGTAGTTCATCGCTTTCAAACAATATTGCGTGTATTTGGATTGAGAAAATCTCTCGAACACTCATTATGGGAATGACAAACATTGATATTTATACAGGACGTTCAACCATTTTCGAGACAGAAAATAAAGACTCACATAATCCAACAACATATGATGAACTCGAGAGATTCATTTCGTCATATATACCGTCGGAAGTAATTCTTATTTCTAATCTCTCGACGAGAGAAGTGGAAGATGTTATTCATTATACGAATATACATGCGAAGGTGATTCATCGAGTATCGACCACGGGTGCGCATACAACGACCATAAAGGCCGAGAGATGCACGAAACAAATTTATCAAATGGAAGTATTACGCACCTTTTATCCGGAGGGTCGTGCCAAATCTCTCGAACAATCATTTATGAACTATACAATTGCCACACAATCACTGGTATATTTATTAAACTTCATCTATGAACACAATCCGAGTCTAGTTTCAAAGATTCAAGAACCGTTATTTGAAAACATGTCGGATAGATTAATTCTCGCAAATCATTCTTTACGTCAGTTGAATATCATCGATGATGGGAATGTAAGTGTGGGCGGTGGTGGCGGTGGCGGTGGCGGTGGCGGTGGCGGTGGCGGTGTGGGGTCTCGTCTTAGTTCAGTGTTGTCGCTTCTCAATCATACACTTACACCAATGGGTTCTCGTGCTTACAAATATGCGCTTCTTCATCCAGTATTTGATGAAACACGCCTAGAACAAGACTATACAATCACCGACTACATTCTATCTCACGGTTCCGCTCATGACAACACTCTTTCTTATATTACATTTCGAGAGAAATTAACATACATGAAAGACATTGAGAAGCTTCATCGCCATATCATTTTACGCAAGATTGTGCCATCTCACATTTATAATCTCTTTCATAATTTGCGTCATATTCGTGAATTATATTCGATGTGTTTGAGAGATTCGTTTATAACGGAACATCTTTCCGAGAGATGGAACATTCGCAACGATATTGTTGGAAAAAGCACACTTTTATTGGATTTATTTGAAAAGACACTGAATATCGATATATGTCGGGATATCACCGATACACTCTTTGATACGAATATTATTCAGCGCGGAATATCAGTCGAATTGGACAAACTCACGGATGAATACCGATACACCCAAAAATCTCTCGATGAGGTTCAGCGGGTTTTAAACGAGTTGATTCTTGCTGGCGAACAAAAATCATCGGGCGCGGGCACGGGCGCGGGCACAGGTGCGGCTGCTGAACCCGATTATGTCAAAATTCACGAAACAGATAAAATGGGTATTTCACTTCAAGCGACCAAACGTCGAACCAAAATTCTCGAAGACCGCATCAAAAAACTCCCAGCAGACGGAAAGGTTATTTCTATTGTATTAGACAAGGAATCAAAACGCACACTCATGTTTGATACAGCGGGTATTACATATCCTACCGCATCTGGAAGTAACAATACAATTCACAGCCCGCAAATTTATGAGCTATGTGCGGCGGTTGTTTCTTTGCGTGTTAAAATTTCAGATATGGTGTCTGTATTGTATCAAGGGTTTATTGGATCTCTCCATGAATATTATCACGACTTTGAGAATATGATCGCTTTCGTCAGTGCGATTGATATGATACAGAACCGGTGTTATATCGCACGTAAATACAATTATTGTCGTCCGGTGATTGCGACTGCGAATGCGAATGCGAATGCGACTGCGAATGCGAATGCGGAGGCGTCATTCGTTCGCGCAACAGGACTTCGCCATTGTCTTATCGAGAGAATCAACGAAGATGAATGTTATGTTACAAACGACATTTCACTCGGTGGCGACGGGATGCTTCTTTATGGAACAAACGCAGTTGGTAAAACCAGTCTTATCCGCGCAATCGGAGTCGCCGTCATCATGGCTCAAGCCGGTTTTTATGTTCCTGCTTCCGGATTTGTATATCGGCCATACCGCGCAATCATGACGCGCATCCTCGGCAACGATAATCTATTCAAAGGTCTCTCCACATTCGTGGTTGAAATGTCGGAACTACGTGTTATTTTGCGTATGGCCGATACGCACACTCTTGTCCTCGGCGACGAATTATGCTCTGGCACCGAAATGGACTCAGCGATCAGCATCTTTGTAGCCGGCCTACAGCACCTTTACCGCACCGGTGCGTCGTTTATCTTTGCTACGCACCTTCATGAAATTGCGGCCTATAGCGAAATCCGAGTGATGGCTCCACGGCTGCGTCTGGCACATATGCGTGTATTTTACGACAAGTCATGCGACACATTGGTATATGACCGAAAACTTCAAGATGGCGCAGGTGAAAGCATGTATGGTCTGGAAGTGTGTAAATCGCTTCATCTTCCTGATGATTTCTTGGAAAATGCGAATACGATTCGTGTGAAATATCGCGGGGTAAGCACGAAAACGCCCACGGCGAGTATATTAGATGACGCAATTCAGTCACGATATAATGCGGCGAAACTGCGGCGCTTATGTGAATTGTGCCAGAAAAAAAAGGGAACGGAGGTCCATCATCTTCAGCATCAGGAAAGCGCAGATGCGAATGACTTCATCGGACATATTCATAAGAACCATCCGGCCAATCTGGCGACGGTTTGTGAAGAGTGTCATCGAGAGATTCATATGACCGGTGTTGAACATGTGAAAGTGAAAACGGGGAAGGGGGTGCGGATTGTGACGAAGAAAGAATAATCTACATATAATGTAACGTAGAGTTGAAAATATCGAAGAATACACTAACGGATATGGACAGAGTATCAAACGCACTTAGCGCAATCAAAGACGCGGGAACATCCGGTGCATCTCGTGTCGGTGGGTTTTTATCGTCATCCGCAGATAGCGGTATCACCGCATTCAAAGGAACCAGTTTAGGCGAGTCATTTTTCAAGAATATCGGCGCAATATTGGTGGTGGTATTTATTTTATTGGGAGGCATTTTATATATTGATTTAGCGGCCGAAGGCAAGCCTGTCGGCGCACCAGAACAAGAACTTATCGAAAAGAAAGTGTTTATCGAGCCAAACACTGGCATAATAAATGACGGATCATCGGGTAATGGTGCGCGCGTATTACCGACCGATGTCGCTTGGACCGCACCTCTGATAAGTATGCGAAATGAAATGAAAGAAGCATTCGGCACACCTTATACCGAAGCTCAGTTAGAGAAAATTCAAACCACATGTTCTGACTCATTTTGTGTAATGCATAATAAATCGCCTGCGGAATTAGAACGTGCGTGTAACTCGATCACCACGAAAAAAATGTGCGGAACAAAATGCTGCTGCGGATGGGCGAAATATACCGGTTTTGAAGGTGATAATGATCCGGTGGTGACCATGAATACCGCACAGGCAAATGTCACTGATCCAAGTGGGCGGGCGGATGAAGCAATCGCTCCTGGTAAATGTGTCAGCGGAAATTCGAAGAAGCCGTATGATATTAAGGACGCCAACAACAACGATCGTGATATCGCATATTACTATTATTTAGGACAGTGTGTAGGCGGACGTGGTTGCATGAAGCAGGGGGCGGTGCGGGCGTAAAATATTTGTCTATTGTATAAGATTACGATGGCGACATTACACCGATCTTCACTACGAAAAAAGAAGACGAAAAAGAATAAAAAAACTCAAAAGGGTGGTTATTTGATTCCGAATACGCAAACACCTTCACGAACGCCTAGGTCTTATTCTAGATCTCGGTCGAGAACAAGCACCGTGAATAAACCACAATAAAAATTGATATATAAAAACAATATGTATTCATATATCAAACTCGCTCCGTTACGCTTCGTTACTCCGCTACTTCGTTGCTTCGCTTCACTACTTCGCTATGATCATCCCCATTAAATGTTTCACCTGCGGCAAGGTTCTCGCCGACAAATACCGATATTATTTAGCCGAAGTGCGTAAAATAAAGCTTTCCCGCGATCTCGACGTTGATAAAGTGATTTACCTTACTGCGGAATATATCGATAAGACGCCGGAAGGCGAAGTCATGGACGCACTCGGTCTTACGAAGATGTGTTGTCGGCGCCATATGCTGACTCACGTTGATATTATTTAGACTAGTCTAGACAAGACAAAGAAGGTATTTTCACATATAAGGTATTGTATCTTATTATTTTCTATTTATAATACAATAATAAGATATAATGGCATCGTCGAAAAAATCTCATAGTCGTAAGCACGCAACCAAAAGCAGTAGCAACAAGCGTCGCTCCTCCTCCTGCTCCGGCGGTAAGTCTCGTCGTAGTTCTTCCAAAAAAAAGAACGGCACCCGTAAATGGCATCAAAAGGGTTGTCAGTCCGGCGGTGGAAGTGTGACGGGAGGTTGGGCGTGGGGACCCAGTGACGTTCAACACGCTGGTAGTGGCGGCGGCGTTGGCGGTATGTCGGCAGTTCCTCAATCGATAAATGGTAACCACTACTCTTTGAATACCGAAACGATGGCACCGGCACAAAGCAGTAATCATCTCGTTGAAAAAGCACAGCAGCGCATCGGTGGTGCCAGCAGGAAGAAAGACACTCGCCGCAGCCGTCGCCAACGCAGATTCATCGGTGAGCAACACGGGGGCGTGGCCAACTATTTACCGGAAGTTGCCAACACAACGGCTCGTGGTCTTATAGAAACCCCTGCAAACATAGTAAATTCCTTACAAGGCGCTTCTACTGCGTTCGTAACATCAAATCCAACGATTCAACCGATCGCACAACCAATTCAATTGAAGTAAATCCATATTTTGATACATAATATACATAATATACATAATATACATAATATACATAATATACATAATATACATAATACAATTCAAAACATGGATAATATTTACAGAAAAGTGCGTTCATTATGCACACCGGCTACGATATTATTAGTCATATCATTGATACGACTCATTTACGCAGTTGTATGGACATATAACTATGGCACATACCCTGAATGTTTTGATAGTCAAAAATGCGATACATATCTTACATATACAAATTTAGGAATCTATGTTATTGTGACTATTGCTGCTGTATTTATTTTGAATCTTGTATGTTCTTACGGATATAATGTTCTCGCATGGGTGTTATTTGCCGGTTTAATGATTTTTCGTCATTTGGAATCAGCATCCATAGATGTAACATTTTAGTTGATTTTTTAGATATGTATATTATATTAGAACATATCCATATCTAACCACTACCATGGACGGAGTCCTTACTAAGATACAATCCTTATGCACCCCTGCGTTCATTTTTTTTGTTCTTTCAGTTATTTCGTTATTGATTATGCTTTTTGATAACCTCGAAAACACACACCATTATTGCTTCGGAAATGTTAGTTGTAATGTCGCAAATACATCCACAATTTTTATTATTGAAATCTTATTCATCGTATTCTGGACATGGTTCTTGAATGCCATCTGTTCGCGCGGCTACGTTAATGTCGCATGGTTTATACTACTTTTTCCTTATATTTTATTATTCGCATTACTACTCTTTGGTGCGGCAGAAATCCGTAATACCCAAAAGATGAATGAAGCGAGTGTGGCGATTATTGACCCGTTTAGCTTTCGGGGCTGAGTATTTATGTGAATAAAATTTTGTTGATATATAATAGTAAAATATGGAAGCACTCACACTATACTCAGCAGACGAAAAAAAAATAATCGAAATTCTTAAAGAATATGGTATTCCTCTTACTATTCTTGTTGATGATGAACCTAAAAATGATGAAGAAATATTACTATTGATGAACGTATTATATCAAGCAGCTGACAATAGAAGTCCTACAGGAACACGAACCCCTGCCGATACAGACAGATTGATGAAAATACAAAAGGTATTAGAAAAGGTATTAGAAAATAATCTGAAGCAAAGACAACAACAAACAAATGATGACCTAATACATATTAATGCTTGGCAAGCTTGGGCAGAACGAGAACGTAAAAAAACAGATCAATCATTAGAAAGAGAAAAATTAGAAAAAATAGAGAAGATGAATAGGTTACAAGAGGCCTTAAAAAATCCAAATATAAGGAAATTATTGAATAAAGGGCAACGCGGAGGTAAGTCATGCGTTTTTAGGAGGAAGAATAAAAAAATGACATCTACATCAAGACGAAACATGCGGAGCAAACGACGTCGGCGAAACCATCGAAAATCATCTACGCGCCGAAGTATGCGAAAGTAAAGCGCACGATGTAAGCTTATTATTATTTATTATCGATAACTATTGTAACACACATAAATAATAATAACGAATACATAGTAGAGAACCCATCATTTTTAGTAACATGGATTCTGACCCCGAATTGCCTTGGAAAGTTATCCAGCGTCTATTTGACGATGATCCGCAAATGTTGGTTCGTCATCATATCGATTCGTATAATGATTTCTTTGGGAAGGGGATTTTCAAGATATTTCGTGAGAGAAACCCTATCATTCTTCAAAAAGAACAAGACCCTGATACACAAGAGTTCAATTTGCGTTGTGAATTGTATTTAGGTGGAAAGAACGGCGACAAAGTCTATTTCGGAAAACCGATTATTTATGATGATGACCGCGAGCATTATATGTTTCCGAATGAAGCCCGCTTACGTAACATGACCTATGGAACCACGATCCATTATGATGTGGATGTCGTATTCAAGATTGCGGTGCCAGATGACACTGCGGCGGGCGGACGACGTATCGAAGTGACAACCGCAAGTCTCGAGAGAATTCTTCTCGGTAGATTTCCTATCATGATTCAATCGAATATGTGTATTCTTCACGGTCTTGAACCCAAAGCCCGTTTTTATATGGGTGAATGTAAAAACGACTATGGCGGTTATTTCATCATCGACGGCAAGGAAAAGACGATTATTTCGCAAGAGAAATTCGCAGATAACATGCTTTATATCCGTGAAAACAACGAAGACAATGTATATACGCATGCCGCCGATATTCGCACTGTCAGCGAAGACGCATCCAAACCTGAACGCACACTATCCGTTCGTATTGTTGCTCCAACCACTCTTTTAACCAATAAACAAATTGTCGTGAATATTCCGAATGTGCGTTCGCCTGTGCCATTATTCATCGTGATGCGCGCACTCGGTGTTCTCTCGGATCGTGATATTTTAGAGTTCTGCCTGCTCGACCTTGATGAAAACGCCGAACTCCTTGACCATTTTATTCCGTCGATTCATGACGCGAATAAGGTATTCACACAAGAAGGTGCCATCAAATTCATTGCCACGCTGACGAAATCCAAGACAATCCCACAAGTCCATGATATTCTTATGAACTATTTCTTACCACAAGTAGGTGAGACGAATTATATCCAGAAGGCGTATTTCCTCGGGAATATGGTATATAAATTACTGCGTGTATCTCTCAAACTCGACGCACCTACCGACCGTGATAGTTTCAAGTTCAAGCGTATTGAATTAAGCGGGTCGCTCATCTACGATTTATTTAAGGAATATTACGCACTTCAACAACAGCATATCCGTCTCTCGATGGACCGCGAATATTTCAAAGATCCGAAGAAATACGAGAAAAACTTCATTGGTCTCATTCAGATGAATTACCAAGAATTCTTCCGCGAACGTATCGTAGAGAGTGGATTCAAGAAGGCATTTAAAGGAAACTGGGGTGCGACCGAACATACGAAGCGCATCGGGGTGATCCAAGACCTGAATCGCCTGTCCTATAATTCATTTCTCTCGCATCTGCGCAAAATTAACCTGCCGATGGATAGCAGTGCGAAAGTGGTCGCACCACGTATGCTCCATGGGTCACAGTGGGGAATGATTGATCCGGTCGATTCACCCGATGGTGCGAATATCGGTTTTCATAAGCACTTAGCATTTGGAACACGGGTCACGAATCAGTGTTCAGCATATCCGATGATGCAATGGTTGCGTGAAGTCGTAAAAATGCAGTTACTTGAAGAATGCACACGGATGTTCCTTTATTATACTACGAAGGTATTTGTGAATGGAACATGGATTGGCGCTGTGACACGTCCCGAAGAAACGATGAGACTTATTCGTCTCCATCGCCGAAATGCGCTTATTCCAATTTATATCAGTTGTCAATGGGATATCAAAAATAATGAAATTCACGTATTTACGGATGCGGGTCGTCTCTGCCGACCGATTTTCTACATTGACGAAGATACCGGTTGCCCGAGTTACGATAAAGACGAAATCTTGGAAATGATACGTGCCGGAAAAGCGTCATGGCAACAGATGACAACAGGATTTACTGCGAAATCAGACCCAACCTTTAATCCATCACACTGCAACTATTACACAATTGACGAGTTATACGGACATGCTCATGATACATCAGCACTCGCTGCGAAACAACAAGTTCGAGAGGATGTTGCCCGTGTAAATACGATCGAAGACTTTCGTCGTTTGAAGGCAACCCAGGCGATTATTGAGTATATTGATACATCGGAAACCGAATCTACTCTTATTTCAATGACTCATAAATTTGAGAAACCGAGTGCGAAAGATGGTAATAAACGTAATAACGACAGCAGTGATAGCAGCGAACATGAAGGCAGCGACAGCAACGACAGCAGCGAACACGAAGGCAGCGAGAGCAACGACAGCAGCGAACCGGTCCGTCGCCATAAGCGTCATCGTCGTCGTCGTCGCAGCTATCGTCATCGCGCACGTGTTCTTTCCAGCGATGGGAAGCAATACACACACATCGAAATTCACCCGTCACTCCTTATGGGTGTCATGGGCAATCAAATCTGTTTCCCAGAAAATAATCCGGTGGCACGTAATGTCTTCGGGTGCGGTCAAGCAAAGCAAGCCGCATCTCTTTATCATAGCAATTATCAAGTTCGGATCGATAAGATGGGAGTTGTAATCAACAATGGCGAAGTTCCGATCGTAAAAAGTCGATACCTTGACCTCATCAACCACGAAGAACATCCTTGCGGTTTCAACGCAATCGTCGCAATCATGTCTTTCAACGGGTATAACGTAGAAGACTCTATTCTTTTCAACGAGGCGAGCATCAAACGCGGAATGTTCCGTATCACCTATTATAATATGTATGAAGCACGAGAAGAAAGCAGTAGTGTTCGTGGTGCGCAACGCGATACCCGTTTTGCGAATATCCAGAAAGAAGGCGCAACCGGAATTAAACCAGGTTATGATTATAGCTATCTCGATGAACATGGACTCATTCAAGAAAACACTGAAATGGATGACAAGAAAGTTGTAATCGGAATGGGTTCTGTCAGCATTCATAATAATGGAGGTCAGATGTCAGATATATCTGTGATGCCAAAGAAAGGACAACTCGGTTTTGTAGATAAGGCATTTATGACCGAAGGCGAAACCGGATTTAGAATCGCTAAGGTCAGAATTCGTGAAGAACGATTACCGTCCATCGGTGATAAATTCTGTTCTCGCTGTGGTCAAAAAGGAACATGCGGACTTATTATTCCGGAAAAAGACATGCCATTCACAAAGGATGGAATACGCCCTGATATTATTATTAATCCTCATGCGATTCCAACACGTATGACCATCGGACAACTTATTGAGTCTCTTATGGGGAAGGCATGTGTTCTTCATGGCGGCTTCGGCAACTGCACCGCTTATACGAATAACGGCACCAAACACGAATCGTTTGGGTCGGTTTTAACAGAATACGGATTTCATTCTTCAGGAACAGAAGTCCTTTACAACGGAATGACCGGCGAGGAAATCAAGAGTGATATTTACATCGGACCTACCTATTACATGCGTCTCAAACAAATGGTGAAGGATAAAATCAACTACCGTTCGCAGGGACCACGCACACAACTCACCCGTCAAACGGTTCAAGGACGGGCAAATGATGGTGGTCTTCGTGTTGGTGAAATGGAACGTGATGGTATTCTCGGACATGGTGCCGCACATTTTCTTAATGAATCGCTTATGGTGCGCGGCGATGAATACTATATGGCGGTTTGTAATAAGTCAGGTATGATTGCGATTTATAATCCAACACAGAACTTATTCATGAGTCCTATGGTAGATGGACCCATCCAATTTTCGGGGAATTTGACGGATACGGGAGCGTCAATCGGCGGCAGCGGGGCAAGCGTGATTCATATGACGAAGTTTGGTCGTTCCTTTAGTATCGTTCGTATTCCATATTGTTTGAAACTCCTTATGCAAGAACTTATCGTAATGAATGTTCAGATGCGTATTATCACAGAAGATAATATTGACCAACTTCCCAGTATGTCGTATTCAAAGAATGTGTATAAAGTTCTTAAGGACGGTAAAGGTGCGATGGGGGTTGATGATATTATCGAGAGAAATCGATTGGCCGCAGGAATGAAACCACGTGATATGGCTTCACTTTTACGAAAAGACACAACAACATCTGGTCAAACGGCGACGGGATTGAATGTCGGAGCCGACGAAGAAGAGGCAACCATCGGCAGCCGCATTTATTTACCAAGTCGCAGCGAACAAGAAGATGAAGCATCTCGAGGAATGATGACAACTCAGGAATTAAGAGCTGCCGCAAATTCGAGTGATAAATTTGATCCTGACGAACGTATCGATGAAATTATACCGGATTTGGAAATTGACACAAAGCAGAGTATTCACAACTTAGGATGGCGGTTTGCTCTCAAATCCGATGTTGTTCGACAGTTACAAGGCGATCGTTCTACCGGTAGTGGCAAAATACCCACAATTACATCCAGCGACGTCAATAGTGAAGACCTTGTTCTGGAGTCCGTTATATTGGATAAAAATGGAGAGCCTACCGAAAGATGGGCAATTAGCGGTCGTCAGTGGGTTGGTGATTACCCCACTCGTTATCCCGATGGATGGTTATCTGAAATGCTTGTGTATCCAGATGATACACCGATCTCTCCAAGTGATATGGTAGAAGAGTTACGGAATACTCGCAGACCATTAAATTGGGTAACGTCAATTATATCTCTTATGGATAAACATGGACGTCGTAAAGCCATGAGAAATCGACCTGTAGAAGCTGGAAATGTAGAATTGGACGAAAATGAACGCAGCCTTCATGAAAACGAACGAGAAACACAACGGGTTTCAGATGAGATCGCTCGTGCGAAACGTGAAGGAAATGTGGCGGAAGAGGAACGTTTGAAAGTTCAGATGACACGATTGGCGGATGAACGCACGAAGCTTGATTCGATGCGCCGAGAGATGAAACGAGTCATTGAAGCGGAAGAAGAGAGAGGGCGAAGTTATGTTCCAACAAGCCCACAGTATTCTAGTGTTTTTACACCCCAAGGTTCTCCTGACGAACAAGCAGAAGAAGTGCGCCGTGCGGTTGGTTCATTTAATGCGAAAATGCTTGAAAAATATGGAGATAATGATGAAAATATACCCGAAAGTGATGGATTTTCACCGCGCACACCATCCTCACCTGCTTACACCTCGATGTACAGCGGGGGTAGCAGGAACAACCAACATGGTGGCAAATATATCCCTCAAATACCTTCAGCTGTTCTCGAGAATTATTTGAATTCAAAATATGGTGTCTCGGCGAAACAGACGACAAATCTTCAAACATCTGAAGTATCGGCGATGGGCATGATCGGCAGTGGCGGTGGCGGTGGCGGTGGCGGTATTCCTACAATGAACATACCGGTCGTTGCTACAATGCCAATGGCGGGTATGATGCCAATTCAGCAATCATCGCAGCAATCATCGCAGCAATCGTCTCAGCAATCGTCTCAGCAATCGTCTCAGCAATCGTCGCAGCAACCACAGAATGGCGGTAGTAGTGGTGCGCCGCAACAATCCAACGAACCCAACGCACAAGGCGTGAAGACGTTTTCAATCCGTTTGTAAAATTGAATAATAAAGATTTGTTATTATAATATAGTAGGTCATTCCATTTCATTCCTGAAACATTTAATTTAATCCTATATGTCGAACGTGAGCAGTGGAACAGTTTCTGCTTTATTCAAATCCCGCAATATTCTTCTTCAACTACTTTCTCGGCAGGGAATGGATGTATCAAATTATACAGATTATGGTGTTGCCGAAGTTCAGACCATGTATACTAACAATCAATTGGATATGCTTTTATCGACAGAAAAGGATGTTCATCCTTCAAGAAAGACATACGTTAAGTATTATTTAGCCAAAACGCTTCGACGAGAGAATATTAATCATATGATTGATGACCTCTTCTACATCGAGCAGGTTCTTCAGCCAACAGACACGTTGATTATCGTAATGAAGCAAGAAGTGAATGATACAGTCATCGGCATCCTCAATGAGATTTGGGAAAAAGACCGGATTTTCATCGTGGTTCATTCTCTGGACCGTCTTCAATTCAATATCTTGGAGCATCAATATGTTCCTGAACACATAGTATTATCAGAAACAGAACAAGAGGCAGTTTTAAAAAAATACAATATCACAGATACAAAACAGATGCCAAGCATTTCACGGTATGACCCAGTAGCACTTGCGATTGGTTTGCGCCCGGGACAAATATGTAAAATCACACGATCCAGCAAGACATCGGTTAGCACTTACTTTTACAGATATTGCGTTGCGAGCTAATCTGAACGACTTGACAACAAACCGACAAACCTATTATGACAGTGATGTTTTGATTATTTTTTATTGCGATAATATAACTTATATATTATCGTGAAAGTATGGCGTGTATTAGTGGAGTTGATAAATTTAGAATTCAATCAGAAGGCACCGAATTAACAGCCAGACCATCCACCATAAATGTATGCACTGCAACCAAGATTCTTGATCGTCTTCATCGTGAATTTACAGAAAAATATATAGCAAAACCATCATCACCATCAACACCGATTCCGCTTGGTAAAACGGTTATTTCGGATGTGCATCAAAGCAATCCGACATTTTATCTTCGAAACCAACCAAAACTGCCATCCTTTTTCGCTGAAAGCAACGATGGACAAGAAATAAATCGTTTTAACAGTATGCTTACCGCGGATCCCCCAAAAACTCAAGATGATCAAGTGTATCTCACTACGGTTCATGGTATCATGAACGGAAGGTATAACGCCTCTGTAGATGTTAAGAGTTTTAATACACCTCCAAACCCGCAAAATAATTTGAATGATCCTGACAGTTTTAAAGGATTATATGGCCTTATGAATTTAAATAATGTGATTGAAACCCATATTGATAAAGTCATAAATGGAATGACGGGATCAGAAAAAACCGCACAAGAATTTTCCGACATATCGAACAAATACAAAGTTCGTCGAGAAATACAAACCACACTTGATGCTATCGCATCTCGAGAGAATGAGATTTACCGAGAGAAATTTCTCAATCTTTTTCTTATTATTGTGGGTATATTTTTAATAGGAACACAACTCGTGAATAAATATTTTTCATTTGGCAGTATCGGCACTGGAAGTGGTGGTAGTCTATCTGGAAACCTATTCACAGGATTCGGATTAGGATCCAGTAGTGGAATATTTAGTCGTTTTGGCGGACTTGGACTAGGTAGTAGCGGACGGTCACGTGTTACAGGTATGTTTTCAAATAACCCTTATTCATTATCCACGAGATAATTTTCGGTGTAGAGGCGCTGCGCTGCTCACATGGATAGATAGGAAAATAAATACACATCATGTTATAATATGTATTATATATAACATACTGTAATGAATATTGAAGAAGAAAGAGAAGGGCAAATATTGTTTCCGAATGCGACATCTAAATCTCTTGATAATTATGATAACCAACATACATCAATCAAAGAAGGAGTAACTCTTCAAAATGATGATGAACTGAATAAAACGATGTCCTCACTCATGACAGAATACGCAAATGATACCAAAAATGAAAAGGAAAAAAATAAAAAAGAAGGCATGAATACTGGAAATATTACAGGAACATCTTTGAATATGAACCTCCTTCAGGGAGATCTTTTACAATATGGGAGATATGATTTACAAAAGAATCCGATTCAACCATTTACGGATCGTATCCTTGAAGGATTTTCTTCATCTGGTGTTGTTTCCTTTAAAGAAGGTCACACAAATGATACCAGATCGTCGGCATCCACGGTTTCAACAACCACATCTGGCACTACAAGCGCAGGAAAAAGCCAGAAATTACTCGACCTTGAAAAGAAATTAAGCCAACTTACCACAGAGTACACAACACAATATCGCTTACACACTGAAGATTTGCTCACTCGATCAAGGTTTCTACAAACAAACAGTCAATATCTGAATAAGTTGGTGCGCGATTTGTCATATACTGGAAACGACGCAAGCGCAACTTTTTATTACGTAAATCAATTTGGTTATACACACAGGTATAAAGATCTGTCATCGGTCATTTTGTATGATGACAAAACATGCCCGACGATTACACGGAATGATACACTACCGAGCAACGATAAAATGAACCCATTTAAGATTACTCCATCTTCTTTTGTGGATATTAGTAATGGAAGCGTTGGAGGCGGATTTAGCAAATTCGCAGATTTAGCGAGTTATGATATGACTGGACATACGCCATGTATCACTACAAAAAATGTGAAACTACCCGGAGTTACATCATCAGATGACAAGTATGCGTGGGTTGATTTTGAAGGCAAGAAACATATCTATGAACCTGGTGTATGGCCAGATAAACGACACTCGAGTTGTCTTACTTCAGTAGTAGGCGAACCAATCATACTCACAGCAAATCAATACAACTCGTTGCCCACTGCCGAAAACGCACCTATGAAAGAAAATAGTGAATGTTTTCGCGCAAGTGTAAATACGACGATCAATTCGAAACTCGATGAAATTAAGAAGAATATCGACGACACCGTTGCCGAAATAAAGAAAGAAAACCAGAACATATTGAATAGTGCTGCGAATACTACAATTATTCAACGAGAGAAAACATTCGCCGAAAAATGGAGTTCGCTCGATGACAATATTTTAGCTCAAATTAAGAAACTTCTCGGGAATTATTATTATCCTGCGATTTATGTTTTTTGGTGTTTTATTATTCTTCTTGCGTTGTTAATGGTATTTAAGTTCGCATTTTTGTTTGTATCGCCAGGGGGTGGTGGCGATAATGGAAATGTCGCAGAAGGAAATGGAAATGGCGGCGGTGTTTCATTATTAGGTATTGTTATCATGACGCTTATTATTATTTTTGCTGTCTATTACTACTTTTCATATACATATGATTTAGATGTAAATGTCACGCGAACCGATTCTGACTCAGTATATACGATGGTATAATAATATATATAATATGTATCGAGTATTATACCAAGAACATATTATATTATAACATATTACATTAATACATTAATACATTAAAACAAATGGGCGATTATTCGAGATTTCTTACAAAGATGGCGGAGCTCAAGACGATTCAAGAGGATTACAATCAGCTTTCGCGTGATATATATCCTGCTCTATCAGCTGATATGAGTTATAATAATATAACTAACTTTGACAAATATGTTCTTACAACCAATAAAAACCCCATGTCAAATACGCCGACACCACTTGTTATTTCACCCGGAGAAGACTATGCTGAATTTTGGAAGTATATTGGAAAAATTACTCCAACTGCATCTACTGAACCTAACGCATTAGAAAAAAATGCGCAAAAATGTTGGAATTTGGCGGCAACTGATTCACGAGTTTTTAGTAAAGTTGTTTATACCGGTAATACTGGAGTAAATATAGGCCAACCAAAATGGGATAATCTTTGTTATGGACTTGTTCCAGAAGCACCACCTAGTGCTTCCTATGATTTAAATTCTTCTGCCGGATACGCTTTTATGGTTGGCAACGGCAACGGTAGTGCCGGAAGAACACATGCGATTTATACCAAGTTGGGAATTAAACCGGAGCCCGGAACGACTCAGGCGGATATCAGTGCGAATCTCGCAAAAGCATCGAGACTTCACACTCTTCAACAAAAGATGAATTCTCTCACACAAGAAATCGTTTCTGAATCAGACGCTGGTATTAATAATGAATTAAATACATTAGTTGCTTCCGCTGCCTCTACAAATGAGCAGATAAGCAAAATTAACGATTATATGAATGACGGTTCTATGGTCATTAAGTCAAAAAATAATTTAGTGAAATCACGAAAAGAATTGAGTAGTGTTTATTCAGACATAAATGAACAGAAAACCCTTCGTGCAAGAAAATATCAATTTCTATTTTTCATGGTTATTATGCTGGCTGCTATTATTGGTTATGGGTCATATACATCCGAACTACCTTTATCAGAACAGGTAAATAATCTTCAAAACTACTATAAAGGATTGGGATGGTGGACTAATTGGTGGATTATCGCAATCGTTGTCCTGGTATTTATCGTATCGTCTTTAAGTTGGGATATGAAAGGAAATCTAATGACTGTGATACGATTTATAACTGATCCATCTTTTTGGACCGGAGAGTTATGGTGGGTTGGTATTATAGTATTATTATTGGTTATCATTTTCTTTTATTCAACATTTAAGTCATTTTTTACGGAAATGGGTGACGGAATGAAGAATATTCAGTCATCGTTGAATGGCGCTATAAACAGTAGCACTAGCGATAATGGTAGTGTATAAATACAGAATCACAATATAATTTTCATAAAAATATTCGATTGTATATATAGTATATCATTATTACTATATATAATGTTCTATCAAAACTCGAATGATTTAGTAAAAAACGCAAGTTTAAAGTCAGGGCATGTACAAAATTCAAGAGAAACACAGCAACACATGATATCGCAATTGGGATCGCATACACCGGTCATTCAAGTGAATGGTGTAAGCAGTGAGTTGGGAGCCAACAATAATAACATGGAACCCGGCGCCGGTGCCGGTGATCAATCCTCTTTGAATATTGGTATGAAGTTTCAACAATTTCTCAAAGATATGGTAAATATAGTTTCATTAAAAGAAGGGCTCAATACCACTCGAGCCAACCCTGTTCAAAATAAAAGTATGGAGACGTCTATGATAAACCGTGTTGTTGCTGAAGATAAAGAATATACTAAACAATCAATTGAACACACTGAAAAAGTTAGTGCGATTATGGAGTTAATCGATAAACAAAATAGTTCAACACGACAAAAGTGGGTTGAAGTTACTGACATGGAAGGAGTTAGCAAATATGGTTACATAACAAAGGATGGTATTTTTCAAATATGGCATGCTCCTTCTTCACCATCCGCCAATCCAACGAATTGGTTCCAAACTGATAAAATGAAACAAAATACTACTCTCACGCTCGGCTGTCCTGCTGCGAGTAGTTCTATACAAAAATTAAAAATTGCTGGAAAGTGGAATGAAATCAAACCTTACAGTTTAGTCTATTCAGATACTGATACCTCACGAACAAATCCACTTTTTATGTTAATTAACGATATGGTTCGTGACCCAAATAATTCATTTGGAAAGAAAGGACTCTTTTCATGCGGGAATGAGCGTGGAAATGTCATCGTAACTGAGCGTCCTTCTGCCGATTTTCAGTTTCCAAGTTCTAATGTTGATACCTTAGAAATGGGATGTTACATTATCGCTGATAATGTTGATGACGCCGAACTTACCAATCGAGGTTTCAAATTTCAAGAAGACTTGAGAGAAGCGACTATTTCACAGTGCAAACGACGCACGGAGGATTTAGGTAGAACCTATTTTCTTCTTTCTGCTCCAGATAAAGGTAGGCCGAACAATCGTGGTGGTTGTTGGGTTTATATGCGAACGGGAAAACCAAATATTAATGGGTTGATGACGATGAGTTCAGATGAAACCAAATGTCATAATGTTGCGAATCAACAAGACGACGAAGACGAATATTTTAAAGCATACTCATCTACTACATTGAAACGCCTCTATGGTATAAATCATATAGGTTCATCAAATACATTTGTTGCCAAACGTTCTGGAATGTGGGGAGGTGAAGCTCCAAATGAATATACGTGTAAAGGAGCCAGAGGTCGCAATATAACCGGAAATTGGGGTGATTTTGAACGATATTGTATTTTTGACAAAGAAGAAGATGCGGTCAATTGGTGTGCTTCTGATCCTACTTGTTTAGGATATGTTAACAACCGTCCGAATATGTATCAAGTAACACGAAAACCCGTTGTGAATCCATACGGCGGAACATATTTTGAAAAAAACTCAAAAGCAAAGAGCACGAAATCAGTTGGGCTTTATTCGCTAAAGTCAGGTGGCACCACCGGCGTGGATATCACAAACCCAGACAAACTTGGTCATATCGGAACCATCGCATATATTGACCATAATGGCGAGAGACACAAATATCCTAGTTCGGCTCTCTCTTTTCGAACACCCACAAAAGAAAACCCTGGAGATTATGTGAATATTGGTGCGTATGATACACGTTCTGCCGAAAGTTCTTATTCACTTAAAGAAATTACACCGCCAACAAATAGTGATGCCGTGAATTTACTATATAAGGCCACGCGTGATGGATGGGGAACTGAGAAGTTTCATCAACTCTGTGATAATAAGGGTCCTACATATACACGCATTCTAATTAAGGGCGGAAAAGAACTTTGTGGTTATACTTCCGTAAGTTGGGCATCAATACCCCATGGTGTATATGTAAATGATGAAACCGCATTTCTTTATGACGGGGAGCATAAATATCCATCTACAAATGAACCAGAAGGTCCTGGCAAATACGCAGTCTTTCACAGAGATGTTGATTATCCTTTGTTTGGCAGAGGAAATGATGGCAGAGGAAATGATCTCTACATTGCTGGCAATGGTCCTAATCCGACTTTGTATATGTCGGCACGAACCTATCAATTAAGCAACGGGCGAGCACCATTAAAAAAAAGAATACAAATGGCGAAAATGTATGGTCCATGGATTACGAGCGAAAATTACGCAATTGACACTGAAGTATTTTTTCTTGAAAATGGTGGTTATGTTTATGCGTTTAATGATACAAACTATACAAAAATGGTTTCGAATAGTAATGAGGAAAAGTATTTGCCTGGAAATAAATTAAGTGATTTTGATCCAAAAAAATGGAATACATACTACAGAACTGGCGGTGGTAAATATTTATTGAAATATATCAATGAATTTAAAGAATACCCACGTAAGGCATTTCAAGCAGATGATGCTTTGTCGGTAGAAGATATTGAAGTCTATTCAGTAGATGCGAATACATTTCCGAAAACGAACCCACCAGATTATGCGGTTCGGTTGCGAACAATGCCGGTGGGTGAAACTGTTACTGCGTCATTTGAGAAATGCCGTGAAATGTGTGATGCTGATAACAAATGTGGTGGTTTTGTTTATACAAAGTCAAGTGGTGGTGCTCCTGGTAAATGTGATTTGAAAGACCGCACAAAGATGTATCCATTCGGATTGCGTGTAGCTGATCCAACAAAACAACTTATGCTAAAAGTGCCGTCGATCAACGAAACAATAGGCGATAATACATGTAAGGCCAATAATGGAACATATACACCGATTCATAGTGCTCAATACGCACATTATCCGGACACAGGGTCGATGAGTGCGAATACAAAATGTAATATGCGAGATCTTATCCCTAAAACCGGAGATTTGAAACCAACGAATATGTCTTTTATGTTTGGTGCTGTTGATTCCGGTTTTGATTCTCTTGAAGAGAATGCCAACGAATTTAGTAAACAAACCGCTGTTCCTCCCTCGGCTAACAAAATAACCGAAGGTATGAATACAATTCGCGAGCCTACATATGGCGAGGTCATGACAGATGTTCAAAATAATTTAAACAAAATTACGAAGGCTGAGTCTCAGCGTGAGCGATTGAATGCGATGGCAGAAGAAAGTAATAAAACCCTCATTTCTGAATCCTATAAATTTATTCTTTGGAGCATTTTAGCAATATTAACTGTGTTGGCTCTTTTAAAATTAAAAGAAATGTTCGGTCAAGACGACGCAGAAGAAGGAGGTGGAGGTGAAGGCGGCGGAATTTTAGCAACAATACTTGGTTGGTTTAGCCTTAAAAGTTTGAAATTAGACGATATTCCTGATAATACTGAAAATATGAAAGCTGCTTTTAGTTCAGTAGGAGAACAAATGAAACAAGCAACTGCGAATCTTACGACAGGTATAACTGAGGGTGCCGATAATTTAGTTAATTCTGCGAATGAAGCAGCAAGTAGTGCAATGGAAGGAGCGACAAACCTAGTTGATAAAGCAAAAGAAACTGCTTCAAACGCAATCGATCAAGTTGGAACTGCTACGGCAGCTCCTCCGGCAGCTCCTCCTGCTGCTCCTTCCACGGGTGGGCGTAAATCTTCGGCATCGGCGTCGTCCTTGAAGACTAAAAAGAAATAATAATATAATTAGTATTTATGGATTGTAACTACTCATTATATAAATGGTATATCAATTAAGCGAACAAAATCAAATATTAGTCGCATTATTTGCAATTGTTGTATTATGTGCGGGTAAATTATTCAAAGATTATCTATTTCGACAAGGTTATGTTGAAGGTATGTTGGTTACAACGGAGACAAGCACACAATTGAGGCGTGCGGCTACGACAGGATCAACTCCTACCGTAGCAGAATTGTATTTCTATGTTACATTAGAACGTGAATTGGCCGCAAATGGAACTATAATATTGTCATGGACTGGTAATGAAGCTAATAATGTTACAGTTGGCGATACGATAACAGCAGCTGTTGTAAGTGGAACTACATCATCGGCATTAACTGCTTCAGGCACCGGAAATTCTAAAACATTTACTGCACAGGCTATCATCCGGAATGGCTCTAAAATTAAAATCACAGTTTCAAGTGTATCGATCTTTCCGGGAACCGCAGATAAGACACTTGAATTTACCATTACTCCATCAAATGGCGAAGGAGCAATTATGCGATCTGTTAGAATATTATCACCTTTAAGTAGTGGCACACAATTTACAAGTCCATACCAAGGGACTAGTGCTGAAATCCAAGCTGCGATCGCAGATATCAATACCCGTCTTACAAATGGTTCAAATATAAGTGATACCGACAGAATAGCGTTATTGAAAGCACGTTCGGCACTTGTTACATTATTGGCATCCACTTATGGAACAGTGAAAGAAGCTGGACAAGTATTCGAATCTGACGCATTGTATGAAGCACAGCGAACCGCAATGGAATTTATTAAAAATGAGAAGGAACGGGCTACTTCTAATGCGGAATCCTTAAAACAAGATAATTTGAATAAACGTCGCATGGCACAAATCAATATGTATTACACAAAAAATTATGAAGCCAATACTGAGGTCATGAAGAAGATTATAATCATTACGGTTGCTTTAATCGTTCTTGCGGTATTACGTAACAAAGAACTTATACCTTCATCGTTAAGCACTTTAGGAGTTATTTTAGTTCTTACATTTGGAGGTATTGTTGTGGGAAAGCAAGTGTTTGATATTATCCGTCGTAATGACCATGACTTTGACAAGTATGATTGGAATTTTAATGAGGATGAAATGAACCGAAAGCAACTTCTTCAGCAAAATAGTGACTCATCAAATCTATTAGATATGGGAATGGGAATGATACCATGTTACGGACCAGGATGCTGCGATGTTGGAACTTCATGGAATGCTGGTTTGAAAAAATGTACTCCTAGTCTTCCTGGATTGAGTGGAACTGCAGCATGGACGAGTGGGTTAGGAGGCACACTAACGCTGTCTTTGAAAGTGACAAATGCTTTGGCTGTGAGTGACACGATCACGATTACGTTGCCGTCGGGTGTCTTTTCTGGAAGTTCCCCAACATTATCTGCTGGTAGTGCTTTTTCGGTTCCTGCCAACTCCTCAATATCCACAACAGCACCATTTGTTTTGACTGTTGGTACTGCTATTAATGCTAGTGCTAATCCGTCGAATATTGTTATCACCGGTTTGAGTGTAATTGCCAGCAGTGATGCTACACGTTCAAAGATACTTAGGGTGAAATCAACAAATGACCCGAATGAAGTTGGAATCCCTATCACCGGAATACAATAAACAATAAGTTGGATAAAAGAAAATGTGTGAGATTATAATTGTGAATTATAATCTAACAAATATAGTAGTTACGATGGGTATCACTGATGATGCTGAAGGGATTGAACCTGAACTTTTAGAAAAAGCAAAAAGTGGCGAGACAATGATGAAAAACGCAGTGACTGCTGATGCTAGTGCGACAAAGCTAACAAATCGAGGTGGAGGCACAGGCGATGATAAATCAATAGATGAAGTCATAAAAGATTCAGAGAAAAATCTAACAAAAGTTCGACAAACTATTTTACAAGGTGGTTTTACTGGTCCTGAAAAGGATAAATTTGATTTGAACCTAGCTCATGCCGAATGGGTTCATGCCCGAAATATCGAACGTAAGTGTGATAATAATATCCAGCAAACAAGTGTGAAATATACGGCATTGGTCAAGGGAAAGGCTCAAACTCATGAAATCAATAAAGCATATAGCGATTGGAAAACCACGAAAGAAACGTGTAATAAAATTAGTTCTGATTTACTTGATAAAGCGAATAATTATATTGAAGTAGATCGACGTGTTCGTGAAAATAGGAAGGCAGCCAACGAATTCCCGGTATCAATATCAACGACAAAACAAGAACCATTTCAGGTTATATCAAACAACGTTCAACCAGGTGGTATTAGTGCTGGTGCTGGTGCTGGAGGTGGAGGTGGTGCTGGTGCTGGAGGTGGAGGTGGCAACGTTGAAAGTGATAGTGACGGTGAGTTCGAAAAATTTACTTCTCTCAAAGAAGGATTCGACTTTTATAATGGAAAAAGTTATGAAGATAATAATTTCGTTCAATCAAAAGCGAGTGGAACAACACCGGCTGTCATGAAATATAATGTGCGACTTCCACAATACGATGATACAACACGCACCACTACAGTCGATAATGAAGGAAAAACGGCAACAATTCTTCCATGGAGCGAATATTATGTGGATTGTGACAACTCTTACCCTGGACAAAATGAGGTCCAAACTAAAATTAGATGTAACAACGCTAACATCCAAAAAGACAAATATATCAAAACAATCAATCATGAATTTGATCGTGCCGACCGTTTATTGAATGTATTGTATAATATAAGTATAAAAGGAGAGTTTCAGGGAAATCCAAATTATCTCAAACCAGAAGATGTGTCGGCTTTGCTTGAAAACCAAAAAAAAAATATTGAGCTGAATAAACAAAATGCAATATACGATTACGATGAATACAATAGTCTGTCCTTTTACGAAGATTTGGTTATTTTTTTATACTATGCGGTCTTTGTGATTTTTGTAGTGTTGTCGTTACGTGACTTTTTTTCGGAAGGTGGAACCTATGATAAACGAAATATTATTATTTTAATTTTACTGGGTATTTATCCAAAATACATCTTACCAGTTGTCTTGTGGATTTTGAATGGAGCAAGCCAAATCGCAGAAATGCTTGGATTGAAAAACGTTCGGTTTTGGAAAACAAGTGATTAAAGAACTCCATCAGTCCATCAGTCCATCAGTCCATCAGTAGTGATGAGCCTGTTCATCGTTCGTTTATGATTCATCGTTCGTATGGTCATCGTCATTGTCGTTGTCGTTGTCGGCGTTTTCATCGTCATCATCATATACAATTCTACATTTACGCCAACCCTTTGACGTGAGCTTTCCGAACTTCTTCGTCATGAAATCATATAACTCGTTGCCCTTCGGAATATTTTTACCATGTTGAACAACATACCATTTCTTGAACTCTTCATATACTTCGGTTTTCTTGATATAAGTATCTTCATCGGCAACACGAATCTTATCGCGCAAGAACTCAGAGAGATAATCTTGTGTATTACGATACTTGTTACTACTTGCTGTCACCGCAGCACATGTCCTGACTTTTCCGTCCGTTTCAAATGCCTTCTTGACGAGCATCGCCATGAATACATTTACCCAGGTTTTGATTTTAACATCGAGATTCTTATCAATGAGGAACTGATATGGCTCTTCTGGGTCGTCTGTTCGAGGTTCTTCACAGAATTTCGATTTGTAAGGACACAATCGAATGCGGCGCCATGTTCCGTCATCATTGCTTTTGATATCAAAGAGGACATTCGTGCATACAACAAGCTTGAACTGTGGAACAAATGTAATCGTGTTTTTGAAGAGCGCACGAGCTGTCATATCATCTCCGCCGGTGATTTCTTTCAAAATACCTTCGTTGATACGATCACCTTTCGTCGGCTCTTGCATCACCGCATACCGAACACCTTTCAGCACCGCAAGTTCGGGTGAAGCACCACCAATCATCGCTCGTTTTTGTGTAACTGCCGTGATTGGAAGAACCGCTTTATATTCGCCTAGACATGCCGACATCAATTCGATAAGTTTCGATTTACCGTTGCTACCTCCGCCAATATAAATATTGAACGTTTGTTCTCGGTTGGTTCCGATGAGTGTAGACGCAAGATGCTCCCACATATATGTCCGCAATTCCTCTTCCGGAAATAATTGTGCCATAAACTCGTTGATTTCATCAATCTGTATGCGATGACGTTCTATATCTAGCGGGATATAGTCGATTTTTGTAGTCTTCGAAAGGTTATCGTCTGGCTGCCCACGACGAAACGTCTTTGTTTTAAAATCAATGACTCCATTTTTGAAACATAAAAGCTCCGGACGAGTGTCGATCTTTTCTTCAAAATCCTTGTCATAAAACTGCTCGCGCACCTCACGCATGATATTATTCTTGAAACTTGTCGTCTTTAATTTTGTGCATATATCAACGATACGACGCGAACGTTTGCGTGCCGATGTATATTGGTCTGATGTGGGGTCGAGTCCCGATGTTAGATCCATAATCTCACGATGTTTTTTGGTATAGATGTCGTGCATGTCTTTGGAAATAAGCGCACGAAGTGAATTGCCTTGGTCACATTCGACCCAACGATTTTTGTCGAACTCATACCATTGGTTATCTTTTACACTCACGCATACAAACCTGTCTTTGAAAATCGTGTATAACACAGTCGCTAGATCTACATCAGTTGATGCGTCATTCGTTGTCTCATTACAAATTGTTTGATGGATGAAATTGTCGATGGTTTCTGTTCGAATACGTGTATATTCTTCTAAGCAGTCATTTTTTGCCCAATACATGATGGAACGACGCGTGAGTCCATCGGGACTATATGGAAATCCGCACCACGTATCATAATGCTTCATAATATCCGTGTAAGCGAATTTGTTGGATTTTGCGCTGAAAAGCATCCAAGTAAAGAAGAGTTTATCACTTGTATTATGAAGTGCGAGTCCAACACGCAGCCATTTGTCATAAGGGTCAAAATACTGCGACGGAAGAGCCATCGTATAATAATGAGTTTCACGGATCTCATATTCTTTCGGTTCAAGCGTATTCAACATGATTTCAACAGCCATTCTCAGTTCAGAATGGTTGGTTATTTTGTCCATCATGATCGCCCCATTGTGTGCGATCAATGAATCGGAACTACCCCCTCCGATTCCACAGCCAGAACCGGTGATGCCACCGCTACCAGTTACAACCAATCGAATACGTTTTCCTCCATCAGGACCACCACCATTCGCACCGTTTCGACCGCCAGATATACCTCTTTGTTGATTTAAAATTGCGTCATATTCTGCTTTCAGTGCGGTATTGTTCTGTCGAAGAGTAAATATTGAATATTCCGTATCGATTGCTCCGGGAGTTCCAGTGGCGGCGGTCTGAACCGAAAGCTTTGCGAAATTTTCTTTTACATTGAACTTAGACGTCTTTTCTTCCTGACACATCCACGCACCATCAGTATCATCTTGATCGTGCATCATAATGAAATGATACTTCATCATATATGCTTTATGTCCCGGCTTTCGAGAACCATATAATTGCCAGTTTGTATGACCTCGCGAAATTCCTTCATCAAGAACGTCATTCCATGTATTTGTGATCGGTAAGTCGGTCCAAATTTCGGGGAGCTCTTTCAACATTCGCGAACGCAACATCCGTTGAATTGGTCGTTCTACGATTGCCCCAATTATCATATGAATACCGTCCTTGGTTATATCATCCAATTGATTCACGTCGCTTTTTTCAAAGATATACACCGGAATACGCGCGTCATTCGGTATATCAACCAATGTTTCCAAAGTCTGAATATAGGTTTGTATCATATCCAATATGTGATCTTTTGAATGTTGTCGTTTGGTAATACTTGTGTCATACCTGAAATCGAAATCCACTGTAATTATTCCTCGTTCTGGATTCTGCTTTTCTGTCAAGAATTCCTGCTTTCCATTTTCAAACACGTGTGTATAATATTTCTTCCAGAAAACCGGCAATATTGCTGGCGGAATCGTATATACTCCACCATGAACATTGAGTGCTTTATCACCGATTCGTGTGTGTGTATAGGCTTCGCCAGGTTTTGAAACATGATGTTTCATAAATTGTTCATAGGTCATCCCCGCACAAAGCGATTGGTATGACGCAGCTGTTGTTGTATCAGTTGTTGTCATCGAAACTTCTTCGCAGGGTATTGTGTCTCTTGTAAAAAGTAATTTGGCAGGCTCAAGCTTCAATTTTGTTTCAAGATATGAATTGAAAAATGTAAAACCTCCGGTCTATATATTCCAAAGGTTTTATCTCTAAATATGATCCCCCAAAAATGGCACCTTGACTTTTCTATTCTAAAAAAATGGCAAAAAAGGGGGATACTTTTCTGGGTTGATCTTGCGACAGTAACGTGCGAAGGTTTTTAGATGGCTGTATCGTTTGTTTGTATTTGTTTCATAATTGTGACGATATACCGTGTGATGAAAACGCTGATATGAATACAAAATAGGCACGGGAGTGGGGTGTGTGAGTATGTGTCAGGTTTGGGATGCCGGTGGTTATCATGCGTATGGACTCCTTCGGAATTCTCCTCGTTCATAAAATCGTGCTCCTTCGGAATTATCTATTTTCAGCCGAAAATATTTGGTTCAAAACTGGTTGATTTGAAAAGTTTCAAATCCAATGGCTTGGCCATTTATGTTTCAAGGATTAACTCGCCGAAAATATTCCGTTCAAAATAAGTAATTTATAAACTTTGGATTCTGGGCATTCGCCAAATCATAATTCAAAGACAAATCGGTCAAAAATATTTCGTTCAAAACGGCCGAATGGCAAGAATGGACGACGGATTTTGACCCCCCTTTTTTGGACATTTTAAAAATGTCCATTTTGCCCTTTGCGCACCGCCAATTTTAAAACACGAAATTCAAACATCAAAAATCGGGGTTGTGACCATTATGCTCTCAAAACGTGTTTTTGACCCTAAAAAACTGTGACTGAACTTTTTTGAGGGGTCGGTGGCTGCGTCCAAATCGGAGGGCTAAAATCGGACATTTTTATATAACATGTATTTAGGAATGGTAATTGGTAATAGTGAAAAAAGTGCCGAAGGTGCCGAAAGTGCCGAAATAACTCCATCTATTATTTGTGACGTAAGATGCTATAAACAACGTGGAACCGTTCCGAGTATTTTAACGCATAACGAAAATGATAATGTTTTGGATAAAAAAGGTGCCGAAGGTGCCGAAGGTGCCGGAGGTGTCGGAGGTTCAAAACAATTCGTATGTATCGATTGCGACTTCATATGTTATAAACAAAGTAATTACGACAGACACATTTCAACGAATAAACACAAAAAGTCGATGATGAAATATATAAAAAACTCAAAAAAATGTCAGCACAAACCAAAGGAGGTAATAACTAATACCTGCCCCAATTGTAATAAACAATATTCGCATCCTTCCGGATTATCTCGTCATAAAAAAACATGTATTACATCAAATTCAGTATGTATTGAAAATGGCCATATAACCAACTACTACGTTGAGTCTTATTCTGATAGTGTTTCTGACTCTGACGACGTATTTGAAATATCACAAACCGATAATATTATTATACGTAAAAACCCCATATGTTATAATAACGATTCACGAAAACACCAAAAGACCATAAAAGAACTTGCTGATGAAAACCGTGAAATGAAGGCTGAAAACCGTGAAATGAAAGAAAAAATGAATATCATCTTACAAATGATGGCGTCAAATATGGCTTCAAATACAACGTTTCAAACGCACATAATGGAACTAATGAAAACAAAGGATTCTCAAAATATTACGATACCACCTTCATCTATATCTGGCGGCGTTGCTTTACATGGCGATAATCCCACATTCACCAACAGCACCACCACCACGAACAACAGCAACAACAACACATTCAACATGAACATGTTTCTTAATGAAAAGTGTAAAGATGCGATGAACATGAAGGACTTTGTGAATTCCATCCAGTTAAACATGACCGATCTGGAAAATGTTGGCAGGCTTGGCTACGTCGAGGGCATGTCGAATATATTCATTGACAACCTTCAGAAAACTGAACTATACAAACGGCCAGTCCATTGCAGTGACGTCAAGCGTGAGACTTTATACGTGAAGGAGAACAACCAGTGGGAGCGTGATGGTCCTGAACATGAAAAAATGACAAATGCGATCCTTGCGGTGGAACAGAAGAACGTGGCGTTAGTAAATGAGTGGGCAAAAGCCCATCCGCGCTGTATGAATAGCAACACCCGAGAGAATGAAACCTATTTCAAATTGTCGAAAGCCGCCACTGATGGCGAGAAGAACGGGAATATAGATAAGGTGATACGCAAAGTAGCGAAATCAGTGACGATTGAAAAGCGTGGAACAACTATAGAAAATGAATAATGTCGGAATTCTCCTCGTTCATAGAACCGGATTCCTTCGGAATTCTCCTTTTCAGCCAAAAATATTTCGTTCAAAACTGGTTGATTTCAAAAGTTTGGATTCTGGGCGACCGCCAATTTATGTTTCAACGACAAAACCGCCGAAAATATTCCGTTCAAAACCAAATAATCCAATCAAAAATGTCCAATTTAGACCCCCTAATTTTGGACATTTTTGGGCCGTCCAAAAAATGTCCATTTTGCCCTTTTCGCGTCGTCAATTTTAAACATGAAATTCAAAACATCAAAAAAACGGGTTTGTGACCATTATGCTCTCAAAACGTGTTTTTGACCCTAAAAAACTGTGACTGAACTTTTTTTGGGGGTCGGCGGCGGCGACCAAATCAGGGGGCTAAAATCGGACATTTTTGTATAGGATATATTTAGGGTAAGTTATCCAAAAATATCCTTAAATGCCTACTAATTTTTTTTGTGAAAAGTGTGACTTTAAATGCTCTAAACAGAGTATTTATAATAAACATTTAGAAACAGTCAAGCACAAACGAATGGACGGATATTTATATCCTTACCCAGATATATCCGTTATTACCTCTTCTTTAGAAGTAAAACAAACACATATATGTCCATTTTGTTTTAAATCTTATAAATATCTGCCCGGGTTATCTCGTCATAAACGTATGTGTCACAAAAACAACGGCTACGGTGATGATAATACCCCTATAGATGATAGTCTTATTGATGATACAAATATTACTACTGAGTTCGGTCAAGATAAAATATCACAGACAGATAATGTTATTATACGTAAGAAATCAAGAAACAACGAAGAAAAAACGAACAAAAAATTAAAACAACTTATTGTCGAAAATAGTGAGATGAAAATGATGATGTTGCAGATGATGGCTACAAATAGTCAATTTCAATTACAAATGTTGAAACTAATGAATAATTCTCAGTCTCAACTTACAAATCATAATCAGGGACAGCCTCATTCCTCATCTATATCTGGCGGCGTTGCTTTGAATGGCGATAATCCCACATTCACCAACAGCACCACCACCACGAACAACAGCAACAACAACACCTTCAACATGAATATGTTCCTCAACGAGAAGTGTAAGCATGCGATGAACATGAAGGATTTTGTGGATTCTATTCAATTGAACATGACCGATATGGAGAATATGAACCGGCTTGGCTATGTCGAGGGTATGTCGAATATATTGATTGACAATCTCCAGAAAACGGATGTATATAAACGTCCGGTCCATTGCAGTGACGTGAAGCGTGAAACCTTGTATGTGAAAGAGAATAATCAATGGGAGCGTGATGGTCCGGACCACGCAAAAATGACAAATGCGGTTCTAGCGGTTGAACATAAGAATGTAGTATTAGTGAATGAGTGGGCAAAGGCCAATCCACGTTGTTTGAATAGTCACACTCGAGAGAATGATAAATACATCCGGTTGTCCAAGATTGTAACAGACGGAGAGAAGGATGGGAATATCGATAAGGTGATAAGGAAGGTAGCAAAGCAAGTTACAATCGAAAAAGACCAAAAACAAATCGAAGAGCGTGATTATGCGTAAAAATACATAAAAACAATCGTGGATAATATTCTAAAATTATATACACTTACTGGACGGATGACAGACGAAACCACAACCAAAGTCGTGATACCAAAAGAGACAGTAAGCCGTTTGCTTCGTGATATTCGCGATGTAATGACCGATCCAACGTTGCGTGAATGTGGTATTCTATATCGTCATAGCGAAACAGATATACTTACAGGATATGCGTGTATTGTGGGTCCAGAAGATACCCTTTATTTCGGAGGATACTATTTTTATATCTTTAAGTTCCCAACAAATTATCCACACTCACCCCCTGCGGTAAGTTTTGTAACGAATACGGGAAATATACGTTTTCACCCGAATTTTTACGCAAATAAGAAAGTGTGTGTTTCTATTGTGAATACATGGCGAGGAGAGCAATGGTCAGGTTGTCAGAACATTCGGTCAGTTCTCATGACATTTCAGTCCTTATTAGATAAAGAACCGCTTCTTCATGAGCCGGGTATCCGTAAAGAACACAGTGATTTTATACAATATCACCAAATGGTGGAATACTATAATTATAAATTCGCATGCTTAACATTATTGAAAGATTTGACAACCCACGTCGGCATCGAACCATCACTCGTTGCTGATTTTAAAGAGTTTATGAAGACAATGTTTCGAGAGAATAAGGAACGTATTCGAGAGATTTTGACGGATCGTTTAAAACGCTTCCCTGAACGTAAATCTATACATATTGGATTGTATGGTGGTATTCATACCCAGATCGCATATGATTTACTTATGAAAGAGTATAATGATGTCATTGAACTCGATCTATGAACGTAATATGATAATACCGAAATAAGTATTATAATATTATTTCACACCTCTTAAATTGAAATTAAATAAATGTATATCTATACAATATAGTCGATTCTTCAAAATTTAAGAGGAAGCAAATGCATTTCTGTTCCATATGCGCCAATATGTATTATATTAGTATTACTCCTGAAAACGAACTTCAGTATTATTGTCGTAACTGCGGGCATATTGATAATACGATTGCGGCGGATAATATCTGTGTCTCGAAGGTGAATATAAAACATACTACTACACAACAATCCTTCTCTCAGGTTGTGAATAAATATACAAAATACGACCCGACATTGCCACGTATTCACACCATTCGTTGCCCGAATGACGAATGTCCGAGTAATACATCGTCTTCGTCTGGTAGTGGTAGCGGTAGTGGTAGCGGTAGTCATGGAGAGAATAAAAAGGCGAAAAATGAAATTATTTATGTGCGGTATGATGATACAAATCTTAAGTATGTTTATTTATGCGCAAAATGCGACAAAGTCTGGAACACAGAACAGCAATAAATTGAAACATAATAAAGTGTGATTAGTATATATATACACTTTATGATGTCAAGTGGAATTCCAAGTTTGCCTAAAAAACAGTTGCGTGGTGAAGGAGACGCTGATTCGGAGAATGAAGCTTTACAAGAAGAATCTGACGCAGAGTCGGCCGACGCAGGTTCAGAAATAAACGAAAGTGATGATGAACAATCATCTACCGGATCACTTACGTCGGCGGGAGATGATAGTGAAGAACCCGACGATGAGGATGAAATTGAGGGGGCGGCAGCGGATAGTGGGGATGAAGGCGTTCAACGAGGAGATGCGGAGGATGATGAAGTGTCAGGAGCTGGAGCAGCAACATCCGCATCCGTCAAAAATAAGAAAAAACGTGGATCAACTGGGGCGTCATTCTCCTCCTCTGGCCGTAAAAAAAACATGGAAGACGATATGACACTACTCGGTGTTCCTCATGGAATTCAGTTTGATGATGATGAAGATGACGAAAGCTCAGATGACGATAGAGATAGTAGCGAATATTTCCAGAAACTAAATTTGAGTGTTCGTCAAAGTTATATTGAAACATATCACCCAGAGTCGTTTTCTCATAATTATGACGAAATACAAACACTTGCGCGTGTTGTTCGAAACAGTGCTGGAGTTATTGTTGATGATTTACATCGAACAATTCCAATTATGACGAAATATGAAAAAACGAGGATATTAGGTCAGCGAGCCAAACAACTGAACGAAGGATCGCCCGCATTTATCAAAATTGACTCTACCGTCATCGATGGATATCTGATCGCAGTAAAAGAATTAGAGCAGAAGAAGACGCCATTTATTATTCGCCGTCCTTTACCGAATGGCGGTTCCGAATATTGGCGTGTTCAAGATTTAGAGATATTGTAATACGGTATCTGTATGTTGAAGTTTGAGAATATTGTATGAGAAAGTAGTTGTGTGTATGGTTTAATTGTTGTAATAATGTGCGGGTATGATACCAACATATGGTCTATATGTTTGTCGTTTATAAAGACTGTCGATGGAAGATGAAGATGATGAATTCGTCATTGGCGATATTGGGTTCGAATAATCATCAAAAGAATAAGGACTATAATCACTATCAACATGATTTTCATCATTGTGAATGTTGCTTTCATGATTGTGAATGTTGCTTTCTTTGGTAGCAAAGCAGCATCCACGATCGGCACAACAATGGAAGTAGTTTGTAAATGTAGTAAAAAAATGGTCTGACATCTTTTTACTATATGTTTATTATATTTATTACATTTTATTACATTTATTACATTTATTACATTTACTGTAGTAATCATTCTTAGCACTTCCAGCGCTTACCGCATTCTAAGCATGTAACAAATGTTGTCATTGGTTCATCCGCAGAACGTGTTTGAAGCTGATAATATGTGCATTTCTTAGATTTACATTTGTTGCATGTGAAGTTATCAGTAGATGCTTCAATATTCGGTTCGTATTTTTGTTTGTCACGTATTTTCTTGTCCTCAATGAGTTTTTTCCATTTATCCGGACAAATTTCCTGATGGGTCATAAATGCGATATCTTGTGACTTGATATTGGAAGATAGAATTGCGCTCGATACATCTGGCTTCTTCAAATTAATATACACAGAACGCAAACGATCGATATATAGTGTTACAAAAAACGAATTCGACCACTTTTTTACGATGTTGTTTTTCGTTGCGTGTTGAATTGTCCAGTTGAAAATACCCTTTTCAACATTTGTGGAAATCGTATCGATAACAGCAGTGTCATGTTCATGATTTTTCAAAAGATCCGCAATTCTCTTTCGAACTTCTCCACGAAAATGGTCTGGATATGCGATACTTTCAATATTTGACATAGAAATCGATTATAATGTATAATGTATAAAGTATAATAGATTTCTTTATTCAATTTTTTAGAGATATTCTTCTTCGCTTAATTCCTTTTCACTTTCTTGATCCACCGGTGCATCATCCATTCCTTTCTTTGGTTTTTTAGGTTTTGTAGAAGGGGCAGATGCGGTTTTTTTAGTTGCTACCGGCTTTTTCTTTGAAGATTTCACATTCGTTTTCATATTATTCTTGAACTCATGCGCGTCCAGTTCAACATCCTCTTCCACATCCGCTTCTGAATCATTCGGAGAATCAGATGGAGGCGTTCCTGAATCAGTATCCGTTTCTGTAATGAACTCGCTTTCTGTTGATTCTGACTTGTTTTTTTTTCCACCACTTGTTTTTGATTTTCGGGTTCTATGACACCTAGGCGTTTTATCTTCACTATCATCATCCACTACAAAACCATCCTTCAAATATCCGTTCATTGTTTTTTGATAAGCAGGAACCAAATCTAATTCGTCGATTTCGTTTTCATCTTCGAGTTCGGTTGAAGCAAGGTCTTCGAATCCTCCGAATAAACGTTCGTATATCACGTTCCAAATATCAGTGGTTAAGTTGATAGCATGTTCCTTATCTGATCGACCAACAAGAGCGATATTTCCATAAAAGATAATTTCATCAATCGGAGGAGGCATCTCATATTTATTTTCGTTTCCAGCACGTCCATCTGTTTTTGCCCAAACATCAACGTAGATATATTTCGGGACGACCGTTTCATTTTCAATATTGAAACTGAACTTCTTCTTATTCTTGTATTTATACGTATGATAACAACTGAACCCGGCATGATTACGGTAGCCACATTTTTTGGATAGTAATATTGTGAGTTCTTCTAATGTTGTTTCATTTTCTGGTTCAACAGATATGTCTGATAATGATCCTGTTTTTGAAATAATTACGATTGTAGTCGTGTTTTTTTTGGATGTATTCGAATGTTCAACTGCCATATTTATCGATGACGATGACGACGATGACGACGATGACGACGACGATGACGACGGTTTATCATACTATTGTTATATTTCTATATTGTTTATCAGCAATATAGATATAAACATACGTTATGCAGTATATATACCATAAAATAGCATAGCATACACATGGCAAGCACAATTCGAAGTCAAAGAAAAAATCAAAATGTGCGACAAGCGATGATGATATCCGGATTAAACACAATTTATCGTAATCAGTCAATTACACATTTAATACAAACACATCAGCAAACTGAACCACGTATTTTTTTACTTGATACGACATTAGAAGAGATGAATCAGATGTATTCTAAAATACATGGAATTATCGAAAAAGGACGTCTTCGCCCCAAAGGAACCGAACTATTTTTTGTATATAAAAAAAATGAACATTTGATTTTTAGTGAAGATGCCATTTATGAGATCGAGTATGCTCAACAACCAAAACATGTCTCTCACATGAACAATAAATCGGTTATTAATCCATGTCTTTTAGAACGAATACCGATTGATGGAAAAATCACAACAATTGACCTATCTATATCACTCTTATCGGATGAACCCGGGTCATTGAAGAAGTCATTTGTAGTCCCATTACTCGTAGATGAGAGTTACTACAAATTGTCAAATCGACACGCCAGTACCAGTGCCAGTGCCGGTTCTTATATTTCTCCAAATCATATTGTAAAACATCATACAAAAATAGTTGTGAAATTGCATCCAAAGTCACCGAATTCATTTGTATTGATTATGAATGAAAATGAAACCGAAGTTCTCGATTTTTATTTCACTACAGAGAATGGTATTATCGAAAACAGCAATGAAAAAATTACGACAACATGTAAAGATGAGATAATATCGTTTATCGACCACTTCAAATTATGTTCGTAATATACACATGAATACAATATATACTATTCGTAATGTTGTGGTTAATTCAAAATATTCTCTTTTCTATTAGTTTAATTGTAGTTATACATTATTTGTACATCTATTTTGAAACAACGCTAACTGCTCCAAAAGTAAAAGATCTCATCCATTGCCCAAAACAGAAATACAAATCATTATTTGATACGATAAATAAAAATTTAGACAACAATGTTTCACAAAAAGGTAGAAATTTAGGAGATGATATCGATATGATAGGTGGCGCCGATGGAACAGAATTATCGAAAAACAAATATAGTGAAACATCTAAAAATACTGGCCATGAACATGATAATATGAAAACAGACCTGAAAGCATTTTTACGTGGTATTGGATTGAAATCTAAATCAAATACAGACACGTTATTTCGACCCACCTATGAAACGAGTTAAAGGTATGTTGTATATACATATAATAGAAATGTTATCGCATCATCAGCAAACGCATCATCAGCAAACGCATCATCAGCAAACGCATCATCAGCAAACTGATCGTAATCGTTATAATGACCGTGAAAATAAACAAATCTTACGTGTATTAGAAACCAAGGATGCCGATACGTTATTATCGAATTTTCCGGTTACGAGACTTTCTTATGAAGTTTCTATTCATAAGAACGACACACAATATGCTGCTGCTAAAAACTCGACTCATTATAAATATTTCATTCTTCCAAAAGGCAAACGATGTATTGCTTGGGCTACTGAATGGAACTGTAAGCGAATATTAGTTATTATAGATATTCAACGACCGAAATATCGTGAAGACCGTCGCAGCGCCAACGGATTGCCGAACGATTCTGAACGCCCCTTTCTCCGTAAGTTTTATCAAGAAAACGGATGGTGTCCTGGCAAAGTTACTATTTATGACGCATGTTTTGACCGCAAGATTGTATATGGAACAGTATTTGGTGGCGTAATGTTTCGTGCTCCAAATATTGATACCCCGTTATTTTCTATCCATACAATTTACTGGTATAAAGCCAATCTGATTCCACCTCTTTCAGGACTCCAACATATCGCATTATGTGAGGAATTATTCCATCAGAATAATATTCGTCAAGTTTCTTATACAAAGGAAAATAGTATAATATTTGGATTACCTGTGTTATGTAATACAGAACAAGACGCAGAACGTGTTGCTTCGCAGCTTCCATATGAGATATTCTCAATACAATATCGTTCAATTCAAACTACTCAGTGTTTTCAGATATTAAAGCATGAAAATATTTCGGGACGCAACAATGACAATGACAATTACAATTACAATTACAATTACAATGACAACAAAGAGAAAGTTCTTGTTATGCGTATGAATAATACACTTGTCAATGTAACGTCATCGCAGATTATCCATACAAACCCAACAACAACAACAACCGCAAAAGCAACAACAACCGCAAAAGCAACAACAAACGCAGCACGAAGGTTATTTATCCCTCCAACCGATGACATGCTTACCAATATTCAAGCGGTGTTTATCATTCGACCAAATATACAAAATGATATATATGAGCTATATGTGATGCCAGATATGTATCGACAACGCAGTGTAATCGGCAGTGGTGCGGTTTGCGAACCTCTTTTTTATCATTTTGCGCTTATTCCTAATTTTAAAACAAGCGTTTTTATGAATCGACTCTTTCGTAACATTAGCGAAAATGAACGTCTAGATACGATGGAAGAAAGCGAAGATGAAGCCGATTTTGAAAATACAGATCCTGATAAATATGTTACACTTTCAAAAGAATATAATATGTTATGTCGGTTCAATAAACGTTTCTGTAAATGGGTTCCGATAGAAATCGCCGCAAAGAAGGAAATTATTACGTTCCAACAGGCGAAACAACATGAAATGCGTTATTGTCATCGCAAGAAATAAAACAAACCTGTAACGAAACCTGTAACGAAACCTGTAACGAAACCTGTAACGAAACCAGTATAAACATAATATTCGGTTTATTATATCAATAAATGAGACCACCGGTGTATTCGACATCTATGTCGTTCCATCGTATATTTCGTTCATCACCACATCCTGTCTTGCGAATGTGGAAACAACAACTTCCGATGGTTCAACCATGCTACAGCTTGTCAAAATTTTCTACAGAACAAACAATTGCGATTATGCGCGAACATCGTATTCCTATGTTGTGTGAAACACCCGGACAAGTGAATGCGGTGAATGATTACATGCTAACCATCGAAAATACCCGCTTTGGCGGGAATGAATATATCGCACGTGAAATACATGATCATCCGGTTGTTGTCTCGGCTCCGTTGTGGATCTATACAAAAATTTCACATGATGGAATCGAACACACCCGAAAAATGTTTGAGCATATATGGGCTCATAAGTATATACTTAAAGGACTCGTGTTTGATATTAATAATTTTTCAAATTCGTCCCGAGGGTCGATCCCTCCATCAAAATATAGCTATAAAGTGGCGCTTGATTACATATTTCGAAATATGGTGCGTCCATTCGAAAAGGAATATGGTATTCAAACGCCATGTATTATGATGGATGGCCGGCACCATATTACACATATTGACCATTTAGAAGAGTTGAAAACGCATATCGAACCGGTGGTAGTCAAATCAAACCATACCAAATTTCAGTTGATTGTAGGTGATATATTTGACCATCATGAAAAATAATTTATATAAGTGTAAATATATAATCATTCGAATATTATGCAGTCAGAAGAACCTCTCAGTGGCGGTGCCAAGCGTAAAATTATGTTGAAGAATCACCATATGAATCTTCAGCCATCCGCACCAATTAGCGGACAGAAAATCAAGCGAGTTAAGCCATTTTCAATCAAAGATCCGTCAAAGTATTTAGAACGCTTACGTTCATCTCCCTGTCGGTCAAAATCGCAGAAGAAGTGTAATAGCCGTAAGATTAGTGTAAGCTGTAAGTATGCTCGTGGTGCGAAGCGTTCTTTCTGCCGTAGGCGCACGAATAAGAACTACCGGTCGTAAGCGCTGTTGTAACTGAAAATACAAATATCACATTATATCATAGAATATAATATAATGTCATATTTGCGTTCAAATCCTCTCGCTGAACATAATTCAGGTATTGCGCTGTCAAGTAAGGACATTCCTCAACATGGAACGGGTAATATGTATGAAGGACAAGGCGGTCGCGCATTCGTTCAAGGGGGGGGCGGTATGAGTCAGTTTTATTCATTCAATCCTGGTGTTGCCGACTCGGATAGTGCTCATGCACGTGGTTCATATGCGCCAGTAACTGTAGGAATTAATTCGGTTGCTGCTACTACAGGTGGTTCTACACGCCGAAAGAAGTCCTCATCGTCGTCGGCGTCCGTCTTGCGTCGTCGTCGCAGCTATCGTCGTAAGCATCGTGTAACAAAATGTAAGAAATGTAAGTGTGATATTATTATTGGTGTTGGCGGTGTTCGTCGTCACTCCAGGTTCTGTAAGCACAAATGCTGTAAAAAGTCGAAAACATGCCGTCGGACATCATTTCGCCAACAAGGTGGTAGTAGTTTTGCGAATGCCGCTTATTCGATCGGAGGTTCTGGAACTGAGGTCGGCCCATCTACAACGGCTTTAGCAAATCCAGCACCTTATACCGCTTACAATAGTTGTCATCCAGTTCAGTAATACTCTGGTTCCGTTTCACTCTGGTTCCGTTTCACTCCGGTTCCGTTTCACTCCGGTTCCGTTTCACTCCGGTTCCGTTTCACTCCGGTTCCGTTTCACTCCGGTTCCGTTTCACTCTGGTTCCGTTTCACTCCGGTTCCGTTTCACTCCACTAACTGAATCAAGCATTTCCCATTCGTCTTCGGAATGGTTGATTTCATCTTCGATTTTGCGCTAACTTCCGTCGTAACTGAGAGAATTCCGGTTTCTTCATCAATTTCAATAATATCTGCGTCGGCAAATGCGGCTTCTTCATCTTCTTCAAGTTTGCGTGCGTTTGCGGTCTTCACCGCCGATACGACCGGTGGCTGATATTTCACCGTCCATGCGTTTTTGTAATACCCTTCCGTATCCGTCATAATAATACGGTATCGCTGTTTTATATAATAGGTCTGACGTTTCAGCCACTGACTGCGGAATACATCCTGAGGGTCGATAATATCGATCACGAGAGGCGCAGCATGTTTCACACGCAGGATTCGCCCAACTGACTGACATACATCCGTTTTCGGCGACGCCATAATCAGAGTTGTGAGGGTCTTGATATCCAACCCTTCCGACGCCATCGCATATGTCGCAATAATCACCTTCTTACTCTCGCTCAATTTCAGTGCGGCTTCTTTCATTCCGCCAACATAATATCCCACCGTTGCGATCTTACGGTGTTCGATTGCGTCATGGAAATATTCCAACAACGACCGATTATGCGCTAGTATCATGACTTGTTGGTCTGGATTCGTCGCCAGTTCATTTTGAAGAACATCCAATATGAATTCACTTCGTCGATTGTAATTACACACTTTAGAAATCATGGTGCTGAATTTAGGATTTCCTCGGTAATCATATTCGGTTTCGTTGAATTCCGCATCATCTACTTTATACTGTATTCCTTTCACAATCACTGCGTGGCTCGTCGTGTCGTTTTTCTCTTTATGAACAACATCACCTAAGAAATATTTGAATACTTTTGTAAGCCCGTCTTTACGCACCATCGTTCCGGATAATCCCAACGTATATTTTGTAACAACTTTCATCATACACCGACAAAACACTTCTGCCGACATATGATGACACTCGTCATAGACTGAGAGACCAAACGTATTGAATAAATCTCTCGGATACTCTTTCATCGAAAGAGATTGAAGCATACCAATCACAATATCTTTATCATCGATATCCACGATTTGACCTTGAATCATTCCAACCCGAGCAGCAGGCAAGAACTGCTGAATTCTCTCGATCCACTGATTCAAAAGGAAGCTTTTATGGACGATGACAAGTGTTTTCATCCGAAGTCGAGATATAATATTTAGAGCCATGACTGTCTTTCCTTTCCCTGGATCAACATCAAGTAGCCCGCCTCCTCCCATTTCAGCATTTTCGGGCTTCGTCACTTGGTGAATATATTTATCAACGATGATATTCTGGTATTCACGCATCTCTCCGGCGAATACGAGTGAGTCGCCCACGGGCGAACCAGGCGGAATCCGGGTCTCTTCTGGCAGACCGTATATTTTTGTTCCATAAAACCGTGGAATATATATCTTCTTTGAGCATTCACGGTAAATCGGAAATTTAGGGGGTTGAACTGGCGCTTTAGGAACATAGGCTCCGACGGTGAGTTCTTCTCTCAATAATTTCAAATCTGTCTCTTCCATACATTCTTTGAGAAGCGTATATCCCCGTGGGCCATAATAAGAAACAGGAGCAAACATCTCTGTGAATGTAGTTACGAAATAGAGTGTTCGAGAGATTCAATTCTATAATATATTAGTTTTAGAATTCAATATCATTAATAATATAATATAATCTCTAATAATAATAACATTCTATCTCGTTTATATATAAGTAAAATGGATACATTTCGTTCATTAATGCGTCAAGAAAAACAACATGAAATGGTGATCTTTGTTCTATTGATCCTTTATATTGTCTTCACGCCATCAGTTCCTCCAGCTCTCGCAGAATACGCAGAAAGCACGTTCGGACAGGTAGTCGTCGTAATTCTCGCAATTACACTCTTTTTAAGCACAAACCCCGTTGTAGGTATTTTAGGATTTTTAGCTGCGTATGAATTTATACGTAGGTCATCACGTGTAACTGGTGTTTATGGTATTGAGACATTTTCGCCGACGGAACAAAAGAAGCAAGAAGTGATGGTTGCGATGAATCCCGCACCGGTGAAGACTCTTGAAGAGGAGCTTGTGGATACATTGGTGGTGATCTCTCCGAATGATCAAAATTCTGGTCTCTCTGACGGTGGGTCATTTCAACCAATTCTCGGAGAGCTTCATGGTGCGGTTGAACCGGACTATACTGGACCGATTTAGAGCATCAACGCTTCGGGAAGAGCACACTTTGATACATACTGGGTAGTATGAATGTATCAAAGACAACATAAATTTCTAATTCTACCAATACGTTTCGAAATCGTTCAAAGGTCCTCGCGCTCCGCCACCACTAGTAATGCGAGCGCCACCACGTTGTCCGACTACTTCGCCACCACCACTAACGCGATTGCCGATACGGTTGAATATGAAACGAAACATATAGAATAGAATGGCCGCAATTACGAGACCAACAAGTGTGCCGATGAGTGTTCGAAAAATATCGTTTTGTAAAATCGTTTCCCAATTCAATCCGAATTTATTCAAATCTAATTCGGCCAAACTCCCAAGTTCTCCATTATTTGCCGATTGTTGATATAATACGGTTCCATCTTCACCGGTTGGATTACATTTGATATAAATATCACCGTTTCCTTTTGCGTTATTGGCGCCACGTTTGTTATAGTAATACATGTTTTTCGGCATCTTATTTTCGCTGATGGGACCTGTTTTGGTGATGGATGAATCACGTGTTGAATCGGTTAAACTCGCCAACGAATCACGAAACACCAGAATTGCGTCCTTTTTGTGATAAACGATATAGTTATATACACCAGTGTATTGAGGTAATAAATGCCGCCCGACATACGTAAAAAAGCCTTCCTTCGGTATTAGGTTGCCTAAATTGAAATTATTCACTTCAGAAATATATTTGCCTCCACTACTTGACCGACTAGGTAAATTTTGTAATATTGTATTCATGATATCAGAGCTCTGTTTTCCAGAACCATTTCCAATATTGATAGGGATGGATACGATCAAGTTACGCCCATCCGAGCTAGAATGGTATGCGAGTAGTTCAGCATCTGCTAGAGCCCCATCATAACGATGTAATGATGGCTGATGAATATGAATATGATCGACTTTGTAATCAACTCCGTTGTATTTCGCTGGAAAAATCCCGCCACTTCCACTATCATAGGGAATACGCAAGTAGGAACCCTTATGAAAGACATTACATGTGCTTGTGTTGTATTGATAAGAAAAGCTACATGTAGATGAACATTGACGATCTTCTTTTCGCATAATATTTGATGTTAAATTGACTGGTGCATCTCTACTCATATCTATCTTTTACGTACTATTTGTATTTCTATATATAATATTATATATAAATTATGTATATGGAACTGGATGAAATTATCACGAAATAAGATACGAAAGATACGTAAGCAACAACATCAAAGTGTTCGAAGATGGAAGAAACAGCATAGAACATCCGGACGACGAGTTACATTTAGACAAAGTCGCAGTCGTAGAAGTGGTAGTGTAATCACGAAATATACACCAAAAGTAGATAAAATTGTGAATCGCACGTTGAAAAAGTATGTTGGCGATAATGAATTATACAAACTGAAAGAAAAATATCGGAAATTACGCAGAGAAAAACGAATGTTGCGTAAGCATATGAATATGGTAGGCGGTGTTACACCTGCGTTGTCACCTGCGTCGTCACCTGCGTCGTCACCTGCGTTGTCATCAGAATTATTACAAGCTATGCTTACTGCGGCAGCTACAGCAGCAGCTACAGCAGCAGCTACAGCAGCAGTTAAAAAACAACAATCGACACAGCCGCCATCATCGACACAGCCGCCATCATCGACACAGCCGCCATCATCGACACAGCCGCCATCATCGACCGAACAGTCGGCAACAAATAATAATAATAATAATAATAATAATAATAATAATAATAATAATGTAGATTCTAGTAAAGCAAATGAAGTTTCTGAACCCAACTCAACCACTAGTGACAACAAAGGGGCTGATGTATCATCCTCCACAGGGGTTTCGACATCTACTAATACAAGCAAAAAACCACCTTTTCAATTGGGTCCTGAAATTGAAGGCGACGTGTCTATTGGCATGGAAGAACACGAATGTAATGACCAAAAAGGAGTATATAAACTAGTAAGCTTTTTAATTAAAAAGGGATTACCGTATTATATTCAAATCCAAGGAAAATCAGGCGATAAGGCACTCAACAAGAATGATACCAATATATTTGACTTACGCCGTATTTTATACGGTAAATTCACGCAAGATATTAAAAAGATAAGTGAGAATAAACGAAATCTTTATATTGAAGCAAAAGAAACAGTCGGTATTGCGAATAGCGAACTATATGGAAGTAACGAACCAGGACTCTTCATATATACAGGTGAAAAAGGTCAAATTTTGAAAGATTCAAAAGATACATCGATACAAATTCGACTGTTACAAGATGATCCGAACGCACCACCCATCCCACCTTTATCGGATTCCAAGCGATTATATAAATTAAAAGGAAAGGGGGCGGATGTGAAACCTGCGTCCATCGATACGACAACATTATTAACAAACCTCGACAAAGGTAATGAAATAGATATGTCTGAGTTCAGACTACAAATAGCACCGATGACACCAAGTGAGTTGAATAAGGAAGCGCAAAAAGTCGCTGCCGGAAAGAACAACGATCCAGAAGCAAAGGTTGTGGTGGATGAGTCCAATACGTATATTGTGAACTTAAGTCTAGGATGTAAAATTGTTTCGATACAGACGCTCAAAAAATCTCTCGAGAAGGCAAGAAATAGTCTTGAAAATGATAAGGATGCGAGCAAACAATCCGCATTGGATGTTATTCTTATGCTGACGTCTTTGTTACAGAATCCTGAATTTGCGAAATCAGACGGATATGATGATTTTAAAGAAAAAGTCTTCGGATTCTCTTATAAGATTGATGGTTCTGAGAGATTATATGGGTTCAATCAGATGCAAACATTTTTTGACGATAAAAAAGGCAATATCCCGCCTCGTGTAACAAAGGAATTCTTTAAATTGTTGAATTTGCTGGGTCATGGTCCTGGCGGGTCTAACGGCGATTGCTTACGTTTTGATAGTGCTTCTCCATCGACGTATATTCTTAAAAAACTTAAAACATTTGAAGAAAAGGGGAAAATTGTTACAAAGACAATAGAAACGTTGGATAGTGCGTCGAACATGAATGGATTTGCGAAACAATTATCGAAAATTGAAGAGGTGGGGGGTGATAATGAAGAAGGTTCAGCACCGGAAACTCCAGATAATAAAAACGCCAACCAAGCGACACCGGCAGCGACACCGGCAGCAACACCGGCAGCAACACCGGCAGCGACACCGGCAGCAACACCGGCCACTGAAGCCACAACTACAAGTGAAGTTCCAGAAAGCACAACTCCAGCAGCTACGTCTGTAAATACGAATATAGAACCATTAAAAAAAGAACAAATCAAAGAGATCGACGCAATTAATACGCTCGGTATTCCTTGGAAAGCTTACTTGATACGAAAATTTATATTCAATGACAAGGATAAAGACCTTGAAAATATGAACCTAGTTCATTTGATGGGCTTCGGAACAGCGAGTGATGAATATATTCCTGAATCAGAAGAGTCAAAGAGAATATTCGAAAGAGGCGCAAATAAAAATATAACCCCATCAATAGGACAAAATAGTAATATGGATGATACGATCGATAAAGTTGTTACGTTATATCAATCAGAAGACATGGCAAAACTGGAAGAGAAAGCGAGAGAAAAAGCGAAAGAATACAAAAATAAATTATAGTACGTTAAAAGGGTAAATAGCGTAATGAAGCACTATCATACACGCTAACACGAAATGCGTCGTTGTAACCTTCGACATATACCATATCGCCGGTGCCAACATTATTACAACCATATTCATTTGTGCCGCTCTTTCCATTTACAGTAATCGGTAATTTAATTGCGTTGTTTTTGTCACTCAATGTATAAAATTGCCATTTGTCACGATTTGTAAATAATGGGCGTCCGATCAAAGGAAGTATAGTTTCTTGAGATTCTGTCGAAGAAGGGACGCTTCCGCTCCTAGCACCGCCACTGCGAGTAAGAATACCCACTTGTCGATATGTAGTATCGACCGAACGGGTCGGAACATTTACACGAACACCGCCACCGCCACCGCCACCGCCACCGCCACCGCCACCACCGTAAGTATCCATCCCGCCATAATGTATCGTTTCAACACCTCCCCGGATATCGTAAATCGGTCGAGTTGCACCCACCGAATTATCACGAAGGGGTGGGACATATGGATTTAATAATACATCTTGGTTGGAGGATGGACCGCCAATTCCAAAATCTAATGAATTTGATAATGGGTCGGCAGACGCAATTAATAAAGGACCATGATGCTGACCATGATGCGAACCATGATACTGATTACAATGCTGACCATGCGAACCGTGCGAACCATGTCCAAAAAAATATGAATGTGCATAAATCGCAACTACAATCATAATAATTGCGAATATCACCAATGTTATATTTTCAAAACAAAACACACCAGGTGGGCATTTACGAACCATAGTAACGAATAATATCAAATATGAAAACTTGTTATTATTATATCATTTTATTTATTTTTACACCTTTCTTATAGAGTATCTCATCATATGTAATATAAAAACAATACTCAAATATATTATTATTGTTGTTGTTATTGTTATTGTTATTTGACCGATGACAACAGAACAACCCGTTGAGTTTGTCCCCGGATTAGTGAGTGTGATTATACCAACATATAATCGTTACGAGTTACTAAATCATTCTATCAAAAGTGTATTAGCGAATACATATAAACATGTTGAAATCATTGTAATTAACGACTGCTCAACTGATCAAAGATATTATTCCGGTCGGCTTGAAGAGTATGAAAAAACAACAGTGATCCATTTACCTGTGAATATGCGCATAAAACATAATGTATCATCTGCACAAGGAATCACACGGAATTATGGATTGGAAAAGGCAAAAGGGGAATGGATTGCTTTTTTAGATGATGATGATTTTTATGTAAATTCTAAAATCGAAAAACAGTTAGAAGCAATGAAAACAAGTGGTATTCATTTTTGTAGCACAAATATCTTCATGATTAATCATAAGCGTATCCATATGGATCAACTGGATTTTGAAATAACGTCTTTACATCACGAAACCGAGAAGGAAAATAAAGTATTTAATTTAGAAATGATAAGAAAAAGCAACCTTATTGCTAATTCTTCTGTGATAATTCATCACACAATTGTAAAAAAGACTGGAATACAGCATATTGTTCCACGAGAAGAAGATTGGGATTATTGGAAACGGGCATTACAATATACAGATTGTTTATACTTGTGTGCTCCGCTAGTATATTATACTTGGACTGTTGAAAACCGCATGAATGTTCGATACTATCATTAAATTTATTATTTATTATTTATTATTTATTATTTATTATTTATTATTTACTACTTACTACCACCAGGTTTTGCGAATCCTTTCAACATATCGGTGATTCCTTTCATTCCGCCGTTTCCAGTGAGTTGTGCCATGAATTTCTCCGCAGAGTTCAACAAAGGACCCATATCTTTCATATTATTCATGAGCTCCTTTTGTTGATTCATGAGAGACTTAGTTTGGTCGGTTAAACCACGAACACCTTCTTCACCAATAATATTTTCAATATTATCATAAGCCTGTTCTAACGTTGAGGCATAATCAATACGATTTGATTCTTTTGAGGCATGTGCGTTCTCACCATTGTCGTCATCATGGTCTTGTCCATCATAGCTTGCTGGCGATAATGAAGACATGCCTTGTTTATTCTTCTTCATTGGTTGCTTTTTGGAGTGTAATGTTGAATTGCCTTCTTTGTTTTCGCTTGATTTTTCTTTTTTGCGTGGTTCTGATTTTGTTTCTGTTTCCTCTGATTCTTTTTCAGTTGAGTTGTCCGACATATTCTCTGTCTCTGTGTCTTTCTTTTTTTTTGTCTTTGATTCATCCGTATCCTCGTCGTCATCATCATTCTTATTATCCATACCTTCCATCACACCTTTAGAACCCATCATTTCAAGAAGAAAAACGGTAAAAAATACAGTCAATAGAATAATAATCATATTTTTACTAAAGTAAGACGTAACAAGACCAATTAAAGCCATAAGAATAACTGCGTTCATATTTCCAGTTGATATATGACGAACGATACTGAATAATACGGCAAATAAGCTGGCATATAGCACGAACTTATTTTGAAAAAACGGCGTGTTAAACAATTTATTGGCGAATGATGACATAATATATATTAAAGTTTCGCAAATGATAATATATATTTTAAGAATATAATAAATTGAATAATATTTATAGATATCTACTATGTGTCATAAAATATGTCTCGCTATAAAGTAGGATTATGTCAAAAATTTAATACGACTATTCATGGATTTGATCCAAATACAAGCTCACCGAGTATAACATGTCATTATATATGTTTATATACGTTTGACTTTACAATACAAGGATTGTTTGAGACGTCAATGCTTCTCTCAAAGTATTATAATGCGACCATCGAAATCATTGAAACTGCGTTTTTATCCCCAGGTGACGAAATGGTTGCGATTTACAAAACATTTTGGTTACGTATATTTCAAAAGATGTGTAGAAAATGGCTAGTTCAACGGAGGTTTTCTCGTTCCCCAAAAATGTATAAATTTCTTCTAAAACGTGAATATCAAACGCTTAGAATACCATTATAAAAGGTTCGTCATCGGCTTTTTCCGTTGTTGGTTCATCTTGTTCATAAATATCATTATTCTTTGCGTCGTCCTCGTCTTCGTCGTCTTCGTCCTCGTCGTCTTCGTCCTCGTCTTCGTCCTCTTCGTCGTCGTCCTCGTCCTCTTCGTCGTCCTCTTCCTCTTCGTCGTCCTCGTCTTCGTCCTCGTCCTCGTCTTCGTCCTCTTCGTCGTCCTCGTCCTCGTCTTCGTCTTCGTCCTCGTCCTCGTCATCGTCCTCGTCATGTGTATATTCTAATTCACTATCACGATCATCGTATGGATTTTCAGTTGAATCATCCAAGTCTTCATTTTCATCCAATTCTTCATCGTCGTCCAAGTTTTCATCGTCCATTTTTGCCTCAGCCTCCTCCATCGAAGCAACAATCTCATTCATTTTTTGAACCGTAACATCAATTACCGTATATACATTTGTTAGTTTTTCATAACTATTTCGCATTTTTTTTAGTAATATGCCAATACGTTTTTTATCCTTCAAAAGTTCCGATGTAGTATTATCTTTTACCTTCTTGATGTTTGCGTGATTTTCTCGAATCATACCATTGATGTGATTATAGATTTCCTCTAAATAGGTTATTTGCGCTCGATGCTCATCCACCATAGTATCGAATAATGTTTTCGCCTTGAGATACACATCTAATAAATGTTTATTGTATTTTAGATTATGACGAATCTCGATCATCTTTTTGATGATTTGTATTTTGGAATCTTTTTCACTTTTACGAAAATCATCGATTGCGATATCCCGATACGCTAAAAAATCAGAATCACCATATCTTTCATCAGCATCATCTTTGGCATTATTATCACTATAACCAACTTGGTGTTTATGTATTTGTTTCATTACTGTTATTATACTAATAGAATAAAAACAGTTATCATTTCAAACCGATTTGTCTAGTTTATTCCACCAACTACACGGTTTATGCCAAAATTCGGTATAAAATATATCACCATCACACAAGAACGCCGCAACGTAGCTGTATGAGCTGGCAGATGTAACAAGTATATCTGCTAGCGTCATACCAATAAATGTATCTTCAGTGTTATCATCCAAATGCATCATAATGTCATTCGCTAGGATCGGGTGCGTAGATAGATTTGTAAAATGTTCAGGTGTTCCTTGCGAGTAGATGTGAAATTGAATCTTATTTTTCGGATCATATTTTAAATAAGTATCACGAATTTTTAAAAGAGACTGAATATAATAATCATTTGTATATTCTTCGCCACCGTTCGGTCGAGTGTCATCACAATTTGGTCGGCGCATGTGTAACGCCAGATGATGCGTATAGACTTCCGACGATATTGACGTTGAATTCGTTATTCGAAACAGTCGCATTCTCTCATCATTACGATTTTTATTCCGCCAATAATGTTCTTTAATTCTCTTCATACTTTTACTCTTCATGCTTACATCGATATTTTTTTCGACATAGTTAAACACGTCATAAAAGTCGGGTGTAATTATTGTTGCGTTATCCTTGTCGGCGATGTCTTGGTAATTCACATAATTTGATTTCATATTCATTGTTTCTTCCATGGTTTGAATAAAATTTGGATCTGCGGTATAATTGTGTGCGATTTTGGTAGGACTTTTGTATACAAATATGGCGTTTTCATACTCTTCTGCGTAAATACATGTCCAAATAAATCTCTGATATTGTGCGCCAAAGCCGTCATCAAATGGAAGTGATGAAATATATTTTACATTTTGGTTTATTGTAACGGGCTGGTTATAAATGATAGACCGGATAACGGCGGAGGTTGCGTTAGTGGTGGTGGCGGTGGTGGCGACGGGCGCAACGAATTGACTTTCATCGTTCAGTTCATATGCGTTTGGCTGTGACTTATCATTTCTATCCGAGGTTAAACGCCCAATATGTCGATTCGTAATATGATTATAAAATCCAGATAAAAATCCAATCTGCGTCCATCGATTCGCATAATCCATTTCAAAAAATTGGTTCGGCGTATCATAGTTACCAATCGCAAGGACTGCTTCAACGTCGATGATCGACGGACGAAAACTGTAATGAGGCCAATAATGACAGTTTGGATAGCCTATGTTGTCCCCTACATGTTTATGTTGATGAAGTGCTACCTCATGTTTCATACGCCGTAATATACGATGTCCTTGTATTTTGTAATCTTGGATCGTTTCACCATAGTTACGATTGTATAAGATTTGTCGCACATTATAACCCGAATTTCGTGCGTCTATCATCATTTGTGTTGCTTTCTCAATATAACTACCTGGTGTATGAAATAGAAAATCATCTTCCATATGTATCCAATAATCTGGACGCAAATCATTCAGTTTATTCCATATGATTTTCATACTTGGTCGATGCCCTTTTTCAGCGGAGCCTTTCATATAATAATCAATCCATGGATACATCGTTTTCATTTGTTCTCGGTCATTCGGGCTCGAATTGTCATCCACACAAAACCAGTAGTCAATTCTATCAACATCTGACCACATATTCAAAATGGAATTCACCGTTTGCTGAAATAAATCGAGACGCTTACATGTTGTGAATGTAATAATAATACGTGGAGAGATTTGATTACGTTTTAAAGTAAATGTCATTGCTTCTGTTTTCATTTGTATTGCCGGTATATTTTTGTCAATGTAAGGCAACTTCTCTAATGAACGGGATACGCAAAATTCTTGACAGGTATGGTTGTTCTCCATCGTCGTGGCCGTCGTGATTTCACATGGAGCAACCAGCGAATCTTTTACTTTAAAGAAAAGGCGGTTCCATGTTTCGATGTCGTCATCATTATAGGTATCGTTTTTTGACGCAATTATCGAGAGAAAATGGTCTACAACAAAAAATAACCGCAATAATTCAGGATAAGAATCCTCTTCAAAAAAATTACGGTAAAAAACCAAGTTACTATACGTTGATGACATAAAATGGTATGGCATTACATTGTGTCGAAGTATCGTTTTACAACATTCATAACCACTTCGTTTGTCTGAGATATAAAATGCCGAAATTGAATTATTATATTCAATCATATCGTTATATTTGTCAGTGGAAAGGAATAGTTTATTTTCTGGATACTTATTATAATTTTTATACTTATGATAAAGCGCATTCACCAATACATGATTTCCTTCTGCTCGAAGATTTTCCATTAAAGCCGCAATACCCTCGATTCGTTCTTCATCATATTCCATCGTTGCGGAATAATATTTTAGTGAGTTATATTTGTCGGCTTTTTTGTAATAAAGATTGCCGAGACACAACGCACTATAATATTTTTCTTGATTCCAGTTATTTTGTGCGAGAACACGAAGATACCATTCAATTGCTTTATCGATATAAGCGGGTCCGGCATCCATCCAACTTTGTGCACAATAAAATGCGTATCGTTCAGCAAGTGCGCGCCCTCCACCCTCGGAACCAATACCAGTGAGCTCTTCCCGAAATCCACGCTCCAGAACTTCCGCATCTTTGATATATTTATTCGGGTCTTGATTACGACTACCTATACGCCCAGAATCAATGTAATAATTTCCTTGAATCGCATATGAGCTTTCTTCTTTATCTACACATGTGATATATTCATGAAGCACACCAACATAACGCCATCGTTTTCGGTTATTTACAATAAGTGTTCGCAAATACACAAAGGATTGTCCTAATTTTAGTTGGTATGCGTCATGTGTAAGGTTACGTGGTAATCGAAAATCGCCATGAATCGTATCGTCTGCGTCGAAAATAAAGAGATAATCTGTTTTATTAAACGCCATTTGTAGTGCTAATGTTCGGTTGAACCCAAAATCTTTCCATTCGACTTGTTCGATGTGGCCTGGAATGTTTTTTTGTTTGAAAAAATCTCGAATAATATCGATCGTGTTATCGGTTGAACCTGTATCGGATATATAATACGCATCAAAGTCGATATAACTCGTAATGTTATCAAGGGTCTTTGCGATAATATGTGATTCATTTTTTACAATCATATTGAGACATATTGTATAAGATTTAGACGGTTTGCGGGCGATTTCTATGTCGAGCATTTTGTCTTTACAACCATGACGTAAATGTTTTTAGGTTAATTTTATTTTACAATCATATAATAATCATATCATACCTACTATGTCATTCACGCGATTTCACGATGATCCAGACCGTATTAAAAAACAACTTCAACAATCAACCGATGTAGGGCGATATCGGTTGAATGTTCCCGGTCCTGGTGACAAACCGCTTTATTATGAGGATCCGTATGTCCGCGCACAATTCTGGGCAGGAAATATCATGACCAACTCGGTGGATGTTGAGGCGGAATTATTCGGTCTCTCACGCCGACTGAACCGTGACTCTGTTGAAAACTATCATCATGATCAAAACGCATCGGTTGCTACACGCACAAACGAAATGATACGCTGCCCTACACGAAGCGGTAGTTCGGTAGAACAAACACGCGCAACACATCCGGCCTGGATGCTACGTGATGTTGAACAAGACAACTGGAAAATGCTTCATTTTGATCCTCAAGAAAACGTATTTATGCCATTCTTTAACAATCTGAATACACGTATAATTGAAAAGGATCGTTTTGTTCCGCAAACTACGGTGCCAAGTATTTCAGATGACACCTTTTATAAAATTCATCCATCAAACAGAAATCCTCTGCTAGGAGGTATGCCAACTGAGAATGAGCGTGGTTTAGGCGATGAATATGGAACCGGTGGCAGGATTCAGGAGGTCGGTGATATTCGTCAGTTTAGCGGAGAAAGCGCACTGTTTTCATAAAGCAATAACCGTATTCTAATAGTATTTGAATAGTATTAGAATATTATTAGAATAATATATAATAATACCACATACAATAATACTACATATAATAATACCACATATAAATAAGAATAACAAATGGCTGAAATCGCATTAATATTAGGCGGTCTTGGAGCGGCTTATATAGCATCAAATCAGAAAAATACTCCATTATTGAGCGAAGGTTACCGAAACCCAAATGCGAATAACGCCAAATATTTGCCCAATATGAGTATTCCGATTACAAATTATCCGGTCATTCGCCCAAATACAGGAACGAACGTGAATGAATATAAGAACCCGAATACACATACTGACCGATATTATGCGAGTAATGTAGATTATGATAAAATGTCTGCTGGTGTTGCCGGTGGTGTTGGAGGTGTAGGCATCCTTCGTGGTGTCGCTGAACGAGGTCGTGATAATTCCAACGATAAAAAAGACATCATTCCAACAACGGGTTCTATTTCTAGAACTGGACTTGTGGGAGAAGGTTTAGACACTCAGTTCGGAGATAACTATAGCAAAGATGGATTCATGTCGCTCACCGGCGCAAAAATCGACCCGTTGTCTTTTACTCATAATAATATGGAACCGTATTATGGTGCGAAAATACGTGGTTTGACGACGAATGCGAATATGCATGAAAATGTTCTTGATAATAAGGTCGGTGGCGGTTCGCAATATGTAAGCAAAACAGAACAGGCACCGCTTTTCCGCCCTCAGGAAAATATGCATCACCCGAATGGTATGCCGAACCAGAATGATTTTTATCAGTCACGTGTCCTTCCTAGCATGAAAATCGCAAATGTGAAGCCATGGGAGGAAGTGCGAGTTGGACCCGGATTGGATCAAGGGTACAGTGCTCAAGGCACACTTGGATTCAATTCAGGAATGGAAGCACGAGAGAAATGGATTGACCGAGGTGTTGATGAATTACGTGTAAAAACGAATCCTAAGCTATCTTATTCACTCGAGGGTCATCAAGGTCCTGCCGCACATTATGTCCAAAATGCGCCGACTACCGCCACTTTAGGACGAATGGAAAAGCATCTGCCGGATACATTTTTTGTGAATACACCTGACCGTTGGTTCACAACAACCGGTGCTGAAAAGGGTGAAACACAGCGTGCGATCGAGATGGATCGAGAGAGTAATCGTCAGACTACTACAACGGAGTATTTCGGTGTTACAGCGCCAGCGGATGGCGGTAGTGCTATGTATGCTCCTAAAAATTTTGAAGATACGCGTCGTCAGACCTATGATGGTAAGCCGATTATTAATCCGTATGCGGCGGAGAAGAATACTGCGACAGAGGGAGATTTTGGTCGTATGAGTTATAAATTCACACATAATAACCGGACTACTGTTCGCCCTAATGAAATGGGTGGAATTCATGGAGCGCTGAAGGCGGTTGTTGCGCCGTTGTTGGATGTGTTGAAACCGTCTCGTAAGGAGAATGTGGTAGGAAACGCACGACTTTATGAAAACGCACGCATGCCTGTTCCTGCTGCTGTGACCGCAACATTCAATCCTGCCGACCGCGCACCAACGACAATCAAAGAAACGACGGTTGGTTTGGTCGGATTTGACCACTTGAATGTGGAACGCCAAGCTGCGGCCGGTTATTTAATCACTCAGAACACACCGGTTGATACTGAACGTGCGACCACCAGCACTGATTATTTAGGAGGTGCGGGTGGAACGGCTACACGTATGGGAAATGGCCTCTACAACGCTGCTTATAATCAGCGCAATAACGTGAATAAGACGTATAAAAATGTCACAAACCATGGTTCAATGTCGATCTTTAATCCCAATACCAATGTTCAGATTGACCGATTGGACTCGGATCGCGCAAACCACCGTGCGATGGTCATGACGAATGCCCCATCATCCATTCCAAGCATCGATATTTATGGTAAGATGACGATGCCGCAAAGTTACGATGAAGGAAAGTTGAACGAGAGAATTCAACCGGACATCTTGAACGCATTTAGACAGAACCCATATACACATAGTCTTCAGACGTATTAATAAAGTAATACCTATCAGTGCGATGCAGGTAGTGCGGGTAGTGCGGACGATGCCTTTTTTCGAGAGATAATTTTATAACATTATAATAGTTATAACATTATTATAATTATTTATACATGAACCTCCGTGAATTATTCCAAGACAAATACACCGTGATATTCGTTCTCATTTTAGTAGTATTAACGAGTGTTTGGGTATCACGGGTCTATCGAAATGGTGGATTTAGTAGCTGGATTGCACCATCTGAAGGATATGGCACGGGAGTGATTGAAGGACTAACGATGAATGATCATGTTCGATATTTGGGCGAGGTGAGAACCCAGAGCACGCATTCGCCTACAAATACACAAGGCTCACGAACGGACGGTTCTTTACTAATCAATCAGTGCTCTTACGTGAAAGACGCACCAACGATGTTTCGATTCTTATTCACAACCACAGCGGAATTACGTGGCACAACCGGTGATGGTGTTGGCGCCAACGCTGCGAAAGTGATTACGATTAAAGTTCCGACCTACTATATTCAGAATACTGACGCCAACGGGTTGTCGGTGACGATGCGTGCTTATACAGGCTCTTTACCCGCAACTGCTGGAACATCGTCAGGAACTGGCGCAAATTTGGATACTGCGGAAAATAACCGTGGTTTGGTTGCGAGTGTTGCTCCGGATGGTCAAGCGGATGCCGGTTATTTCGTTATTCGTTATACGATACAAACGACGTCCGCGATAGCCGCAGGAAAATACTCACTCGAACTTTCCGGCTTGAAATGGAAGAATGTTGAAATCAATCCAACTTCGGGTGCTATCGCGCCAGGAAGTGATATGGCCAATGTATCTCTATCCAGCAGCGCTGAACCATCAAGTGTTTCGCCCATTCTTGTTTTCGTAAATTTGTGGCCGGCTGATGCCGCAAAACGTTTGCGCATATTTAACGATACAACATACGGAGGTGTGCCGGAATTCATAATGTGCCGAAAAATATCAACGGAAAGCCCGCAATTGTCTCCGAATTTCACAGGAACCGCTACAACATTTTCGATGACCCTTATGCTTACAAATGCGCTGGTTTCAGGAGATATTTTCCTAGTTCAAGTTCCGTATGTGACCCGAACTGCGAATGTCGATTTGGGAATTTCGTTTAGTTGGACAAACCCGACAACACAACTTCAAAGCACGTTATCGACGATTTCTGATGCGGGTGTTGTTACATCGGATATCAACACATACGGAGGGGGTGTGAATGTTGTCGCATTTAGTGTGGGTGGCGCCTTGCCGAGAGATACGCCGATTCGTCTCTCGATTGCCGGCCTTCAGACACCTGCTTCAAGAACATCAATAACACAAGCGAAAATCCGAACCTATAAGGGTTCTCCCGCACCATCACTCGGTGGAACATTCAATGCGGTAGGTGGCGTGCTCGACCAAGGTGAGTTTAATCTTCCTGCCATTGAACCGAGAGCTTCTACCACGGTCAGCACCGGCACACCTACAACCTCTGGAACCGCAAGTGATGGAACCACCTACGTAACTAGTGCGGCGTCATCTGTTTTGATTTCGGATGTGAAACGACAGATGAATTGGGCGATTGAAGCACAGAAAGAGTATGAAAGTGCGTATAAGGCATTGCGTGCTGCTACCACTACCACCGCAAAAACAGAAGCCCAGCTGAAATATGATATCGCAATTGCCCGCCGTAACCGTCTTATTGCCAGTCATCCAGATTCATGGTATGATGGCGCAAATTGGCGCTATGGTGATGATGGTCATGTGCGTAAATGTGTCGAACCATCTACACTTTCAAGTAACGAAGGCAACTGCCAGAATATTTTTCGCTTGGATGCGAGCGGTAATGTTGTCAAATCCGCCGATGGAAATAATATTCTGCTTATGCGTAAATGCCCGTGGAAATGTAATAATCCAGGTCAGACCGGTTCTGATGCTTGTCGTATTGATGCCGACTGCCTCAAAGTAACTCGATGGGCGACGTATTTACCAGATGGAACCCAAATCGAGAAGAATCTGCTGGCAACAACACGCTTGAGTTATGATGATATTGCTAGAGATGCGAGTGTATCTACTTTGAATGAGGATGATATTTATCGCCGAGGTATTACACGCAATTTCCGTGGTTATGGGCGCCCAGGACGTGCTCCTCCTGGACAAGGACAAGGCTACGCCTACGGCCCAGGCCCAAGCTACGCCTACGGCCAAGGCCAAAGTCCCGGTTTATTTGGTTCATTCCGTGATGCCGCTGGAAACATCATACGCACTGTTGGCAACTGGATTGATCCGAACGATCCCGCAAGTAACCAGCGAACCGACCGTCGTAACGCATATTACTATGAAGATGGAACACCTGCCGCAACAGCATATCTCGGGATGTATAATGGAGATAGTTATGAAGAGGAGTCAGCATTCTATACGGCGTCAAAACCAACCAATTATTACTACACGACAAATTATTATTATACAGACGGCGAAGCAAGTGGTTCTGCCAACGACGGTAAAAGCAACATGCCTGGTAAATTGTCGAATGTTCAACCATATGACCAAGTCATTAATTTCTGAACAAAAAATTGAATCCCTTTGAAATGGAATTAAACAATATTATTTCATTATTACAACGAATTGTTGTAATCATGTCTATTCATCATGATAATCCTGAATTAGAAGATATCCATACAAACATTCATAATAAATTAAATGTTTTTATTGAGAATCGAAAAATCCCGAATATTATATTTTATGGTCCGCATGGCTCTGGTAAAACTTTTATACTGAACCGTTTTATTGAATCCATTTATGGTGGAAATAAAACTGCTATAAAAAATTATGTAATGAGAGCCAATTGTGCTCATGGAAAAGGAATTCGGTTTATTCGTGAAGAACTGAAATTTTTTGCGAAAACAAATATTGACATGAAAGAAGGAACCATTTTCAAGTCGGTTATCTTGACGAATGCGGATAAATTAACAATCGACGCGCAATCCGCATTACGTAGATGTATCGAACTCTTCAGTTCTTCCACACGATTCTTTATTATCGTTGAAAATAAAGATAGTCTTTTGAAACCAATTCTTTCACGTTTTTGTGACATCTATATCCCTCCTCCGATGGTAGGCATGCGACCCACCACTTCGATGTCCGCAGTAAATCTTCATAGTTATCTTGCCGATAAGATATGCAATACGAATAAAATATTGAAATCGAGAGAAAAATCGTTGGCTGAATTGATAAAGATACATCCAAGTTTCTTGCGAGAAGGAGATATTGATAGCACAACGGCGACAACGGTGACATGTAAAGATTATGAAGAAATACTTGATTTATCGGTATTGCTGTATGAACAAGGCTATTGTGCTCTCGATGTAATTGATTTTATTCATACACATCCAGAGATGAATGATATTCGTAGATATGAATTGCTTATTATGTTTGACAAGGTTCGAAAAGAGTTTAGAAATGAGAAACTTTTACTATTTTATTTTCTTCATTTTATTGTATTTCGTTGTAATCTGAGTTTAGAAAATATTTCATTTATGTAAGGTCAATATCGGTTTTAGGCTTACGATGGATGATTATTCGGTTACATCTCTTTACGAATCCAAGAATGAATGGGCGTCTCGACTCGTGAATATATTGACACCACTTATTCAAGAAGGCATACGGTCTATTTTCGATGAAGCGGTAAAACTGTGTGTTGGAAACAAGGAACAAGATAAGTATCTTATGACATTCCAGAATCTTCTCTCGAGAGTTCCGAAATGGAACCCTAATATTATCAAGGAAGAGACAGCGCGAATCAAAGAGCGCAGCACCTGTGGGTATTTAGAAGATTTGATTACATGTGTTCATATTATTCATTTAAAGTGTATGACCGTCATGCGCGTGGGTAATAAACAGAAGAAGGTTGATATCAAGATACCACAGTTGGCGGATTTCATTCATAAGATCTATGTAAACACCGCACGAAAAGTATATTCCAACGTGTATATTTTTGAGAGAGGCATCCAACCCCTTCACACACAGCGTAATAACCGAGAGTTTGAGATTATTGTAAAGGAGTGTATTTATAATACGATTCGTGACAATATACCGGTGGAGGAACTCATTAAGATGTATTTAGAGGATACAATTGAGGACGTGGTCGAAGTTACTGAAAATGAGGAGGTCATTCAACAAGAGCCCATTCACTCGGAGGAGGACGCCAATCTCTCGGCGAGGCGCCGACAACATCATGGAAGTACCCGCCGAAGGCGTCATCGTGATCGGGTTGGTGGAAGTGATGAGCAAGACGGTGGTAGCACTAACGGTGTAAATACGAGTGATAACACAGCATCGACAACCATCGACCAACTTGATTTTGTTGGTGAATTGAATGGAACATCGGCGATTCTCTCGAATTCATCATTAGAAACGGATAATAATACCAGTGACACTACAAATGTTTATGATAACAATGTTGTAAAGAGCGGCGGTGGCGGTGGCGGCGGCGGTATATCGTTTGGAGAGAATCAAATTCGAACCTTTGAAACCGATGCTTCCGAGAGAAAGAATGAATATATGACACATAATGATGACGCTGATGACGCCGATGATGACGCCGACGGTGATTCTGGACGAATAAAGATTGGTGGTGATATTCGTCTGGATACATTGGATATTCATACACTTAACGATATACAGGAAATTAACGCACCACCTCTATTGGACGATATTGAAGTATTAGCGTAGTTATAGAGCATAAAAGCGTAATCATAATAGCTATAAAAAATAGCCATATATTACAAATATGGCGGACGGCAACGAAGATGAAGGGAAGTGGTATGATAATATATTTATTATCGATTTACTCATCTTCATTTTTTCTTTCGCATTTTTAGCAATCGCAGGTGGTGTAATGTATGTTTGTTATCCTCCGGTCATGATGGCATTCCAGACATCGTAGTCGGATTGTATGGTGTGTGTATGTGTGTGTGTGTGTGTGTGTGTGTGTGTGTGTGTGTGGTATTGTGTGGCGTTTGCGTATAAAAATCAATAAATAATTGAATTTGTATGTATATACGTCTGTTTAGAACTATATACATTCATACAGGATTACTGTGATGTTCAATACGACAAAATTAGCGATTATCGGTGCGGTCGTCGCCATTGTGTATTTTTTGTTGAAATTTATAGAAATGCGATTTGTTGAACATGATAATCAAAAGCCAGTGAAGGTTCTTCTTCGTGATTCAATTGTTGTTTGTATCTCATCAATTTTAGCCGTTTTCATATTAAATCAATTTGAAAATATTAGTAGCGGTGGCGGTGGAGGTGGCGGTGGCGGTGGCGGGAGTGCTCCGGCAGTATTTGTAGATACACCTGGATTTTAATCCAAATGAAGGTCTTGTTCTTGTTCTTGTTCTTGTTCTTGTTCTTGTTCTGGTGTTTCTTCCTTTGAATCATGATGAACTAGACCTAAACCATTTTCATAATAATGTTTTCCAACTTTGTTCAAGTTTGATAACATCAGTCGCCATGCCGTTGTATAAGAATGCTCGACGTATTTCAAACCCGCGGCGTCGGACCATTTCGCACAGAACTCACGGACATACTTTGCGGCGGCGGCATTTTTATACTGCGGCATCGATGGAAACAAATGGTGTTCGATTTGAAAATTGAGATACCCCATGATCCATGTTACAAGCGGTGATTTGGTAGAAATATTGACGGTGTGATGAAGAGCATATTCGAACCAGAGAAGATGTCTGTCTTCTGGAATTACATCAGTGAATGTATGCGAGAGAGAGAAATGACCAAATAAATAGATAAAATTCCAGAAATTCACCGTCATTAATAAGAAGTAACACCATAATAATCCGCCACCGCTTGCCCCACCTGAATAGAAAATGAGAGGCAATGAGAGATGAGACCCCGTCATACAAACTACTTCAAATACTGTTTCAAGATAAACTTCTCTCGTTTTCGCTGAAGATAAACGGTGTAAGACCTTCTTTGGATGAAGATAATATGTCCAAAATAAATGGACGAGGACTCCATTCACGATAGGCAAGAATGTCCATGCCTGAAACCGCATCCACCATCGATTCATAAATCGTGATGCTGCTTTCCCATTCGTATTTTCTTCGAATGCTCGGTCGAAAAAAGCGACAAGTGGTGTTGTATCTAAATCAATATCATGCTTAATTTTCTGTGGTGTTGCGTGGTGTTTTTGATGCATCGAATTCCATACCGACGAACTAACACCTCCTCCGAATCCCATTGCGAATGTTTGGATAGCACGGTCCAACGCACGGATTCCAGTAAAACTAAGATGTCCGCATTCATGTTGAACCCATCCACAACGCGTCTTAAATGCGACAAACGAGAGAATTGATGCGTAGATATTATATGAAGCAAGCCATGTTCCTAGACCGAAGTAAAATGCGATTTCTAATAAGCGAAAATATACATGGATATAATCGGGTTCAAAGCATCCTTGCTCAACTAAGGTGGCACGCATCTCTCGGAAATCCGCCGTCATTTCTTGTTGGCGAGTCGTAAGTTCGAGAGAATCATTGTCGTTGTCGTTGTCTTCTTTACAAACGGGCAATGAATGAAGAACCTTAGTCGCCTTACTTGAACGATAATGAAATTCGTTGAATATTTCAGTGGCATCGGGAGAATTCTTCGCATATTGAATAATATTTCCACCAGGATGCTTAAAATTCGTTATGTCATATGTCGTGCCTTCGATTTTGATTGTATCACGCTTCATAGGGGTATCCATTATTAAAACCAACCGATGTAAATAACGTTATAATATAACGATATATTGATATATTATAACAGAAAATATGTTTATATTATATATACTGTTGGTATGAATGCGATTGGCTCTGCGTCGCCAACGCAACTTGTGAATGAATTTCTCTCGGGACTCACGATTGCGTTATTATTGATTCCCGAATCCATCGCATTTGCTTTCATTATGGGGTTGTCGCCAAATACGGGGATTCAGAACACGATGGTCATGTCTCTCATTACTTCATTATTTGGAGGGATGCCGACGATGATATCGGGTTCAACAGCGGCAGTCGCAACTTCGATCGCTGGAGTAGGCACTTTACTCGGAAAAGAATATATTATTCCAACAGTTATCGCTGGCGGGTTTATCCAGATTATAACGGCGATAACCGGTCTTTACAAATATGTTACCTATGTTCCGAAACACATCATGTCAGGGTTTTTGATCGCGTTGGCTGGTCTTATTGCTGTTCATCAACTCGATAATTTCAAAGATAAAGAACATAAATGGCTAACTGGCTTAAAAATGGCGAATACGTCTCTATTTACCATCATATCTACGTTGATCGCATTTTTCGGTGTTATTAAAATCACGCACAGCAAAGATCAACATATTCATATACCAGGCGGTCTTGTATCGATGTTCGCGATTACGGCATTTATTTACATATTTACACAATATTACAATATTGACCGCGTCAAAGATATCGGAGCATTAAAGTCGGAGCTGCCGTCCATTATTTCAACGGATGCGGTGTCATCGAGTAAAATAAAATATGATGCTGAGAGTCTTATAAAAATGTTGCCTTTTTCGGCGGCGATGGCATTTACCGGATTATTAGAATCGTTGATTATGGTAAAAGACGCCGAGAGCACACTAGGGATTAAGGGTGATTCATTCCGAGAGAGTATCGTCCAAGGGATCGCAAATGTCGCTACTGGTCTGACCGGAGGCTTTGGTGGATGTGTCTTGGTCGGACAAAGCAAGCTAAATCTATCAAATGGCGCAAAAACCCAGTTTTCATCCGTGATAACAAGTGTGCTTTTTATTGTGATATGTCTCTTCTTTGGTCGCGCCATTAATGAAATCCCGATTGCGGCAGTAGTCGGCGTTATGTTACTTGTTGTTTATAAAACAGGCGACTGGGATAGTTTATTCAAACCGCAATCATTTGACCGGCGATGGGTAGTTATGTTGATTACTGCGATTGTTGGGTTTCTATCAGGAAGCTTGTCACTCGGCGTTATTGTTGGCGTGGTGTTAGATCGAATCGTTTCTGCTACGAAATGAATATGAATATGAATATGAATATTTCAAATACTTATTTGTCGTGTAATTGTTTGTTATAAACATAAAATTGAAATGTTATGTTTATATTGAAGATGAAGACATGAATTCTTTATTATTCGCATTCGTAATGTCGTCTGTCGTTGCTATTGAAACTGTTGCTGTTGAATTGGAGCGTGTCCCTGTTTCACAAAGGGAAGAATACTGGCCTTGTTCATTGGATGCTGTTCATCAATGTGACTTATCATATATGAACGACAAATGGTCGGAAGACATGATTCGTGACGGAATGCGTTCGATTATTCGCGTCGGTCAATTACCCGGTGTTCGAGAGAAAGAAATCAACGTTTGGAAATATCTGTCAAACTACAGTCCTCCTGCCGATCGTGGATTTATGTTCAGTTATGGTGATGATAAGATTGTTACGCTTGTCGGCGATAATATGGAAGTCGGACATTCTGGTGCGAGCATGGGATGGACAATGAGACAAATCGAGTTTATCGCAAAGAATGGAGTTCCAGCTCACCGAGAGATGTTTCTTGAAAGTCGGCGGCGTCGTCGTGCTATGGAGGAGGAGGAGAAGAGAGAGTAATCGTATAAAGAAATACACCTATAATGCGTCACAGTAACACGGTAATGTATCAACATCCATAAATATATGTGTATTCTTACCATCTTTCAGGAATTTCGCCGAGATTGACGCATGTTTTTTATATTTTTTATATGTAATTTTGTATTCATGAAAGAGCGGGTTGTGGATTTCATTCGCAGGATTGTGTCCATGAACTGAACGAGTGATCATCTTATACAGTTTGAAATCTGGATATCTCTCCTCGCCACTTGATTTATATAGAATATTGCGTCCTTTGTCGTCAGTTGTCCATTTCACAACCAATTTAATAATCGGGTCCGTTTTACAGAGTTTCTCTACTTTACGCAAGTCATAAATGAAATAGTCGAAAAGTGCGCAAGCGAAGCGACATAAATCGAAACTATAATTCGGTTCGACGGTTGGCTTATTTGGATTGTAATAAGGTGGGAAATTATATTGTGTTGCTGCGTCGCCTTTTGGATGAAAACTGTCGCTACAAATAAGCTCTCCACGGAATTTGTATATGGCACGACCGAAATCGATGATTTTGAAAATACGACCATACGTTGGAACTTTGTAATACTGTCCCTCATATAAGTAGTAAATAAACTCTTCGGTAGTTTCAATAAACATAATGTTGTTGGTATGAAGGTCATTGTGTGTGAAAGCGAACATCTTTTGATAAATAACGAGTGTCATGATAACTTGGAACAAAAGCGATGTCCATTCTTCTTTTGTAAGTTCATCATGCATCATAATATGGTCGAGTGTATTCACACATTTTTCGAGTAAAATTGCCTGAATTGGAAAGTCGTTTATTTTTACGATGATTTGTTCGTCGTCGCTATAGTCAGAATAACTATCAGTGTCGCCGCTGTTTTCTTCGTCGGAGTGTTCGCCATCGCCATCGTCGTCAGCGCCATCTTCATCGTGATCGTCAGCACCATCTTCATCGTCATCGCCCACCTTACCATTTTGATTTTTTTGTTTCTTTGTGTCTTCTTCCTCATCATCACAGTCAATCGTGGTATAAGATGAATTTGATTGTGATGTATCATCACTGTCGCTATCGATGTCGCTGTCGCTGTCGCTGTCGCTGTCGCTGTCGCTGTCGCTATTTTCGTGAGTTCCGTACGTAGAATTTTTATTCGACTTTTTCGGTAACATTAGACCATCGCATGTTTCTTTTACTTGTGAATCAAAGTCGCTTACATTTATTTCCACAACGTTACAACTGCTTTCTTGATGGGAATCTAATTCATCCAACAGTGTATTTGTATTTGTAATATTTGGTTCGAATTCAACTACATCTTCAAGAATTGTGATGGGTTTATTGCCCGTTTGTAATACCGGATTCAACTTATTTCGTAGTTTCAACCATTTATGATCACGCACACTGGATTCATCATCGCCAAATTGTGAATAATCGATCGTAAATCGTTGATTTTCGTATGTATTAAAAAAGGAACAATCCGCCAAATAATCAATATCATCAAATACGTTCGTTGAAAACTCGCGCTGCTTACAAAGATAGCTTCCATAGTAGTCTAGTCCATGAACAATACCATGGGTATGAAGAGCACGGCTTGTCAAATATGAAAAGAACCCATCAACATACGATGAATTATTGGTGTTCAGCATTTTTTCTTCACAGTTTTCCGGTGTAGAATTATATTTAGGAAGTGAAGTTTTGGGGGTGGTGGATAAGGCGTTTCCAGTCACTGTTGTCGTTGGTGTTTCATATTTTCCAGATAAATATCGAATCGGATCCAAGAGCGGTGAATATTTCACAAATATAGGAACATTCGTTGTATTTCCGGCGTCATCACCAATTACAGTTTCTAAATGATTTAGAGAACTAGAATTCGTGGGGGTGCTATCCATTGTTTCATCCATAATTTGTCTAGGATGCTGAATAATGTTTTGTAAATAATACTTCTGATTCAACTGAATTCCGTTGTAATTTGTCTCGTTGATATCAAAAAACCGAGTATAAATAGGAATATAGTTCTGAATGTCATACAGCAGTGCTGAGTCAATTTTATCGGGAGTATATTTGTGTTTTCGATAATGAAGTTGGAATGTCGGTGTTGATGTCGTCGCCATTCTCCTAAATAGTGAATAATAATATGATTGTTCGATAGAAGTTTTATATACGTTTTAAACGGGCAGTAGTGTCCATGTTACATTCGCACTTCGTATAAAACATCACAAAAAAATATATATCATTTGTATCGCTGGAGGTAATCAAATCACCATTTTATTCGTTATTCACCATGAATTTAGAACTCGCAAAATTCGATATGAAGGCCATCAGCTTTCGTCCCGATGAAAATAAGGGACCCGTTATCGTTCTCATCGGACGTCGTGATACCGGTAAAAGTTTCCTCGTCCAGGACTTGATGTTTCACCACCAAGATATTCCCATTGGAACCGTCATCTCCGGCACGGAGGCCGGCAACGGCTTTTTCGCCGCCCATGTGCCAAAACTATTCATCCATGATGCGTATAATACCGCCATTATTGAGAACATTCTCAAGCGACAGAAGGCAGTCCTAAAACAAGTAAAAAAGGAAATGGATATGTATAAAAAGTCATCCATTGACCCAAGGACGTTCGTTGTATTGGATGATTGCTTGTATGATAACAAATGGACGAAGGATGTGATGATGCGCCTCCTCTTCATGAACGGGAGACATTGGAAGATCATGTTAGTCATCACAATGCAATATCCTTTGGGTATCCCACCAAATCTCCGCACGAATATCGACTACGTTTTTATCCTCCGCGAGCCATATATTGCGAATCGTAAGCGAATCTACGACAATTATGCGGGTATGTTCCCCACTTTTGAGAGCTTTTGTCAGGTCATGGACCAGTGCACCGAAAATTATGAGTGTCTGGTCATCAATAACAACGCGAAATCGAACAAATTACAAGACCAGATCTTCTGGTATAAGGCACAGCAGCACGGACCATTCAAGCTCGGCAGTAAGGAGTTCTGGGAAATATCTAAGAATCTCGGTTCTGACGACGAAGGTGAGCAGTCGTATGACCCTAATGCTGCGAAAAATAGCAAGGGACCGAAGATAAATGTGAAGAAGAGTAAGTGGTGAAGGAAAGCGCTTCGCAATTCGGGGTAGCGGTTTTCCAAAATTAGCATTTTAATAATAAATCTTGCTTTAGGATAGACTAAAGCAACATTCCAAATTAGAAATTTATAATCAAGTTGTGCACTTTTCGGAGAGTAATATGTCAAAAAATTAGCATTTAATAAATCTTGCTTTTGTTGCAACAAAAGCAATATTTAAAAATTAGTATTTTAATGAAAGGTTTTACTTTATAAAATGAAAGCAATTATACACGTCCTTCTTGTTTTAATAAATCTTGCTTTGTGTATCTTAAAACAACTTAAAGACATCTGTCTATACATAGTATAGCATACATACGCTCATTCGATGTCCTCCGCCTGTGCCGCCTCGGCTGCTACCCTCAACATTGTTGAACTCATGGAGAAAAATCCGATTACAAAGTTGTCTCAAAAATATAATAATATCCTTCTCGAGAAACTCCAAGAAAACTTCAATACATTTGAACAGCAATTGTTTGTTGCTAGTTTTTATTGTTACCTCAATTATGATAAGAATACTGATTTTGTTGTTGATTTGGATGATGTATGGAAATGGTTAGGATTTGCCCAAAAGATAAATGTAAGATTATTAATAGAATCTGTGTTTAAACTTGATGTTGATTATAAAATGGTCACATCATCCGAAACCGATGAAGACCAATTACCTAACTCACCAAACAAATCCGGTTCCGACAAACCCAAAAAACACGGCGGCCACAACAAGCAAACCATCAAACTCACCATCCGTTGCTTCAAACTTCTCTGCCTTAAAGCACAAACCAAGAAAGCGGGTGAAATCCATGAATATTACATGAAGATGGAAGAAACACTCCACCAAATCCTTGATACCGAAACCAGCGAACTCCGCGCCCAACTCGAACAAAAGAACGCCCAGCTCGAACAAGCCACCACCACCCTCAACCAAGCCACCATCACCCTGACCGAAGAAAAGAAACGTGTCGTCGAAAAAACTCTTATCAGCCAATTTCCTGTGAATACTCAAACCATTTACTTCGGCACCATCGACAACACTAACGCCGACAACGAGAAACTCATCAAATTCGGACAAACCAACGACCTCGCTAGCCGCGTCGCACATCATCATAAGATATACAATAATTTCATTCTTGCAGCCGCATTCCGTGTCACAAATAGAACCGAAATTGAAAACCATATCAAAGCCCACCCAAAAATCAAACGCCAACTTCGCATGATTGAAGTCGCTGGTAAAAACAAAACCGAAATCATCGCATACGACAGCACAAATTTTACAATTGCCCGCTTGACAAAACATATCGAGGATATCATTCACGCAAGAATGTATAATGTTGAAAATTTCAACCGTCTGCTTCAACGCAATCAAGAATTGGAGGACGAAAATGCGAAACTCGTGAGCGACCTTGAATCAAAAAAGAAGGCGATTCATGAACTCACCCTCGCCAATAATGAACTCAAAGAGAAGATCGCACAACAATCGCAAGCACTTCAAGTCGTTGCGACCGAAAATGAATCACCCTTCACCCAGCACATTCTTCTTCCTGAAAATGAAATGACGAAAAAGTTCGACGAGTTCGTCGCAACATGCTGTATCGTGCGACCTGATGTCGAAGAAGAGTCGGTGAACCTTGAAGGACGATTCCGTCTTTGGTCGCACACGAAACCCGCAAAAGAAACCTTTCACGCATTGAAACATTATATGGACGTCAAATTCAAACCCAAGCGCATCGACCGTATTCACGGTTATCAGGGTATCAAGTTGAAGACAGTGGAATATAAGAAGGTGATCGCAACCGAGGCTGAAAACCCGGCACAATTCAGTGTTGAAACCTTTATTTTCCAGTGCTGTAAGTTCTCTGACCGTGGTAAAATTCTGAATTCTACACTTCTGAAAGAGTATCAGCAATGGAAAATCTCTGTGGGACAGACACCCAGTGAAACCGATTTGAAGAACCTGAAAATGTATCTGAATGCGTGCCCGAACGCACTTAAGGCGACGATTTGGGCTGAAAATCAAACTTCCAATGAAGGCTATTACGGTCTCGCTCTGAAAGAGAGTTATTACATGATGACGCAAGCCGTTATTCAAGGACAGGCAAATCCGGTGATTCGTGTTCAACTTTCAGCCACAGGCAAGAAGGTTGAAAAGCGGTTAGTGGGTTCCAATCAAGTCATCAAAACGTGGAATACCATTGCGAAAGCTGCCACGGATGAAGGGTTCTCCACCGCCAAAATGAGCCGCAGTGTCAAAGATAAAACGATCTTTCAAGATTATTATTACTGTGTTGCTCAATCCGTCTAACTAACGAATTCATACGACCAGTAATAATAAACAACCATTTTATCTCTTGGATTATAATCTCTGAATTATTTTCTTATGGTTTATTATAACAGTCACCCACTTCATTATTCATTCTTACATGAAAACTCTTCAATTTACACACTCGAAGACCATGTCTTCTACCGATTTTTCTACCTCATCTGCTGAGGCAAAGAATTCATCTCTTAGTTTTGGTGGTGGCTACAGCCAGTCTAGTGGCTGGAACGCCAACATTACATTTACCAAAAAATGGTAGATAAAATAATTTAGCATATAACAAGCATATAACATTATTATTACTGTATTACCAGTAGTAATAATGACCGTTTTCATTTATATTATTCAAATACTAATCAACGTTGTCCATCTCCTTCACCTCCGGCGCGCCCGCCCCGGATAACCTCGACAATCCGTGGTCATTCTTCTTATCCATGACGACATCATCACTTTCAAAGAGCTCCTTACGCATCTCCTCCACAGTCATCGAAAGAGACGATGAATCATCGCCATCATTCCAAATACCGCCACCGACACTTGCGTCTGTGCCGGCGCCTTCACTGCTCCTGCTCTTACGTTCCTTCGGCTTCGCATCCACCAACGTCTCGCCGTCATTCGCCAACATCTGTGTGAGTTTGTTCCCACTCTCCTTCGCCAACTTGATATTCTCCTGAATCGCCTTTGCCTTGGTCTCCTTGACACGCTTATCGAACTCCGTCTTTGCCTGCTCCTCATTCTTCTTCTTCTCGGCCATCAACTGGTTCAAGGTCTCCTCCATGTATTCGACACGGCCGGTTTTATACGCATCAGGATGAAACGGCACCCACATGCCCACTGGACCAACAAATACATCATGGTTTGGATCCACCTCACGCAACATCTGACAACGCAATTCTGCCTCTTTCTGTGATCCAAAGACACCACGAACCTTCAAACCACGAACCGATGTTTGAAAATTATGCTTCTCGTTGAACTCATTTTCAAGGTCATCTTCATGCTTATCCAAAAATGTCTTATATTCATCATAGATGTTCGTTTTCTGAAGGATTTCCTTCTCTTCTTTAGCAAATTCTTGAAAATCGGCAGACATCTTGTCAAAACTGACATGGTACTTAAATGATACAAAATTAAGGAACTGAATAAACTTCTCCATGGACTTTTGGTAGTCCCAATAATGAAGAAACTTCTCAAAAAAGAAATGATCCTTCTGCTTCAAAATGTGTTCCGGTGAAACAAAAGAAAGACACGCAAATTTTTGTCCAGCGATCGGCTTATCCTCCTCCAACAGATCGATATATTTAGGATTTACATCACCAGTTTTAGTCTGCTTCAGTTCTACACCAGAGGGTGGGGTTGTATGCGATGACATTTCAACAATAAGGGAATTATAATATAGTATGACATAGTTGTTTAAGTGATTTAACGCAATATATTATTTATTGGCGTAAATTCATCGCCATGAAGAATATTAATTTCTTATTAGTATTTATAATAAATCATCCAAATGTCCGGTGTTTTTGATTTAGGCGAACTCGTCAAGAGAACCATTAAGTATTTGGTGGAAGGTGTTATGGTCGCCATCGCCGCCTATGCCATCCCTAAACGCAGCCTTTCTTTTGATGAGGTCGCATTAATCGCTCTTACTGCTGCCGCTACCTTCAGCATTCTGGATACTTATGTTCCCAGCCTTGCTGTTAGTGCCAGAACCGGTGCTGGCTTCGGTATCGGTGCCAACCTCGTCGGCTTCCCCACCCCTCTCCGCGTATAAACTATAACTATTATGAAGATATGAGTCACACTCATTTGTGTATAATATATGCTTGAAGTAGTATATATTATAAAATGATACCCGAATGGAACGAATTTCGGAAATGGGCCGGGCTTACTCCGCCTAAAAAAGAAAGTGGGGCTGTCATGGAATTACGGGAAAGATTTAGTAACTATCATTACAAGATCATAGAACGAGACCCCGACCATTTTCGTATTTTCGTCGCATTATCGATTACATATATTATTGTTCTTCTCGTTCAACCCACCCGATATTACTGGTGGTATCCATCATTCAATCTCTCGATACCTGGAATTGGAAAGGCATTTCCGGATAGTCGTGGAGAGTTGAATATTGTTGTCAGCGAATACATTATGAAGCGGATGCCGAGCGATGTTGCGTTTTTTCGTATGACTGACATGAATATATCATCTGCATTTACAAGTGTGATTAAATCCGACGAAATGACAATCGAAGAAATGAATAGTATCATCACCGGAACACGGGTTATCTTCATCATAAAGATGCTGAAATGGATGTATAATCGAGCTCGCCCCGCACAAATCGCACCCGAACTCATTAACGAAAAAAATGGCATGCTTCTTCACTCAGATTCTGCACATACACCAGCTTATCCATCGGGTCACGCAATTCAAGGATATTATTTAGCGAAAATACTCGCACGAAAATTCCCTGGAAAAACACAAGCAGTGATGGAAATTGCGACCAAATGTGCGAATATTCGGATTATGGCAGGTCATCATTACCCGAGTGATCGTGATTTTGGATGGTGGGTGGTTGATCAGTATTTAACCGATCACTAACGGATAGATGCGCAATTAGGATAGTTCTATTTTAGCGTCTTCGACTGCGTTGGCGGCTTCTTTTTTACCAAATCAGTCATCATCTTTTCATAATTTACGTTTTGTTTTTCGATATCACTATATCCAGGTCTCTGAATCACGCAAATCGGTGTAATAAGATACCATCTGTCGCTACGTTGAAGACGTTTCCAATACATGTCACAAGCATATTCTGGTTTGTTTTCAGGATTCGCAATAAGGCCAGCAAGCCCTTCTTCAAAATTACGTATTAATGTATCGTAATACCTACTACACACAAGGTAAGCTGTAGCAACTTGACAATTCGCAACACGAAAACAATCCGGTGATTCTACTTTGAACGGCGGAAAATTATTCCCAGACAGTAACAAAACATCCCAGTTATCATGAAACCGTGAAAGGAATGAATTTACTTGATGAACCAGCACTTCTGGATAAATAAAGTAAGCGTCATCTTCAAAAATTAGAACATGATCCCAACCATTATTTTTGGCGATACGCAAACATTCAAGATGACTTTTCGAACATCCAATTGCGCCGTGTTCGTGATATATTGCGGAGAATCGTGAAACAGGATAAAACGAGTAGTCGGCAGGATTACGTGCGTTAAGCACCTCCATCTGATTTTCGAATAGGGTGCGGCGGTCGGTGCGAATATCAAGATTGATGTATATCGCATTTTTTATATCGGAAAAAGAGCGCAACATAATGGAATGGAATGAAATCGAATGAAATGGAATCGAATGATACATACTTATTACGTATTTATTTATTTAACTTTTATGAAAGTAGTTTTATAACTTAAAGTTTTGTCATGTATATTCATTATACTACTACAACATGATTACAATCAATATCATGGGTGGTTTGGGAAACCAACTATTTCAAATTTTTACAGCAATAGCGACTGCACTTCGAAATCGCGATACATTCTTTTTTTTAAAATATGACAATCTGGGTGGAAATGTTGGACATACACGTCATACTTACTGGGACACGTTATTCAAAGGATTAACTGATTATATAAAACCGTTGAATGAGAATTCATTAAAAGAAACAGAATCTTTACCATCATGGAATGAAAAAGGTTTTACGTTCAGCCCTGTTCCAGCAGAGACAAATAATAGAACGCTCCGATTGACTGGTTATTTCCAGAATGAGAAATATTTCAAAGATAAATACAACGAAATATGTGTCATGTTACAACTTACACAACAAAAAAAACAAATAAGAGAACTTTATGCGAATAAATCATGGGCTGCTCACTTGTTAGGAAATGTTAATAAAAAACGTATCTTGATCAGCACGCATTTTAGAATTGGCGATTACACCGCAACTGTAAATGTTCATCCAGTAATGACAGTCGAATATTATCATCGAGCAATTTCATATATGATAGAACAAACACGACAAACGACTGCTGCGGGGATTAGTATCCTTGTTTTTTATGATCCGTGTGATAAGTCTAAGGTTGAAGACAACATTCATCAATTGAAAACACGTTGTAAAGGAGATATCGAGTTTCTCTTTATAGAAGATACAATTCCGGATTGGCAGCAAATATTACTAATGAGTCTATGTGATCATAATATTATCGCAAATAGCACATTTAGTTGGTGGGGTGCGTATTTTAATGACAATCCTCATAAAATCGTATGTTACCCAAGTATTTGGTTTGGACCTGTATTATCTTATCATGACACAAGTGACTTATGTTTAAAATCTTGGCATAAAATACCTGCGTGATTATCTTGATACTAAATACAGAATATAAAATCAAACACATTATTTATTTATAGCATGATAACAATAACTATTATGGGTGGGTTGGGAAACCAACTTTTCCAAATTTTCAATACAATTGCAGCCGCACTTCGTAATAAGGATACGTTCTTTTTTATGAACTATGAGAGATTACCCGGCAATCCTGGTCATCCGAGATTTACACATTGGGCGACATTATTGCGTGGCTTACGTAAATATCTTACTCCAAGTAATGACGTAACAGATAAAATGTTTCAATCGTTGGCTCGATGGGATGAAAACAGTTTTCGTTATGTTCCGGTTCCATCGGATACAGCGAAATATATAAAACCGTTGCGTCTTCATGGCTATTTTCAAAGTGAGAAATATTTTAAGGATAAATACACTGAAATATGTGATATGATTCAACTACCACAGCAACAAACATGGATCAAAAACATATACGGTAGTGAAGAATGGAGCGGAGATTATCCGGGAAGTCCATCCAAAAAACGAATTCTTGTAAGCACGCATTTTCGAATCGGCGACTCTGTTCAGAATTTACATATTCATCCCGTAATGTCATTAGACTATTATTATAATGCGATATCTCATATCATTAAACACACAAGTATTTCTTTCACCGAAAGTTATTCATTTCTAGTATTTTATGAGCCGTGTGACAAAGCAATTGTCGAGAGAAATGTAGTTCTCTTGAAACACCGATGTGCCAACGATCAAGCAGGGATAACATACGGTCGTGATATTCAATTTCATTTGGTGAGAGATACAATCGCAGATTGGCAGCAAATGTTGTTGATGAGTGTATGTGAGCATAATATTATTCCGAATAGCACATTTAGTTGGTGGGGTGCGTATTTCAATGCCAATCCTGCGAAAATTGTTTGCTATCCGAGTGTTTGGTTTGGTCCGGGGGTTTCACATGACACCCGTGATTTATGCCCAGAATCATGGGTAAAAGTAGAAGCAACAACGATTACACATGTTTGAAAGAAACACAGTCATGTAGAATTACGAACGAATGTATATTATATTTATCTATATTATACATTACACATTAGACCAGTTTATTGAATATGACGATACGGCAATACACCGACGTTCTCTCAAATGATACATTTGAATGGATTATTTCACGTCCAGAAGTTGGCGCAGCAAAAACACGGATTCTATCAAAGACAACGAACACTTCTATAAATCATGGTATCTCTGAATATTTTACCATTCCATTAACGCCAATGATTCGGTCAGAATTGTTTAAAATGACAGATCTTCAATTATCCAACATAACATCGATCCCCATGCGATGGATCGTTGGAGATACTCCGGCACATCATGACAGTGGTGTGTCTCATTTTTCAAATACGTATTTAGTATATTTGACAACTAGTCCAGGGAATCTTATTATAGATGGTATTGCGTATCCGATCCAGCGTGGATATGGTTACGTTTTTTCGGAGGGGCTTTCTCACGAAACGGTCGGAACGACCGCTGCCCTCACCACAGAACCACGTCTTTTGCTGGGTCCAATGAGTGAGTATGGTTTTCCAGTAGGAGGTCCTCAGATCTATCGGCCTGGTGGAACCACTGTATATGTTCGCCAAACAGCAGTAGGCCAAATGGTAGAATACAGTATAGATCAAATCACATGGTATGAAATGTATTGGTATTCGCATATATATAATTCGAACACCGCAGCTGGCGTATTAACCGTCGAATTCATTACAGATATAACGATCGACACAACGATTGGAGGAAATAACGGTTATTTTGTATGTGCTACTGATAACATTCAATTCGGGTCTCGTCTATTGAAACCAGACGGAACACGTCCTATCATTACAATCAATGGAATCACGAATTATCCGGGGTTTATTCAAAACGGAACTGGAAATGGCGGCGGCACTTCTGGATACAATAATATTTATGTAATGAACCTCGAAATTCGCGCAGCTGGTGTGACAGATCTTGTGAATGGCGGCGGATGGTTTGGTCAGGGGCATTTTGGAAATAATACATCTGCGTCTAGTAATGTATTCATCAATTGTCATTCAACCGGACTCATCACTAATAACAGTGGTGGTATCGTGGGTCATTATTCTGGTCCAGTTAAATGTGTAGGTTGTTCTTCTTCTGGTCAAATCCACGAATTTGGTGGCGGTATTTTTGGAAGTTATTCTCCATCATCGGCTGGACAACTACGCTGTGAATCATGTTGGACAACGGGTGCGATAGGTCATGCGGCCGGTGGTATTACAGGGCGTTCTACTGGCGGTGCTGTAATCATCAATTGTTATTCTACTGGCACAATTGCGGAGAATGCTGGTGGAATATCCGGGCATGAAACTGGAACCAACGGCGGTGGTGGCGGAACTACTTACACAGTCAGCGAATGTTATAGCACAGGCGTAATCAACGACCTTGGCGGCGGTATTATTGGAAGTGACTCAGGTGCCGTTACTGTCGCCAATTGTTATTCGATCGGTGCGATTTTAGCCACCGGTGGCGGTATTCTCGGAAGAGTTCCTGGTTCAAATTCTACGAATAAAACAATTACAAATTGTTATACGACAGGGACAACCCAGCATGCTCATAGTTATATTGTGGCTAATTACACAAACGTAAATACAAATTTTACGGTTAATACCAGCACAATCACACTCGCAAATAATTACTCCGAGGCGGCAAATGCTAGTTCGGGGTGGAGTAATGTCCGCGCAAATACGGTGCTTACAGGTGTTCCTGCTTCGTCGAGTTTGCCGGTTGGTGTGAAATGGGTGTATGCCGGCAACAACACACCGTATGAGCTTTACATGATGGGACACACACCATATACACGGACGGTTGTAACTGGTGCTCCGACATCACCCGCAATCGTGCGTTTATTTGCCTCCTCTGCCGCAGCTGGAACTTCGAGCACGTCGGCGCTAATCAGTGGTCGGTCGTATTCGATTTTACAAATCGCCAGCAGTGGCGGGACAGTCGGTTCGTATCCAACAATTACGATGAACAATACGACCGGTGCGATCACTACAACGCAAGACACTCCGGTTGGAACTTATATAATAACCCTTCGCAATAACGGTAGTTATCATATTACAGTGTATGAATTCACAGTTACAGAAGCAGCAGCACGACCATACAATCCATGCCGTTTTTTTGGTCTTTTCACCAATAACGCACAAGTATTTTATAAGTCACATAGCTTGGCCAGCGGTGGAGTGGGGTCGGTGCGAAATCATAGGCTGAAGGCGAGGCGCACGTAACTCTAGGAAGACAGTATTATTTTATAATCATATTATAGCATTACTATTATTTGAATATGGTTTCATATAAAATAAAACGTAATCACACTAAACGACGGCGACAAACCAAACGCAATACGAAAAAAAAGAATACGAAAACACGAAAGATTCGTATGATTGGTGGCTATGTCGGAACAATAACGTATCCTGATGGTAGTTATGAAGGACATATTGAGCCTAATAAGCCACACGGAAATGGAACGATGACGTGGAATAACGGTGATGTGTATAATGGACAATGGTCTTCCGGGAGAAGGAATGGGTTTGGAACGATGAAGTGGAATAACGGCGTAACTTACAAAGGAAATTGGCATAATAATAAAAGGAATGGACTTGGAGAATTGATTTACCAAAGCGGTAAAATCGCCAAAGGTCGTTGGGATAATGACGAACCTATTGGTGAATTCAGATTAACATGGCCGAATGCCGTGCCGGGACTTCCATCAAGTATAAAAATTGGTGCGAATCAACTTGACGACATTGATGCTTTTGATGATGTTTCAGACGCATCCACTGAACATGGTGATGGTGATAGTGATGGTGATGACTAGTCGGTGTAACTCTATTTAGTCAATTAAGGTGTCGGTATAAACTCCCAATCAAATTCGAGACATATCTGCTTCCAAATCTGGTCTTGTTCGATCCGCTTCTCTCGGTCTTTCAACATCGGAAAGAACGGCAGGAACTCGTGTCGGCCAAGAAGTTCGCATAATTTATACACCGTGTAATAATAATTCAGGAAATTCACTCGGTCATCTGGACAGAACTTCGCATAGGGTCCTTGGATTTCCATGAAAAGATTACACAACCGCTCTTCAAGATCTGGCGTCATCACTGGCGGTTTAATCCCCAACTTATCTTTAATAAATGGTATATGCTCGTAGTATTTATTAAACCCGAGTTTCTTCATGATTTCTTTTGCCTTCTTATCCGTGAATTGAGATATTTCGATTCGCTCTTTCTTGATCTGTTGTTTAATGCTTTCAAGCACATGATCCGGTATCGACGTGGTTTCTTTCGCCTGAAATTGTGCTAGGATTTCACGAAAATGGTTAATACGTTTATAAGCATAAAAACATGCCTCTTTAGGCGGCTCTTTGTATGACGGTTTTTCATTATCAATCAGAAAAACGACTTGTTTAGAGCATTTATTACATACCAAAATGCCTTCACTTTCGATGGGTATCATCTCACCTTGACGGCAAAATTGACATATATCTGTCGAATATACATATTTAGAAACATCCATATAATTCTGGTCGATACTCGACATGTATTTTTCCACATTATTATGCTGATTTTTGAAAAGTTCTTCTGTTTTCTTCGCTTCAGGGAGATTAAAAAACGCATTTAGGGATTTTGTTTTCATCGAACCACCACTTGTGATTGTTTTTTTGGTTTCAAAATATTCAAAGATATACTCACTATTATTTAGGTAATAATTCTTATAGTCTTGTTGATGTTTTTTAATTGTCGTACTGATTTCTTTGATACGGTCTCGAATTTCAAGACATTCTTCCAGCGTTGATTTGGATTTAGCAGGTTCTGATTCTTTCGTTTCTTCCGGACTATCGGAATGTTCATCGCTATCCTCTGTATGTTCGTGGTTTGTTCCGTCGTTGGCGTTGGTGCCGTTGGTGCCACCGCCATGTTTAAGAATCCGAAGACGTTCTTTTAGGGACTTTTTTTCATTCTCAAGTTCTGGAATAATTGTATCTTGTATATATTGAAACTCACCCTGTAATTCTTTGTGCTTGCTATCAAGCGTCGTTATACTTCGCTCGTCAAGAATGATCTTTTTTGGTGGCTTATACTTAAATAATGACATAACGTGATTTCACCGCCAACCACCGCCGTATATTAGAAGTTTAGCAATTTTTATTTAATTCGTATTTTTGTTCTATTCTTTTGCGGAAATATGTCAAAATCTGCGATTTTTTTTCTTTTTCAATAGTATAACAAGCATTTTATAATGGGTGGAGGACTTATGCAACTTGTCGCCTATGGCGCCCAAGACGTTTACCTTACTGGTAATCCCCAGATCACTTTCTGGAAGGTGAGCTACAAGCGTCACACTAACTTTGCCATGGAGTCTATCGAGCAGACTTTTAATGGCCAGGCCGACTTCGGTCGCCGTGTGACCTGCACCATCTCTCGTAATGGTGATTTGGCTTACCGCACTTACCTTCAGGTTACTCTCCCCGAGATTAGCCAGGCTTTGAAGAACACTTCCGGCGCCTCCGGCGTTTATGCCCGTTGGCTCGACTTCCCCGGTGAGCAGCTCATCTCTCAGGTTGAGGTTGAGATCGGTGGCCAGCGTATCGATCGCCAATACGGTGACTGGATGCACATCTGGAACCAGCTCACCATGTCCACCGAGCAGCAGCGCGGCTACTTCAAGATGATCGGCAACACCACTCAGCTGACTTTCATCACCGACCCCTCCTTCAACGACATTGACGGCCCTTGCGATGCCAACGCTCCTCGCCAGGTTTGCGCTCCCCGTAACGCTCTCCCCGAGACCACCCTCTATGTCCCCCTCCAGTTCTGGTTCTGCCGCAACCCCGGTCTGGCTCTTCCCCTCATCGCCCTTCAGTACCACGAGGTCAAGATCAACCTTGATATCCGCCCCATCGAGGAGTGCTTGTGGGCTATGTCCTCCCTGAACAACACCGCCGGTTCCGCCGTGAAGGTCACTTCCGCTTACAACCAGTCCCTCGTTGCCGCTTCCCTCTACGTCGACTACGTCTTCTTGGACACCGACGAGCGCAGGCGTATGGCCCAGAACCCCCACGAGTACCTGATCGAGCAGCTCCAGTTCACTGGTGATGAGTCCGTCGGTTCCTCCTCCAACAAGATCAAGCTCAACTTTAACCACCCCGTTAAGGAGCTTATCTGGGTTGTCCAGCCCGACAAGAACGTTGACTACTGCTCTTCCCTTGAGTCCAACACCGTTCTTAACCGCCTCCTCGGTGCTCAGCCCTTCAACTACACCGACGCCGTCGATGCCCTCCCCAACGCCATCATGGCTTTCGGCTCTCACGACTCCGTCGCCAACACCACCGGCTCTTACATCAGCGCTTCCGGTCTCTTCAACGACGCCGGTGCCCCCGATCTTGCGGCTGCCCCCGGCACTTCTTGGTGGCACAGTGCTGACCCGGCTCTTCAGTACAACCTTCCCAACTTCGGTGCTGCTTCTGCTGCTTCTGGTGTCTCTGATGCCGGCACTTTTGTCCTCACCGAGACTTCTCTCGACATGCACTGCTGGGGTGAGAACCCCGTCGTCACTGCCAAGCTCCAGCTTAACGGCCAGGACCGCTTCTCTGAGCGCGAAGGAACTTACTTCGATCTCGTTCAGCCTTGGCAGCACCACACTCGCGCCCCTGATACCGGTATCAACCTGTATTCTTTCGCGCTGAGACCCGAGGAGCACCAGCCTTCCGGCTCGTGCAACTTCTCTCGTATTGATAACGCTACCCTTCAGCTTGTTCTTTCCAACGCCACCGTTGAGGGAACTAACACTGCCAAGGTGCGCGTGTATGCCGTGAATTACAACGTCCTGAGGGTTATGAGTGGTATGGGCGGGTTAGCGTATAGCAACTGAGCATTTCAAAAATTTTATCTTACGATATATCGTCACATTTTTTATATTCAAACTATAAAAAATATAACACTGTTTTATTATTCCATTCGTAATTTGATAGATTTCAGTCACAATCATAAAACAACTCCACGATTTCAACCGTCTTCTCCGTTGCGTTTTCTGGGTTCGTCCAGTATTCCACTTGGTCGCGTAACCTCTCCAATCGCGTGTCCCATTCTTTCTTCTTTGATTTCTTCACCGCCATGATACCATTTCCATTTTGCGCCCAACACGAAGGAACACTCTCACCTTTTTCGTCGGTATAATCATCCGGATTGAAGCGAATGAATATTATGGGCCGATGACCGACATCTTGTGATATTTGCATCAGGCGTTTGTTTTGGCAACTGCAATCATATGTGATATGCTGGTTTTCATCCACCTCAATAACAACAACTTGATATCCGAGGTCAAGCATTAGGTCAGGGCGACGACGCGAACACCCACCAGCAACACGCAAATCTGCTACCCATGTAAACTTAGGGAAATGCGACATAATATATTCAACAACCACTCGTTCCTTCGTCTTGAAATTGCGCGCGACCGGTTTGTCTGGAAATAAATTCATATAGCAGAACATACAGTATCCGTCGTATTTATCATGGGGGCGAGTTGAACACCACTCGCTTTTACAAGTTTGTTGTTTGACATTAACCATTCCTTCTTGTTTGTGTTCGAAACAATACAATGCGGTCGTTTCTCCTTCTATATTGAATGTTGGTTGTTTCATACAACCAGGATGAGGACATGTTTTTGATGTCACATTAATCATATCTTTGGTTTTATGGACGACACAGTGTGTGCCTCTGGTTTCGCCAGGAAGATTGTAGTTTGGACGGGTCAGGCATCCTTTGTGGGCGCAAAAGTTGTGTTTGACATCCACCATGTTCTCTTTTTTGTGACCTGAACAGTAAAGCCCTTTGCTTTCTGTTGGAATATTGTATGTTGCTCTTTTTTTACATCCTTCTTCCAAGCAACCAGAATGTTTGACATCAATCATGCCTGGCATCTTATGAGTGACACAGTATTTACCTTGTTGGCCTGGGAAATTATATAATGACTGTGTTTCGCACCCAGGATGAATACAACGCGGAGTTATAACATTTATCATTTCAGGCGCTTTGTGTATTATACAGTATTTTGCTGTGTGTCCAATGTAATTGTAAATTGGACTTTTGATACAGTCGCCATAGCAGCACAAGTTGGACAAAACGTTTTTCATTCCTTCCTCTATGTGTGTTTTACACCGACACGCTTTTGCGTCGTGTTTGAACTTGTATTTCGCTTCTTCAGCACACACATTCCCAGACAACGGATCAACAAACACACACTTTGGCATAGTTACACCTATACTTATAACGTCATTCGGTATAATGTAATTCAATTTTTTAATTATCCAAAAAATTGAATTTGTTTATCACAGTTCAAATAAATTCATACACAAGCTACACATTCGTATCGCTACATTCGTATCGCTTACATTCATTTTCGCCGTATATTTATCCTGCGATGACACTCGAATTCCAACAACAACACGACTATATTACCCAGAAATACGCTTCCAGCTCTGCTACCGTAACATTCAAACCTGGCCACACAAAAGCAGTCGGACGCACAGCCCATCAAGTAAAAAATCCGCTCTGGGAAATCGCAAACACGCAAACTGGCGAAATAACACGTATTATAATGTATTGCGAACCATGCCACTACTGTGAATTATGCCCCACGAGCTATCAAAAAATACTGGAATACGAGACGAATCACAACAACGGAGAAAAAATGACTTGGTATAAAACACAGAACGGCTACATCTCGTGTAATAGTAATGATGTATTCATCCATCAATTGATTATGGAGACGTGGAGGCAAGGAAATTACCCCGCAAATACAAATGTTGTGGCTCACCTTGACCGAAATCCTTTGAATAACCGATACGACAATTTACGGATTGTTACACTACAGGAACCGCAAAAAAACAATTCTGCCTCTGGCGGTGACACCAAGCGTGAGAGAAAACAAAACGCAAAAGAGTTGCCACTTGGATTGACCCAAGATATGATGAAATGCTTTGTTAGTTATTATCACGAATGGTTGAATACAGAACATACAAAGAGCAGAGAGTTCTTCAAAGTTGAACATCCCAAGCTTGAAAAACCATGGATGACGAGCAAGTCTGAGAAGGTTCCGCTATTACAAAAATTGGAACACGCAAATAAGGTTGTCACTGACTTGGAAAAGGGTATCTTTCCTGATGCTACTTCGTCATCCGCAACCGAAACAGTATCACTACCAAAATATGTATCGCTCGTTGTGATGCGCGAGAAACCGCACATGGTATATGAAAGACGACGTGATGGTGGTCGGGAAGTAATGCGTATGGTATTGCCTCAAAACTATACAATCGAAGATGAAATTGCGAAGATGAAAGAGAAAGTAGAAGCGAAATACGGTGCGGGGGCTATGGATTGAAGTCATCAAACCAAACATAAAATTGAATCAACCAATCACAATCCATCAATCACATCACATCAAACAAACGAACAACCAAACACACGACGACCAATGCGACCACTTCGACTCGTTCTCCCAACCGACCTTCAACCTGGCAAAATGTACCTCATCCGAGAAAAACGACCGGAATATGCCCACCTCAATAGCAAAGGCGTCTTTGTAAAAAATGATTATCCACTGTCAGTTCATCAGTGCACAATGTCCCACTTCACGAATGTTTCTGTTATCAATAACCCCCATTACGTTAACCTCCGCCTTCAAGACGCATATTGGAACTATTATGAAGCCGACGCCGTTGAACGCGCCTACATCACAGAGGCACTTCGCAGCATCACTGGCGATCCGGATTTCCTATTCGACGATTACTGATATGATAGGATATGATAGGATAATCTCTGGATAATATTCTTCACGTTATATATAGTAAAACTAAAAATGAAAACCATTTTTATCGTAATTACCCTAGTGACATTTATCATCTTTTTTATGGAGGCACTTATCCATTTCAATATTGGAAAGAACGGCAAACACAAAACGCATAAATATATCGACATTTCCGACCAAATAAAAATTCACATTCCAGATACAGATGAATTTTTTGATATAGCAAAAACCGTGTTGTTTTTTTCGACGATTAGCGCATTGTTAAGCGCATATATTATTAAGCGTCATTTGTAATAGTAATAATTAGGCACATTATTACTATTTTATTTTGTTTGACCACTATATAACAACATGTCTGATTCAAAATCCAAATGTATAAAGCAAAATACAAAGAAATATAAATCACGTAGCTCTCCACCTTATTCTGCAATGGATTGTAAAGGTAAAACTATAATCGGGAATGATGGTGAAATGTATATATCAAAATCAAATAAACGAGGTATATATCGTTGGGTAAAAAATGAAAATTCAATAAATAAAACAATGAAAAAAACGACAGGAACAGGAAGAGGATGTTTTACAGATTTGAAAAGAACATCTGCACCATTTTATAAATACGCATATAAGAAATCGATATTTGCCCCCGTAAATGTTTCAAAATTTTTACAATGTATTCAACCTGGTATAGTAAGTGCTAAAGATATGAAAGTAAAACCAAAGTATATCTATGAAATTATAGACAACGGGGGGATACCTTTTTTAGTATTTGACTATGGCGGACATGTTGATGTTTATAATCAAGTCTATAATGCTGAATCAAATCAATATGAAATACACGGTAAAATAATGGATTCAAAATATAATAAAATATTTGTTGGAGATAATGAACTAAATGCACCAGATTATGACTTAAAAAAAGGAACAGGAAGAGGAAACACGATTCTTTTACAAGTTGATAAGAATAACTACATATATATCGGCGACGGTATTCGTTCATTTACAACCAAGGAAGGCGACGTTATACAAAAATATTATTCGCCCGTTGGAAATAATGCGGTTCCTTATCCTTATGCGTTGGGTGAGAGATATGCTTACTTACTGTTAGATGATACATATATACCTCTTGAAATGTTTGACATAACAAAAGACGTATATACGCAATATTATGGGTTCAATCTCGACAAAAAAGAACACGACTTATATCTTGAAAAAATTAAAGATAAAACTAAAAAATATCCAGTAAAAATACTGTTCAAAAGATTTCACAAATAGTATAAATAGGCCTTTATTCTAACTCCTCACCATCCCCATCCCGACCATCCGCCACAGAACGATCGAGATGATACTTCCCACGATGAAACCGTTGCCAGCCGCCTCTAATGTCTTTCCGAAGAAGAAATAGGCAATTGCGGGGAAGAGGAGATAGGTTAGCACGGCATAAAACGCCATAACGCCGGTGTATTTTGTGAGGTCGAAACTGAGATTCATGGTTGATGGGTTGGGTTTGATGATGTTATGTAATAAGGAAAGAATTTTATTTTTGTTCCGTTGTGGGTACATCTTCCTTATATGACCCCCACATCAACACTCCACCCGCCACTACAAAAACAAGAGAAAACCACCTATCACTGGGGTAATTGCGTATAAATAAAAACAATGCGGATATGAAAATGACTGCGAATGCCACTACTGAAATCAATGTTTTCTGCTTCATATTGTTACAATATACGCCGTGATATACTGACGATGTATATTATATTACTCGATATTACTCGATATGTCATTCATACCAGTTATTTTTATGCCCCAATGTATCCAAATAGTAAGCAGATACCCACCCTAATATAGCTCCCGAAGTGTCACCTAGTCGATTCATAATAGAATCTGGTTTTGGTTTTCCTCCTGGCCAGAACACAATATATTTATTTATAATATTTATACCCATTTGAGTATTTTCTACAAATTCGAAAATACTATGTAAAACGAACCAATCCACGAGAGAAATATTCCAAAAATAGGCAATTATACCTACAGCAAAATGAAGATATGTATATTGGTCGAACAATTGGAACCCCATTCAATATATTATACTACATTACAATCGGAATAAAAATAACTAAAAATATTTGGTTAAAAGCAACCACACTTATTGATAATTACATGATATACGGCAGCAAATATTCATCCGTTTTTTCATAGAGCACCAGACTTTTATTCTTCATCGGTGCCGTTGGCGCATTCACCGTCTCCTTCTTCGGCACGACACAGCACCCACAATGGTCTTCATTTGCCTGAATAATTTTGCGAGCGATAATCTTTTCGTCATAATGGATCCCCCAACGTCCTAATGTCACAGGTGCCGCCGCCACCACTGAACCCGATTCCGATAGAGAGACCAATACCGGAAATTTCACCACCATCATGATGCGTTCAACAAGCCCACGAAACAACGACTTCATTTCTTCTATACAAGATTATCACGACAATACATTTATACCAGTATTCCATAAAAGCACTTCAATTTAATCTCTTACGAACTGTGCGTCGGCGTGTCGTCGTCGAGGCCGGCACCGCTGTTGCGGTCTTCCATCCCTGGCGCCCATACTTACAATGCTGGCGTTGAGAGAATCCGCGCGGACGGCGGCAGTTGATACTGCGCTTGTATTTCATCGACCAGCGATGGCCACGTGTGGGAGGCATCTTATATACTAATATATTACTAAAATTCGGTTATTCGGTTATTCGGTTATTCGGTTATTCGGTTATTCGGTTAAGGTTTAACCGACGGAACTGCTAGAGCCCCTGCAACAAATCATCAATAGTATCCAAGTCCGTCAAGAAACGTGCATACCTCGCATGAAAATGACGCATCTTCGAGAAACATTCTGGATAAGATGCGTCCAAGAGTTCCTCCGTTACATCCGCCCATCTCTCGACGACAAGACATGGAAACCCTGTGACGGGGTGATACAATCGGTCAAATGCCGTGTGAGTCCGGAGGACAATCGGAACGCACCCGAGATAAATACATTCATAGAACCGGTGGGTATCCACACCACATCCTCTCGGACATAAAGCATATCTACTTTCAAGTGTTTTATCATAAATCACTGCTGGTGGTATCTTCTCATAAAAATACTCTGGTGTATCGCGTTTCTCTCGTTCATTGCGTCGTTCTGGAGCAGGGTCGTCGTTCAAGTTATAGACGAAGGACGACGCACCCGCACCTGCGAACAAATCATAACATTCTTGTCGTGACGGATGTGTCCATACGCTAAAACAAAGCAGACATTTTATTGGTCGTGCGTCCAGATCATCCCACACCCCTGTTCGAAGCATCGATACCCCCTTCTCATACAAACACGAATGATGAAACCGGTGATGCATCAAAACTACCGATCCGCAATCACGGATCCCAATTGGCATAATACCCACTTTAGGATGGTCGTATTCGTTGTTTTGAATGAATATTCGAATACTCACTGGAAGTAATCTCTCGACGAACTCCCACGCAACAAGCGGTTCTTCCATAATATAAAAGACGACACGGACATTACGCACCCGCAAAATCGCAACGAGCATATGAATCGGCACTTCTGTTTCTCTCGTGGATATAAAAATCGAATCTCCATCACGCAACTGTGCGGCATACTCAGCATAATCATGAATCCCTACATTAATCCGGTTGGTATAACACAACGTGCTTCGAAGTGCGAATCCGATTTGCGACATTTTGAAGATCAATCCATTTAACAATATTTGTTTTGCTTGTTGGATTGCGTTCATTGTGCGACTGTTTGATATTTAGGAGCGTTTCATTTTTATATGTTTTATACGGCGAATATACAAAATGGACTCTCCCTCCGCCACCGCCACCACCACCGCCACCACCGCCACCACCACCACCGAACCGAATAGTCCTGCTCTACGAACCAAAAACGATAAACGCGAGAGAAAACATACGGCACAGACGTTGCCTTCAGGAATCACCCAAAGTATGATGAAGAAATATGTGGTGTATTATCGCGAGTTCGTAAATCTTAAAAATGGAAAACGTGTTCCGAGAGAATATTTCAAGGTTGAGTCACATCCTAGACTCGCACGTCCGTGGGTGAGTTCAAAATCAGGTAAAATTTCATTACATGAAAAGTTGGAGGCGGCGAATCAAGTTGTTACGGATTTAGAGACGAATGAAGGAGATCACGTCAGTGCCATCGATGACAATGGCATGACATCACCACAAGATACCGCTATGAGAAACATTACGCATAAATATTTGCCAAAATATACAAATATACGTATTGTAAAACAGGATGTATCGTCATATGTGTATTCACTTGTATATGACCAAAAGGATAACCAGAATGGATTTCGATGGACATGTAGTCATGTTTTTCGTTTGCCTGTAACACCAGAATGTCCGAAGCCGGTCATTACAGATGCGTTAATTTCTCTCGAATTACAAAATCTAAAGAGAAAATTATACGACAAATACATGGTAGAATTATTTGAGATTCCGCCAACAATACATGCAGAGGTATTCGCATCACCACACATAATGAATGAATAAAGATAGAAATGATACTAGATATAAATGATACTAGATATAAATAATAGTATAGTATATAGACTAGGAATTTATGACCCTTTCGAAATTACATACGTCTTCTATATGTGGAATGATAGAAGACGATGGCAATAATCCTTCGACTCCGAAGGCTCCTCGTGGAAGACGAAGTGACCTAACCGATAAAGACATGGAACTATTTACACAATCATTTTCCATGGCGTTTATTCTCACGGCGGGTCATTTAGAATGAAAATCATTTTGTTGAAAGTAATAAGATGATGCAGCTGGATTTCAAGTATTTGAAAAAAAATTGAAATGTTTTTCTTCAAATCAGACATATAACAAAGAATCCAACGTATTACAAATGTCGTCGTCCAGAAATACCGCTACCCGCAATACCGTCGCCGCCGCCCCCACTCCTTTCTGCAAGGTGTGTCGTGACGCCGGAAAATCAGAGAAGGAATATACCAGCCACTTTGTCAAGGACCAGCCCGGACCTGATGGAAAAGTCGTGTGCCCAACGCTCCTGAATCAAGCCTGTCGTATCTGCCACAAAACAGGACATACTTCATCCTACTGCTCGGAATACAATACCTACCGCCGTGAAGACCGCCGTGAAGACCGCCGTGAAGACCGCCAGCCAATTCGCCGTGAAGAACGTTACATCGAACGCGAATGTCAGCCTCGTCGTCAAGAGGAACGCCGATACGCTTACAATACGTTGCGTGAAGATACTGAACGCCAAGAGCGTGAAGTTCGTGATCGCGATGATGCTTACTACCGCGAACAATACCGTCGTTCAAAACCATGGCTTCAAGTCGCCATGAAACAACCTGTTCAAGAAGAGCGTCGTCGCCAACCATATGCTCATCCACATGGTCCGAAAGTTCGACTGAACCTCGAAACAACCGCTCTTTCTGCGTCAAAGCATGCTGTTGTCGATACTCAATCAAAAGTTGAAAAACCAACAATCATCGACATACGCAAAGTTGATTTGAAGCATGCGGCCAACTGGGGTGATGAAGACAACGAAGCACCTTTTGTATGTGACCCCGAGCAGATGTTTCGAGAATTTGCGCAAGAACATATCATGAACAATTTAACTTCAAACCGCGAATTCGACTTTATCGATCAGTGCGACGACCAAAGCAAGATGCCATTCTGTTGCGAGTAAATGATGAATGAACTCACTCTTTACTCCATGAAAATAAGGTAAGTGATTGATTATGAACTAACACTAACACTTTTTTATTTTACTACTCGACATTGCGAAATGTTTATCCTGAATCGAAAAATTGAAATGTTTTGTATGAATAAAATAAATATAGCATTGAAAGTATCCAACATCCGTTTCTAAAAGAGAAGAAATGACAACAACACAGATTGAAAAAGAACACGCATGCCAGAATATTACTATTCAAGAACGCATATACAGTTACCCAGATGGAACCGTTTATATGGGACACATGTGCGCCAACCCGAATTACTCAGGAAATGACAAAATATGCTTGAGTCATTTACGCCATGGATCCGGAACTCTTCGCACACCGGCATTTGTATATGGTATGCCACTGAATGAATATACAAGTGAAGACGCAGTCGAAAATGCTCATCTCGCAAAGTGGCACGAATATGCTGGAACATGGGAAAGTGACAAACTTCATGGTTATGGGGTTCATGTCCAAAAATCCGGCGATGGAGGTGAGGTTGTGATATTTGAGGGGGTATGGGAGCACGGCAACCCCAAGAAGTCGGTGTATATGAAATCGTAAGTATAGAATAAAAAGTGTCAGCGAGCGAGCGAGCGAGCGAGCGAGCAAACGAGCGAACGAGATAGAGATAAACAACTATTTTTATTACGATTGTTGTGTAAATAACTTATTGAATATACTGCCTAGCCAAGGTGTTTCTTGGTTGAACAAACCAAGTAGTCGTTGTGGTGCCGACATTTCCGCTTTCATCCAAGTGAAACACCGGAACCGGGCTACGGTGAATTTCGTCAAACATCTCAGGATTCGTCCATTCATTTTTGTCCTGCCAAACGGTAAAGATACGAATTCCACCGGGATACATACCAGCGGGGTTCGGCGCATAACTTGCGAAACGAACAAAGCAGCCCTCTTCGTCGTCTTTGATCATCTCTTTCATTTTTTCAATTTTTCGCCTACTTACGGTGCGGTGCTTGTTCCACTCTTGATGACGCTCACTTTCTTCATGTTTTTTCCAGTTCTTCACTTTTCCGGTGTAGCCGCATACGCATTCCCACTTTGTCTCGCCGTTGTTTTCCATAGTCCAGTGTCCGACCGCATGTCTTGTGATGAAAGGGCAAACCGATGGTTCGGGTCTGCGATGCTGCGACTCTTTTTTGCTGGCGTAATTCTCTGTCGCTTCACGCACGAGTTGAAAACGGATGTCATATGACAAGAGCATCCATTCTTCCGCCGAAATTTGTTTGCAGTAAGAGTCCGGATGGTAGGTTCTTACACGTTCGTGCGCACGTGCTTCCGTAATATCGCCGTTCATCGCATCTGGTATTTGAGAAGCAAACAGGGATATGGATGCGTTGTAGGAAGGAGGGTGACCGATTGGAATCGGACGTATTGGAGCACGTTGTTGATGTGACGGAAACAGCCGCGGATACTGTTGCTGAGATTGTTCTTGGGTTTGGACTTCACGATGGAGTGCGCCTAACGCATTCATTGCTTCGAGATATTCACCTTCAGGCATCTTGTCTTGGTGTTCTTCAATCACGCGCATAAGTGCGGCCAAATTGGGATTTACTGTCATTGTTCTTTGCTTGATTCGCTGTATGACGTCTATTCTAAAAAAAACATTTCAATTTTTTTTAGAATGTATAAAGAATGTAGATCATCATCATGAAATTCGAAAGAATTATCTTTTACGCAAAAAATTGAAGAGGAACTCGGTGCGACATACTGGATTTCGGTTTCGATGATAAAGAGTATAATGTCGTCGTTGATTCGGCGAGTGTCCTAGACCCGCCAGACGCACCAATTTCAGACGCACCAATACCAATATCAGACGCACTGGAAATCAGTTGTAATCCGCCAATTTCACTTCCCCTAGTTCCGGCCGCCGCTGCCTCAATAACGAAAACCGGGCGAGCCGGAGAAATTAATTGTCCGGTCATCACCTGTGGAATCTGTGAATAACGATTGACGCGCATAAAATGGCGGACATCGCGGAGGAGTGAGCTCCATGAATAGGTGCGAATAGTGGCTTGATTCGCACGAAGAATGGCGAAAATAGCATAGGTGAGAGCGCCTGCGAATGCGTTGTTGATATATGCGTCGGCGGATGTCTGCTCATCACGTGAGCCGCTAATCATGAAGACTTCGCCCGCAGTGTCAGTATAACGTCCATTCGTGAATGCCTTTTGCTGAGTGCGCCAAATGGCGGTATTGCGCCCCGTAGGTGGTCGAAGAAGCACACTAAAATCCTCGTATTTATACCGGACATCACAACCGGTGCCGTTATGGCAGCAGTCAAGGATAACGTAGAGGCGCGCACCACGAGGCACACGATTCACAAGAAGTGTGCGGATTTCATCGTCGGTGATGATGCCGCCTCCGGCGGATGCGGGTGCGTTATAATCGAGGGGGCAAAGACATGAGTCGAGACCAGTTGCTTCATCGCCATTGGTATCACGAACAAGCGAACCGTGTCCGGAAAAGTGAAATACGGCTTCGTCGCCGGCGGCCATTCCGCTCACGAGGGCGGTCATACCAGCGATAATATTTTGACGGGTAGGAGGGACGGCCGACGCAGTCCCAGCACCAGCAGCACCACGATTTCCGTCGGTCAGGATGCTGACGGAGGACGCAGGATAAGCCAACACCGAGCGTAAATACTGCGAGACATTCACGACATCGTTGTAGCAGCCATTTAAGGTGGCGTCGGGGTTGTTGTTGTAGTTGATACCGACGAGCAAGGCGGTGCGGCGAGGGGGGCGAGGGGCAATAGACATATTTGTATAACGTAGTTATATAACGTAGTTATATAACGTAGTTATATATATAAAAAGAATATATATATAATCTTATAATTCTATATGTCATCGGCAGCAGATGCCTCATTATGCTTCCGTAACAAACAACCGGTTCATCGCACACACTTCCGGTTTCTCTAAACTTCGAACCGCTGTGAAGATATGGCGTAATATCGCATCGTGACGCACCCGAATCGTATAATCCTGCTGAATCGCACCACGGCCGATACGTCCCATTGATTGAATTGCCTTCTCCTGCGACATTCCCTCAAGGTCTTTCCCAATATACCCATGACAGAACTGATAATTCGTTCCATAGATATAGTCTGTTGCCGTAATAATCAGGTATAATTTCTGATGCTTTGCGAGTGTCTTCATAATATCAGTGTATTTCTGATCAGTTGCGTTCGTAATCGCACCGATGCCCATAAGAAGCAATAGTTTCCAATGATTGGCAACATTCAATAACATAATTCTCTCCACTACTTCATCTTCAACGAACGATGTGAATTCATTCGTAATGGCGATGCGCTTTGTCCAACGTTTCAAGTGCTCCAGCCGATTTGGAACAAAGAGTTCATGAAGCGCAGTATATTTGACCGATTTTTTCAATTCTTCTACTTTTATATGAAGACGTTCGGTTTCAGGATTTACACGTGTATCGGATGTGAATTTCCTTGTTTTTTTCTCGTCGGCACCGCCACCGCCACCGCCACCGCCACCCCCGCCGCTAGTTTCGGCAGATTCCCCTTCCAGATCCTTGATGAGCTTTTCAGTCTTTCCAATTTCTTCAAGCACACGCGTATTAAAGTCGATTGTTTCCATGATGTCGCTCATTACGACACTCGGTATTTTTGCGGTTTGAAGCATAAATGCGGCCACCTTATCGACATTTTCAGTAAGATAAATCGTGGGACCGTCAGTCAGTGTATGTGCGTCACTCGTGGATAAATTCACAAGCGAATCATATTTTGGTCGTCGGACATGAACCAACGTTTCATAAACACGTGGCCAGTATTTCGGGCGAATATTTTCAAGAAGGAGTAAGTAATATTCCTTAATACTTGTCATCGTGATTTCGCCGATGTCCGAGAACATATTTTCTGGAAGGTATCGCTGAGATGTAATAATTAAACTTCGGTTATCGTCTGTATCTGGATCGGTGTCCTTTGTATTTTTTTTATTAGATTCGCCGTCGTCGTCGTCGTCGCTGTCGTCATCGCTTTCGTCTGCGTCTTTAACCGGCTTCGTAACCAAGGCAATAAACCGCAAAATCTCTCGCAAGTCAAAATATCGCATGAGTGTTTTATATGTCTTACAGTGTTCCACACATTCCAATATTCTGGCATAATCCTCGCCAAACATATAATGTGGAAGTTCAATGAAACCACTCTGATTCACAATTGGGATCGATTTTTTAAAATCATGACTAATGACACTGTGGGATTCCGCATCTTTCTCTTGAAATTTCACCTTGAAATCCTGAATCACATCTACGATTTCGTCCTCGCGTGGCATCGTGGCAGACGACAACACTACATTCGGAATCATATTTCCGCTCCAATTTCGATGAATAATTGGATGAAGGTCATGATCTTTGTAGTCCAGAGATATGGTTGGCTCATCCCAATACATCAAGAGTTGTTCAAGTGGATGAAATGCCATCATATACCGCATCGCAAGCAAGTAAGACCGGATATCACAAATCATAATTTCAACATTGTCGCCGATACTGTTATCTACTTTGCGAATACGTCCGCTTCGTTTATCACGAATCGCCTCTTTTGCCGCAAAGTAATGAAGGCGGATATCATCGATATTACTACAGCCGAATGCGAATGCGATACGTTTCTTCATCGAAATCGCTGCCTTTGCCAGAGCTAAACCAACGTGACGTGCCGCACATACAAAGATTATCTTGTATTTTTCTGACAATCCAAGCGGTGAAAGTGTCTTTCCAGTGCCTGTCGGTGCGATATAAAGGATCAACTTGGCTTGTGGTCGTTTCGCAATCGTGAATAACTGTTTTTGATGATCGTATAACTGAAAGTCGGCATATTTGAATACCGCATCATTTTGTTCGATAAATCGATACGCATTACGAAGAAATCCGATGATTTGAACTTGTTCTTTGAACAAATCAACAATGTAGTTGGCGAAATCGATTATATGTGAATTTACACCGACTACTGACTTCTGAAGCATAAGTTTGAGAGTGTAATAATGCTTCATCCATTCATTTGATCCGCCGTTTGTGCCGCCAATGCCGCCTCCGCCTACGCCGCCTCCGCCTACGCCGCCTCCACTGGATGTATTTTTTGTTTCAATCATAGTCTCGATCGTGTTCATAATATGATGGTCGAATGTATCACCAGATCCACCGAACGTCGTATTCATGTTCTGAATTCTCATCAAATCCACTTTTTTCATCTTATTCTTTGATTTGGCACGAATTTCAAACTTCACATCGGTAGTAGCGAGGCATCCCACAGTAAGCAAACTGACTACACGTTCGACACGTTTTTTGAAATATTCATGAAATAAATGATCTTCGATCTCGGGTGTAATCGTAATTTTAAGTCGTGAAAGAAGAGACATGTGAAGATTGAACACATGATTCACATCATGAAACCCGTCAATAATAAGTTTCAAGATACGCATTTCATCTTCCGGCTCCATAATTTCAATTCCGTTCCATTCTTCGCTCGTAAGCTTGACTTGAGAGAGTGTTGTATCGATAGTTGAATTCGTAACAGAAGAAGTCATAATAGTTTAAAATATAAGATTCTAGATTGCACGTATAATGAACGTTAATACATTAACAACATATATCAATATTTATATCAATTTTAGCTATATAAGTATTACAACCAAATTGCGTGTGTAAATTGAATTAAATATAACGGTGTATTGTATATCAGCGTTATACCCCGGACTCTGTAGATGCCTCTTCCTATTATTATAAGCTTTGATGGAAATATTGGGTCAGGAAAATCAACTACATGCGAAGAATACGAGCTATATCTGAAAAACGTAATTAAGAAGTCAGTAAGCGACGACGCACCAATTTTTCCAAACATAACATCATTTCATGAAGAGGTTTGTTTTTTAGATGAGCCTGTCGCATTATGGAATCAAGTATGTGATGAAAACGGTGTGAATATATTGACGAATTTATACAAGAATATTCGCGCAAATGCTTTTAAATTCCAGATGATGGCGTATATTTCACGTCTCAGTTTGCTGCGTAAGGCAGTAAAAGACCCCAAAATCAAACTTATTATAACTGAAAGAAGTGTTGAAACAGACCGGAATGTTTTCGCAAAGATGTTGTATGACGCTGGAGATATTTCACATGATGAATTCCAGATCTATACGTTGTGGTTTGATGAGTTCCTCACGGATGTTCCATTATCCGGGATTGTTTATATTCATGCCTCACCGGCTATATGTATGGAACGTATTCAAAAGCGTGCGCGTTCGGGAGAAACGATTGAGTCTGACTACATTGAGCGTTGTCACAGTTACCATGAAACATGGATACGCACAAAAAACTGCCCACTTCTTGAATTAGAGGCAAATGAAGATATGAATAAAACAACAACAGTCATGCTGGATCGAATGGAACGTATTACCGAGTTTATAAAGAATTTAATGCTCAGCGCATCTGCCTCCACATCTACGTCCCTCTGATAAATGAATTAAACATTATGATTCAGTATTCATTATTGAATCATATACCACGCCACAAATATGTCGTCATCGTCATACGGTGAAGACGCATGTCGATTCATCTCTAGTCGTGGATTATTGAAATCATGTAACATTCGGTCTGCGAACCCGAAATCAAGTAATCCGAATGACCTTGAGCATGTTCGTGTTTTTATTTCTGAGCAAGATAACTATCGCCACAACCACAACCACAACCAATCCCCCGTATCCATCTACGTCTGCTGCGATGCATTTTATAATTTTATACAGAATTACGCATCTTACATAACAATCCCGTATTATATTGTATGTGGCGATGGTGATCTAACAATGTTTCATGAAGCTGTGCCGCAAGATAAACATAACATGTTCGCAATATTTATGTTGAATCCAACTGTGCGTGGGTTATTCTCTCAGAACATGGATATCCAAGCGTGTCGTTCATTTCTAAAAGAGAAAACAACTAAACTATGGAGAGCAAATGCTGCGATATTTAAAGTAAGTGACGCACCGAAAACACTCGAAGACGCAATACAAAATGTAACACAAAAACTGCGTCAAATACCGATTGGGTTAGATTATCATACGATTCACACGAATCCACGACATCCATGGGTCGCCGCCAAAGGAGAAACTCGGTCGCACGAAGGAACTACACCAGTGGAACAAGAAGACGTCCTTATTCATCAAATCCGTGAAAGTATGAAACCATTTTATCATCGTAAATTGCGTATATACTCAAACGTTATGCTGTGTCCGGATCGATTTAACGATCGTATGGGGGCGATTCGAGAGATACCCGCCGAACTCATCTCTCAGCAAACCACTTTCATTCCTCGAACACAGACGTGGCGAAACATGACCGAGTTCGCTTTCGTATTGTCGCCTTTCGGAAACGGAATGGATTGTCATCGCACATGGGAAGCATTGTTATGCGGTTGTATCCCGATCGTGCGTTCAACTGTATTCAACGAATTATTTGAAGGATTGCCTGTGCTTATTGTAGAGAAATGGTCAGACATTTCATTACAGTTATTGGTGTCCGCATTATCTGATTTTAAGGACAAATGTGATAAAAATGAACTCAAATATGAAAAATTAGAACTTGCGTATTACACGAAGATGTTTTCATCATAATCATAATCAGTCGCACACAAATTGAAGTATAATAAAGCCAACGTCTATAACAATAGTATAGAATCATCAACCATGAACGAACTCGAACGACTTGAAGTGATCGACCCAAAGACGGTGCCGAAAGTTCCTTTCCAAAATGAATTCAAACACGCAAGAATCGAAGAAATATACGATGGCGATACCGTAAAGATTATTGTATTATTTGGCGATGTTCCTGTGCGATTCTCGTTACGCATTATTGGTATTGATACGCCAGAGATAAAACAGGGAGAGGGTAGATTACCAGAAGAGCGCCAAGCAGCGATAAAAGTCCGAGATTATATGAGGTCGCTTTTTCCAAAAAACATCGCCAAAATATGTATTCGTGATTGGGATAAATATGGAGGAAGAATATTAGGTGAGTTATATCTACAAAGTGGTGAAAGTGTATCCGATATATTGATTCATGGTGGTTGGGCAAGACCATATCATGGCGAGAAAAAGAAGGAATGGACACTTGATGAACTTACAAAACAACCATTTAGACCATAGAATAAATATTTGATATCATTACACGACCTACAACGACCTACGATACATGCCGTTTTGCGAACCCTGTGTTACAATCGTTGGCTCTGCCCAATACACTTTTAATACTAAGTCTCTCGCAACTTCATTCAACCACCAATCCGCAGGTAGGTCAATTTTCTTTGTAGAACATGTAACATCGATGTAATGACATATCTTTTTTGCACATTGATTGCTAATGATGTAGCTATCTGTGCATTTTGCTGCACCGTTGCCTCCCCACACCGTCTCATGTAGGCATTTCTCATAAATATATTGACTTGGAATCTGTTGATTTCTGGGAATATGTAAATTACATCCATCACCGATAAATAACATGTCATAATCCTTCGGCAATTGCGTCATGTAAAGTGATAATACTTCAACGAATCCGTTTGATAGAATTACATCATCTTCAAAGACAAGAACTTCGTCATAGTTCTCTCGAACCATCATTCGATACAAGTAAATATGCTTAAGATGAAGTGACAATTCAGCACGGCGCTTGGTAATATAGTCACGGCTAAATTCAGGACATTCATCGTCGGTAATTGCGTCTTTGTCAAACTTCTCAATGAATTCGTAGTCGGTGATGCCATGTCTCTCAAACTGCTGAATAATATGACGCTTACGGTCTGTCAATTTTGAATAATGAAGAACAAAGATTTTCATCTGAGTCGTATAATATAATGAAGACTTATTTCTTATGATACTTATTATATCCCTTGGTTTATATTGCTTTTCTATGAACCAAATAACCATCTTATTCCTGATGCGAGCATACTGCCCCCACCGTTGCCCCCACCGTTGCCCCCATCAGTTTCATTTATGTTGTCAGGAATATGAATACGAACGTCCTCTTCATTTTCATCGGGATATCCAGTATTTATCGCACTGCCGCCACCGCCACCGCCACCGCCACCGCCACCGCCACCGCCACCACCGTCTTCAATATATCCGCCGATTCCACCACCACCTGCCATCGCAGCCAACAAGACTGACTTCGGACGATAACGCAAAATATCAATTTCATATTTTGTTATTTTAAATAGCTCTTTTCCGTAGATTTCATGAAGAAGCATCCATTCAAATATCCCTCCGGTGTAAATATGAACATTCGTAAATCCTAGCTTGACCAATTGGTCATATTTGTGTAATATCGTAATATCATTTGAATTCTTACCATAGACAATAATCATAATATCGGGATTTTTATGAATTAACGCATTCACCACACGTTCTTCGAAACGAATATCCAGCGTTGTTTTTATAAGACAGTGCTGTAGGGTTGAAGGTAGCGTATTGATCAGTAGTGTAGAATGTTGAACATGCGAGTTACGATATACGACCATTTGAATATCTTCATAACTCACTTTTGGAACAAGGCTTACTTGATTACCCATCTATACGATGAATACGATGAATACGATAAATAATTTTATTAGTTATACTAACAATATTATTTGTTTTTATCTAATTTACGTGCTTTATCACCCAAACGTCGCCTTCAATTGAATGTAATGACAATATCTACGAATTCCTTCTTAATACTTTTGGTAGCAGATGATGACAACTCTTCACGTTTCTTGCGATTTTTTGGTTTTACAGAAATCATTTTTTCTCCTTCTGCGATAGCTCCGGGAGCAGACGCATCGGGTTCTTCCACATCGACCTTTATTTCACAACCATCTACCGTCGCAGAAGAAGTATGATGTGACTTGGCCATCTTACGCGATGTATTATTTCGAATATTCATGTCGGTTTCGATGACAGAATAATTCTCGTGGATATACCGCAACACCTGATTTTCAATCGCCCATTTAAAGAAGTTGAGTTGTCCGAGTGTGGTTTGAATATAGGTAGTCCCACCCATGTGAGGAACGTTGATTCGCTCCCAACGACAAAAAGGGTCGAATCGTTTCTTCGAATATGCTCGAAGCTTTAATTTGTAATCGACATACACCTTGAAACGCTTCGGCGGTGTGCCGGTGCCTTCCAGTTCATATACTGTATAATGCTTCTTCGAATAATTCGTAACAAACCAGTCCATAATACGGAGAGATATATTCGTGGTTCCGTTGATGACAGCGAGCATTTTCTCCATATTTTCGCCGTCGTTTTCATGATAGAACCGGAGGACTTTATGAAGAAGAAGATCATTTTGTGTGTTATAAATGCTAGTTCCATGTGCGAGAGTATGCGGTGGCGCTGCGTGTAACGAAGGAGGTGTATCTTTGGGAGGATGCTGAAAAGCCAACATTTGCGGATGTAGAATTACAGTCGTGTAATAAACATAATGGGTTAGTATTTAAACCGATTTCTATCGGTTTTTGCCCCGATTTCTATCGGTTTTTGCCCCGATTTCTATCGGTTTTTGCCCCGATTTCTATCGGTTTTTGCCCCGATTGCGTCGGTCAATAAGCATATAAACGTATTTCATGATGGTATATAACGACATAACCAAACTGATGTCTCTCGAACGTGCCGATTCCGAATCTCCAAAAAATAGCGATGAACGAATTGCCAACTCTATGCTTAAAGCACAAGAATCAAGCGACACCGACAGCGAAGCTGGAAATGAACAACAGCCAACAAAACTCGTGGTCGATCTAAAAAAAATGCCCGCAGGGCAATACAGTTATTATACCAATAATTCAGGTATCATCAATCAAATCTTACTGTATGTCTATCATACAATAAATAATTTGGTTTATTTATCACCGTCAACATGTGATGCCGACACCAATTCATCGCCCTTGCCAGCACCAACTCCGATTAAACTCCGCCGTCGCCCTTACAGATACGACAAAGACGATTACTGTTATGCGCAGATGGGCTATGGTGACTATAAATATACATATACAATTCCAGCAACCAAACACGAGCCAGAAAAGACCGCTGAGTTCCGAATGTCATATCACCAAGAAGAAGTAACCGTAGGTTGTCACGATGGCGCAGAAAAATTTGAATCGATGACGATTCTTGCCGATTCACCAGAACTCTTCCATCACTTTTATCGTGAAAGCGACAACTTCCTTGAAAATAATGAATGCGATGAAACCAAACTTCACGTATATGTCATGTCAAAATACGGTGAGTGGATGCGCTACAATAAAATTCCATCACGCACGCTTGACACCGTTTATTTCGACGAAAAATTGAAGCTCAAACTCCGCAACGATATTACGGATTTCTTAAAGAAAGAAAAAGAATATGATGAATTTGGAATTCCGTATAAGAAGAACTATTTACTGACAGGAATTCCCGGTAGCGGAAAGACGAGTATTATCAAGGCGATGTGTCGAGAGATCGGGTATAGCCTTTGTATCTTCTCGATTAACCATGATGTGGATAATAATACTGCCCTCGCAGCGTTTCGTGATATTCCGCCGAAGTCCGTTCTTCTTTTCGAAGATATTGATTGTCTTTTTGAAAAACGCACGAGTTCTGCTGAAAACAAGAGTCAATTCACCTTCAGTCATCTTTTGAACCTATTGGACGGTGTGTTTTCCCGTAAAGGCCTCATTTCATTCATTACAACGAATCATCCAGAGAACTTGGATCATGCTTTGCTGCGACAGGGGCGAACCGACTTGATTATTCATATGAACTATCCGAAGAAAGTGGATGTCAAGCACCTATTTCGCGCGATGATGCGGAAGGAGGAGCTCACCGCCGAGGAAATCGATCGTGACTTTGACAAGTTCTATGAACATATCCAGAATAAAACGATAACGATGGCGGGACTCGTCGGATTCCTCTTTCGGTATCGACGCAGTTGGAAGGAAAATATTAACGAACTGCTAGATGCTGATAAATTTATAAAAGAGGTCACTCGTAATGTCGAGGACAGCAAGTTGTATGCGTGATTGATAAATACGCACGTTGATGTTTGTTAATTGGACTAGAGACGGTCACCAACCAGACTTCTGGGAATTACTGGCACCTGTTACTATAAACGAACACCATTTTTTGGGTCATTCAAGTCAAAATTTGATACAAGCTTCGTGCAGTTACATAAAACCGGTTTTGTTTGGATGGCGGATCTCTTGGTTGTACTATTAAATTGTGGTTGTGGTTGTTGTTTAAGAACGTTAAGCTGGTTTAAAAGGTTTTCGTTTATACTTTCTATACGTTTATTTATAGCTATCAATAGTTTATCATTTGCCGGTCTATTTTTTACTAAATCTTTTATTTTATATAAATCATAAAGATCAGCATCATCAGGAAGCTCATTTAAAACTGTAGGAAGCTCATTTAAAACTGTCGTTCTGTTTTTCTCAGATAACTTCCACAAATTTTTATTTGTGCCATCTTCTTTCAGAGTCGCAAAGTCAAATCTTTCTTTCGGAGTATTCAGTTTTGAAAATTGAACATCAATATTATTTCCTCCCAGCATGACCTTCCTTTTTTTTGTATAAACACCTCGTCTTGACTTATTCTTTTTGCGATCACGAATAACACTCGCACGTTTTCTAGCCTGAGTTCGAACTTGAACCCGTTTTCGTATGCGTGAAACTTCTTTTTTTGTTATGTGTTTCATAGTTATATATAATAATTATATATAATAATTATATTATATATTTGATCAATGTTTTCAATCAAATGAATTTCCTTTACACAACACCACCTTAATAAGGGTACGTTATTACTATTTCTCATTCAGGCGGGTTTGTTCCACCAAGATTATTCCTAAGGGTTAGCTATCGGCATTTACACTTCGGAGAACACCCCCGCCCCCGCCCCCGCCCCCACCCCCGCCCCCGACACCCCCGCCCCCGCCCCCGACACCCCCGCCCCCACCCCCGACACCCCCGCCCCCACCCCCGACACCCCCGCCCGTATCTGTATCGCTGCCGCTGCCGCTGCCGCTGCCGCTGCCGCTGCCGTCGAGGAAGGGAATGGTGGTCGCGGGGTCTCTCCAGGCGGTGCAGGCGGCTTCTTCTGCTGAATGTGGTTGCAATCACATGTCCATGACACAGCACCGCCTTTCATTTTAATCGTCCTCTTATTTCTTTCATTGTTTATTACATTGCGCTTCACAG